ATGTTTTGCAGAACAAACAATGAAGCCTCCATGGAACATACAGAAAACAAATCCCATGTAACATCCGTTTTCTCAAACATCATGATTTACAAAACATGTAATTACCGCATGAAGTACGGAATCTCAAACCGGACTTTATACAACAACTACTTTACATACATACGGTATAACGAACCATGTATGATATGAAAAAGTTCCTCAACGGTTTGCTTTCGATACTTCTGTACATTTGGCAATTACCGCAAAACATCGCCGGTTTGATTTTGTTACTGTACTTTCGAAAAGAACGTAAAGTTTTAGAGTATGAAGGAATACGGTATTATGTTGTACCGAAAACGCAAGGAGCTGTTACGTTGGGACAGTACATATTTCTTGCTCCGTATTACGCAACTGATACGGAAACATTCGTACATGAATTTGGACACACAATTCAATCGAAATATCTTGGACCACTTTACCTTATCGTTATCGGTATCACTTCTTTACTTCATGCAGCACTGCATGATTGCAGAGAAAACGGAAAATCGTATTACCATTTCTACACCGAACGTTGGGCTAACAATCTTGCGCTGAAATACTTGAAACGGCATAACATCGAAATCTCATATCGAACTCTGTGCAAATTGTATGAATCTTCAAGTTATGCGTAACGCATACATACCATAGAAAGTTGGAACACAACATACCATAAGTCTCTTGCGATGACACCCCGGTCCGGTTGTGGAAAGTTAAAACGGACTACAACCGGACCACCTTTATCAAACAAACTTATGAATCGGTCTAACATATATTACCACGTTTGGTTAATCGAAGAAAACGGACAACTCACGAAAACCGTGAAAGAAGTTCCGGTCGAATTTGCATCAGAAGGTAGTGCAGATAAAATGCTCAAACAACTCGATGCGTATATCACCAATGCTTTTTCGAAAGCACAAAACCTCAACTGTTACGGTTATGTTATTTCGACAAAAGCAATCAAACATTACTTGTATGTTCACAACGGTAGAGCCACAACAGGTTCGCTGACGTGGGAAGACTTCTCGCACAACTTCCGTATTACTTATTCTGGTTACACACTGGAACAAATATGGTGTGCAATGAATGCAAGCGATGGTGGACTGACATATACCGAAAAACTTTCCTTTGAAATACCGGTATTTTACAAGAATGTATTTCAGGAATACTTCACGTATCTGAACAACTTAAACAGTTCTCTTTCGAAAAAGTGTAACGAACTTTACGTTATCAAACCGGAGGACGCATCTGTAATAGATGTGTTGTCATTGTGTCTGTTCGAATTTTTGCATGACGCATTCGGTTTCAATAACACAACAAGTACGGAAATGACTTGGGATGAAGTCGAAAAAGTCACCAAAGAATTACCAAAAGCGAATGAGAAGTTTTGGAAGATTCTCGAAGAAACAACACAGAAAGTTTTCCGTTCTGATAACGAACGTGTAAAGTACAGATATTTCTGGTTTCTGATTTACAGCACTTTGAAAAACCATACAAACATCGATTCAAGTGATGCAGATGAAGTATCGAGTAAGTTTATTTCTGTGATTTACAAATCCCAGAAAGTGCTGGAACAGATGTACGACAAATGTGTGAAAATGATTGAACACAATTCCACACTTGAAACGGGAGTAGAAGATTTCGACAAAGCATTCACAAACTATCACAACCTCAACATAAATTCGATAACAGCAAAGTTGAAAGCTACAATGACTGTTCCCGAAGAAAAACTGGGAGAATTGTTTGACGAATTTAATTCGAAATACTTTGACGGTAAATGCGTGAAAGTACCGGTTGTTTACGATGCGATACAATCATCTGTTTACGGTTTGAACAAATCATCTGTGAAACGCATCGAAGGAAAACTGGTTGGAATACCTCGGTGGATTAAGATAACATGTAAGTACAAACTCGATGAGTATCAAACCAAAGCAATTCTGTTGCATGAAATGATACACAACTACATGTCCGTTTACAATCCGTATGAGTATGTCCATGAATCACATGGTTTGACTTTCGAGAAATGGTGTAAGTTACTTACCCAGAAATCCGGTATCGAAATAACCATCAGACATGAAACAGATGCGAATCTCAAACGTAACACTTCCAATGTTTCAACAAAAAAGTATCCCGTTATAATTGCGAAAACACGCGACAAGTACGGTTCTGTAAATTATCTTCTCGCAAAAACAACGGAGAAATACTTGCCTGAAATCGTAACAAAAATAGATGCTTGGAACGAAGTATTACGGTTGGGTAAAGCAAGGGGTTCCTATTATGAAGGTGGTTATTTGTTCACCGACCAATATGAATCCGTACCGACTGTTAGAACATTCCGGTCTTTTGATGTAATAGACAAAGAAGCGTTCGAACGATTAAAGGAAGACCCGTCTTTCGTACCGTTCCAAATCCACAAACACATCGGATAAATCGAGAAAAATGCGTGCGCTGGGACATAAATTTATCCCAAAAACGCACGCATTTTTGCTTGTAACTATCTGAATATCAAGGGTTTACAAGAAAGGCATTTTTCAGCCTCTTTTTGCGCTCAATCGGCGGTTTTCCCGATTTTGGCGTTTGTAACTCATTGATTATCAAGGGGTTTATTTTTTATTAAAAAATTTTAATAACTCATCTCCGTAACTCATTGATAATCAATGAATTACTTTTCGATTATCTCACCCTCGGACATATAGATACCTCACTTGGGATTTGACCTCACCAGAAGGGCTAAAAAGGGCCTTTACGGGCATGTGTAAAGTGTTGATTATCAAGCACTTAACTATTTTCGCTCCGAATCCCAGAAATGTCATGAAATACTTGCATTTCTGGGATTTTTTCATTATATTTGTATAACAACAAGAAATCAGATAGGCAGTTTATGATAACAGAAAACTTGCGGTAAATAGATTACGATACAATACAGGGAATATGAGATTCGAAGTAAAAAAGGGAAATTTTAACAAATATTTCGTTGAATGTACGGCGGAAAATGTCGATGAATATTGGATGTACGATGAGATTCAGAAAACTGTTTCTCGTTCAGAGTACAAACCTTTTATTCGTTCGATTAACAAAACCATTACGAAAACGTATTGGTACAGCAACAGATTTTTTCCCGCACAGTTTTTGAATGATGTACGGCGTGCACTCAATCCGATACTTGAATATCGAAACTTACCGAAGATACAAGTAATCGGAGAAGAAAAATTGCACATGAATATCGACCGTTCAGAGTTCAATGATTACGTTTACAATTTCCTGAAATTTCCCGACAAATACGATTTACGTTCCGAGAAGTATTTGTTCCAACCCGAATCTGCATACAACGCTTTGTGCGCAAAAACAGCCCGTATCGAAATCGGTACATCCGGTGGCAAAACGATGATTACGTACCTGTATTGCCGTTACCTAATCGACAAAATCATTCCCACAATACGGTCGAAAGCAAAGCAAATCGTTATCGTTGTTCCCAGAAAAATTTTGGTAACGCAGTTACAATCTGACTTTACCGAATATCAATCATTGATGGGTGATAATAATCAAATTCGAGTTGCTACATGTTATGATGCACCGAAGAAACAAGCTGCCGCAAATGTTATTGTCGGTACGTTCCAAACACTTCGAGAATACGAAGAGGATTTTTACGAAGACATCATAGCATTTATCTGTGACGAAGTGCATACGGGCAAAGCGTATTCGATACGTTCCGAGATTTTTCCGAAAATGAAAAACTTACATTTCACGTTCGGAATGTCTGGTACAATGCCCAAATACAATACGTTAGACTACATCGATATTGTATCGGTATTCGGTGATGTAGTGTTCGAACGAAAAGCGAAAACACTTATCGAAACAGGTGTATCAACACCCGTTAAAATCCATGTAATCAAAATCAATTACAAAGGAGAAATCGCCCAATATTCGACACGTCTCAAAGAAGCTGGGATTCTCGGTACAGAAAAGTATCACGAAGAAAAGAATTTTGTACAGCACATCGAGGAACGAAATAACATCATGGCGAAACTCATGGAGCATCCAGCTTTCGGTGGTAACAGTCTTGTGTTAGTTGAAACAGTATCGTATTGCAAAGAACTCAAAGAATATTTCAAAAGCAAATTCGAAAACAGACCGGTAGAAATCATCTACGGAAACACCAAAGACAAGATACGAGAAGACATCAAAAAGAATATCGAAGAATCTTCGAATTATATTCTCATAGCGACTTACGAAACTATGTCCACAGGTGTTTCGATTAAACGTATCAACAACATATTTTTCCCTGATGGTGGCAAGTCATACATTCGCATCATTCAGTCAATCGGTCGAGGTCTTCGATTGCACAAAGACAAAGAAATGTTGCATGTTTTCGATTTGCAAGACAATATGAGAAACAGCGCATTGTGGAATCAAGCATTGGAGCGTAACAAAATTTATCGAGAAGAAGGCCACAAATACACTGTGACAGAAACAACTATTGGAACCGAATGGGAAGCAACCGATTTAGAAACAACCGAATAATATACAACCAAGATTGAACCAATTTTATGGCTGATGAATCATACGAGTATTCGCAAGAGTTCGAAGCACTTGACTTGCAAAACATATACTCACAATTAGCAATACCCGAAAATTCTAACTTCGATGCAATCAACGAAATAGAATTTGCAAACAAGTGTATCGAAGGGTGTTATGACACACATTTTCTGAAAATAGAAACCGAAGTACTATTGGACAATCCTGTCCGGTTCAACAACGAATTTATCAAACTCATAAAATACGCACAAGAACGGAAGTTCCCGAAAGTGCATATTCTGTTTGTTGCGTTCTGCACGTATTTCAATATCGATGAAATTGTGGCGTTCAAAATTCTGCATGAAAAATTGCAGAAAATCATTCGAGCAGGTTACGCTCGAATGGTAGGACGTGACACATACAAACGTATGGCGAAACGTTATGCAGAACATCCGCAAACAAACCAAATGTCATTGTTCGAACTTGCACGTAAAAACCAGAAATGAACGTTATCTTCGCAATAATTCTGTTAGTGTTCGGAATCGCTTTGTGCGTTTGTGCTATGATGTTCGGCATCAAGTATGAAGAATATCGAAAAGCGTACATACGTATTACCTTACCTCATTCGAAAGAGTTTTACCGGAAGAAGATGAACAAACACTTGTCGATGATGATTGTAACGTTCGTCATAATGTTGTTGTTCATCGTGTTGTGTTTTGTGATACTGTTTGTATGAAGCGCAAATTCGACAAAGACTATGCCTATTTCATATTGGCTGTTCTGATATTGGGATTGCTAATAATTGTTATGACGAATTGTGCTGCACATAAATAACATGTAAAGCACAACAATTTTCGAGATGATATATCCTGCACAAAGTCCGTTACTCGACAAATACCCGTTTAATCAATTAGAATATGCGTTGTTGGGATTTGTCGGTAACATTCAGTTAAAGCTGCAAAACATTGTTCCGACCATGCCGGTTTTTATTCTTCAAACCGGAGATGATACGTATATGTTCCGAAAGAAATTCGAACACATTCAGACCAAAGAGATAGTGCAACATGTACCTCGTGTGGTTTTGAAAATCGAAGACTTTCAGATACAACAGGAACAAAATTCCATGCAGTACAATGAACTGCGTTACCATTACAAGAACGAAAATTGGGTATGTCAGGGACGACGGCAAAATATGATGTTCACCACAACAACATATTTTGTTTCATCGAATTTTGTTCGTGCATTGCAGATGATTGAAATCGCCCAGAGCATCACTTCGCATGACAACACTTTCACGTATGAATATGTCGGCGTAACATGGGAGGGTGCGTATTCATCTGTCGGTAACTCCAAAGAGGAACCGTCAATGCAACCGTCGTCAGAATCTCGAAATTACACAATCGCTTTCAACATCGAATTGAACATACCTATTTGGGCAATCAGAGCAGAAACGATTCGTTCGTTCGGTGAAGCCGGAATCGGTGATGAGTGGTTTCCCAATTTCGATATTGACATCGATAACGGTGGCGGTACATTTGACCATTCAGACCTCGATATGACAGAAGAAGATTTCGAAGACGGTACAACCAAACCGGAAGATAATAGTGGTATCAGTAGTGGTGTGGTTGAGGGTAGTACGGGAACTTCTACGGATGATACCTCATGGCTTCCGAAAATAAATCTCGATACTGCACCGAAAGAAATGAACAACAACATCGGTAAACTTTCCCATAAGTTGCCGGACAAAATGCCCAAAGAAATGCCGGGAAGTGTCGATGTACCTGACATACCGATACCGGACGAGATGCCGAAAGAAATGCCCGGAAAGCAACCAGACATACCCGAATAAATCAGCATAATTTAACATACTATGAACGACAAAAGTTTTTGGTCAAGATACATCCGTTGGAGCGACCGAAATTTTTCAAAACGTTGGTACATAATTCTGTCAATCATCTTTGCACCGGTTTTCCTGTTTCTCGAACGTATGTCAATGAAACACATTTGGGAATACTTCATCCTTACGGAGATTGGTGAAAATGAGGAGTTTTGTAAATGGCTTGACCATAACGAATTTGGCCTGGAAAAGAAACTCGGACTAATAACGAGAATTTACAAAAAAGACATCGTTACCGAAGATGATGACAAACTCGGTGTGTATAACACGAAAGAACTCGAACTAATCATTTACAAAGAATACCACCAAGCATTCATTAAAAAGCTGGAAGAAAATTTCCAGTTCGACATCGAAAATTTTGTATCGTTGTTGTGCGATGCGTACATTCAGCGTGCAGAAGATTCGAATGTTCTTATGCGTGTGTATGAAATTTCGTTGGTGTTCTATCGTTATGACCGTTTCATCATAGCATACCGAACAATGAAAACGTGGATGTGGGTTTTCGCATTGATATTGGTATGTTTGTTTGTTGCATTTCTGGCAACAGGTTATTTTCGAGCATAACAAACATTACATTAGACAGGAACTTAATCAATAATTCACATAACAACATTTCGAAATGGATTATCAGAAAATTCAAGACAGCCAGATTGCTGCCGAGAAGTTACAAGCACAGAAAAATGTTGCTGCCTTGTACGCCGAGGTGAAACATTATTTCGAATCAGCCAAAACAGAAGACATCGTTTCTTCTTTGGAACACATCAAGAAATCAATCGAAGAAGATTCGAAATATTCTCTCACGACTGACGAATACACTCTGTTGGGTTTCATAACCTATCTCATCGGTCTCGACGTGACGAACAGCCGGGAACATGTCAAAGTCGTTCCCGCAGATAACTTGCGTTCTCGCTTCATCGATAACAGTCTCAATGCAGAGAAAATCATCACTCCGTTGATTGACATTCTGAAAGTTATCGATGTCGTCAATTTCGACAAAGCAAAGACCGAACTCAAAGAGATTCTCGAAACTCCTGTTACCGGAAGCAAACAGGAACTCGGTGAGATGCGTATCGCAATCAAACAGTCTTTGAAACATTACGCGATTCCGGTTATTATCACAAAAGACTTGTCCGAACTCGTATCGAAAGAGAATCTGACGTACAAAGATGTACTTCGATACAACACGATTATCCACCGAGATTCCATGTTTTTGGATGGTTCGATGAAATCGACACTCCGGCTTCTCACCAACATCACTTTCGTAAAAGCTATTCAGAAAGGCGAATCGTTGTATCTGCAACAGAAGTTCTCGCTGGTACATTTCGACAGCATCATTTCCGCACATGAATTGGTGAACCGTTTCCCGAACATTCTGGAATACACTCTTGTACCGTTCGAGACAAAACTCGAAGCATCTGAACTTCTCGACAAATACGGTATTTCCGATGCCGTTGCAGAACCGCAAGAAACGAAAACTGAAACAGAAGCTACCGAAGCAAAACCGGAAGAACCTAAACGTCTTCCCGAAGAAGAACCGGATTTCTTTGTGCGTGCATGTGCCGAAGAATATCTGAAACGTAAAATCGAAACGGTAGATGACTTCTTCGAAGCCGTAGAAGCAATCATCAAATCCGACAAAGAATTTTTGGGTTACTTCTATCAGTACATCGGTTATCAGAAAACGAACAAGGAAAACCGGAAACCTTTCGAAGAAGTTTGGCCGGAGTTCTCGAAAGAAGAACTGCATCAAGCAATCCTTACCAAAATCAGCGAGTATCAATCACAGGGCAAAGAGATTGCGGAACACATCTACGCGGAGATTCCGGACAAGAACCGGGGACACATCGCCAATTACGTACACGAATGTATTGACAATCTCGTCATTCTGACTGACGAAAAAGCAAATACCAAATCGTATTTGATTTCGCAATTCAGCGAAAACGGTATCACAACGTATCATCATCTCCAACAGATTATGATGCTTATCGAATCACAGTACATCTGTGGTACCGGTTTCACTTCGTATTGTCAGTTGTACGATTACATCGTTGCACAAACAGATGCGAAAGAATTGTTCGAAGAAACAAATGCAATCGACGGCATTAACACGAACATCGGAGTTTACACGCAGTTAAAGTCGTTCCTGTTCGGAGATGAAAAGGTAGAACAAAAAGAAGCAACCACATCCGAAACAACCGGAAGTGATACGGAAACTTCTATATCTGAATCAACAGATGCAGAAACCGATAAATAACAGACGGTTGTTACATCGAGTGTAATTCACAAGAGCGTAACGGATTGTGTCCGTTACGCTCTTTGCATAAAAACGCACAATATTATGAATCCAAGTTTTATTGCAAAATTCAAAACCGGAATACGATTTGTCGTATCGATTTTTGCATCCCGTGAGTTCGGTTTCGTTTACTGTCTCATCGGTACTCTTGCACAGATTGCGCACACGTATTTTCTGGTGACGAACATATCATCGCTTACCGGTGGTTGGAAAACCGCACAAGCTATGGCGATTTCTGTGTTCATTTCCTCATCGCTTTTGTTTTTCACAGCAATCGCATCGAATGATGATTCGAAAGATTCACGGCGTATTCATCTCGCAGTGAATCTGTTTATGGTCATTGAAATTCTCATCAACTTTTACTACTATTCTCGACATCTGTTGTTGGACAACGCGAATGTTCAAATATACGATTTTGTGTTTGGTGTGCTTGTTGCCTGTTTGATACCGGTTACTATCAAACTGTATGCCGGTTTGATTCAGGCAAAAGAATGGCTCGAAGAGTTCAGCGGCAAAAGTAACGAATCAGTACCGGAAAAAGAATTACAGAGTTTAATCGAGAAAACAGTTTCAGAACAGTTAAGTCATATTGTCTTACCGGAACAAGAATATGTTTCGGATGAACACATACGCGAAATCGCTAAACAGTTGTTCACGAATGTACAAGACGAAATCGATGAACGTGTGGCGAAATCATTCCAGCAAAATTCAGAGATATTCTTGCGTCAATTCGAGAACAAGTTGAGGTACATTATCGATAAGAAAGCGAAAGAATAATGGACGCAGAATACGTAAAACAATACAACTGTACTCTGTTAAGTGGATATGTGTTTACCAATGTCAAACCGGAAAGTGTTACCAAACATTTCTTCGAAAGTGATGTCGGATGCTATTATTGACCCGGCTTTGAAGCAATTAAACAAACACACAAAATTGTCATCGTTTGGTCCTGTTATCATTTCTCGAAAAATGTCACCGTATTCACGAGAAATACTTAAACGCATAACACGTTTGAACAGAGTTAAATTGTTGTATGTCGATGACATTTTGGATAAACCGGATTTATGTCAAGTATGCAAAAACATTCTTGTCATTGATGACCCGTACATTTCCGGTTCAGTATTGACGAATATCGTCAAAACTATTCGAAGTGTGAAAGATGATAACAATCTTGTTGTGTTTACGTTATTGGGAAAACGTGAATTAAAGTTTTGATATGACAGAACCGAAAGACATCCGTATCATAATTGCATGTGAAGAATCACAAGCAATAACGAAAGAGTTTCGGCGGTTGGGATTCCAAGCATTCAGTTGTGATTTGCAAGAATGCTCTGGTGGTTTACCACAGTATCATTTTCGAGAAGACATTCACGAAGTGTTGAAACGTGAACATTTCGATTTAATGGTGGCACATCCACCTTGTACATTCCTTTCCAATGCCGGTGCTCGTTGGTTATATCAAAACGGAAAACTAAACAAAGAACGTTACGAAAAAGGTATAGCAGGTAAGGAATTTTTCTTGTCATTGCTCAATTATCCCATACGATATTTAGCCGTAGAGAATCCGGTTCCCTCAACGATTTACGACTTACCTCAACCGACACAAATTATCGAACCGTATATGTTCGGAGACCCTTACACAAAACGTACTTGTTTGTGGCTTCGAAATCTTCCGTGTTTGATACCGTCGAAAATGGTTGAACCGAAAGGCCCGTATTGTCCCAACAAAAATCATCACGGATTTGCTACGAGAGGTAATGACGCAGTAGAGCGTTCTAAAACATTTCCCGGTATCGCTCGCGCAATCGCGCATCAATGGGGACGTTACGTGTTGCAAGACATGAACGGTCAAACGCTTTCCCGGTTATTTCGAAAATAAAATTGCATTACATAATTCACAGATAATCAGAACAGAATATGGAATACACACCCGTAAAATTACTCGAAAAATATTCTCCGAAGTCTCTCGAAGAAATGAAGCTACCCCAGCGCATTCACACGTTGATTACGTCGAAAATGAATACGAAAGGGTATCGTCTTCTTCTGTACGGAACATGTGGTATCGGTAAATCGACAACTGCACGCCTCATCACAAAAGGACATGATGTCCTTTATCTGTCTGGTTCGAACAATTTCAACATAGAACTCATGCGTTCGAAAGTGGACCCGTTTTGTTCGTCGTTCTCAATCAACGGTAAACAAAAAACGTTGATTGTTGATGAGTGCGAGAACATGTCGAATCAAGTACAGGATGCGTTCAAGATGACACTTGATGTTTCGAAGTCTGTGAACTTCATTTTCATTACGAACGAAATCGAGAAACTTATCGACCCGTTCCGGTCACGCTGCACGAATATCGAATACAACTTCAAAGATGAAGAACTCGAAGAACAAAAGCGAAACTATCTTATGTTCTTGAAACACATCTGCGATGAAGAAAAACTGACCTATGACAAGAAAGGTCTGGCGGAAATTTTCAAACAGAACTTTCCGGATTTCCGTCACGCAATCGATAACTTGCAGCAAATCATCGACCAAAAGACTACTGTAACAGAGGAACACGTAAAATTCCTCATGGAAACAGGTAACGAAAACAAAGAATTGTACGGTATCATCGACGGTAGTTTGGGCATACGTGATTCGAAAACGTTTTACCAAGAATTGACGAAGTTCAAAGGCAAAGAGAAAGATTGCATCATTTCCTTAGGGGAACCGTTTTTCCGTTACCTCAACAATCAAGGCAAGTACGAACAGACATTGGGAGCGTGCACTATCGTAGCAAAGTACTCGAATCAGCTTGCCGGTTCACTTTCGAAATTCACAACGTTCCTCGCATGTTGCACTGAACTCAAAGCGATGTTCAAGTAATTCGATTCAGCTATGATATGGATTGTATTAGCTGATTTATCGAAATACAGAGAAGCACGTAACGGAAAACTCATTACGGAAATTTCTCAAACAGGCTATGATAACATAGTTTTTCGACAACAACAAATTGTCGATTACGTAAAACACACTATACGGGATAAAGCAGCTTACCGGATTATCTTCGGTAAACCCAATATGGATGATGCAAGCATCAAAGACATAACGGAAAATGACATAGTGTTGTGGCATCCCAACGTAGCATCATCAAATCTCGATTTCGTCAAACGTTTCCAACACAGCATCGTATTGCTCCAAGCAAAAACGGTTTTGATTCAGAAAGAATCCGTTAAGAATCCGGTTACAGAAAACATGGCAGTCAATCACGGATTTTACATCATGTATCTCGATGAATCAGACAAAGAAAACACGAACGCAGAATGGAGTATGGTTGTGAATCAGGATTCATATCTCATAACACATGAACGTTTTTCGAAAATGCTCGATGACAACAAAACAAACATTCAACAATGATAAACTTATTTTTGTACGGTATGTCCGGTTCCGGTAAGGACACACTTGCAAACTTTTTTCAACAGAAACATCTGTATCTGAAATTTCGATGTGCCGGAACGATAAAACAAATCATCTCCGAAAAAGGCGGGATGACATTTGCAGAACTTGAAGAACGTAAACGGAAAGAGAGCGATATACGTAAGGCCCATTGGACGATTGGTGATTGGATGGGTGCTGACGGTTCAGCAGTGAGAACACGTATTCGAAACATACTCAAACGTCAGAGTGTCGAATTTGACATGCTACCTCCCAACGTATCACAAAACCCGATTTTGTTTTGTGATGTACGCAGAGATTTCGAAGTAGAAGAAATGCTCAAAAACGGTGCTGTCGGTATTTTCCTAACACGTACCACATCAGAAGACAAACACGGAAAACATTCCACAGAAGATTCGATACTGTTGGATGAGAGAATACAAAAAATTCTCCGTGATTTCCCGAATCAGTGCGTTATGGTTTTCAACAACGGAGAAACCAAAACAGAGATTTTCGATTTAATTGACAGAATACCTCTGTATCGCAATGCTCTCGGTATTGTCACATTCGAATCAGCACCGAACGGCAAAACTCTCGTAGAGACATTCAAAAACAATCTCGAAACTATTATACCGATGTTCTTCTCCGGAAACGACGGTGATGTTTTATTTGAATCGAATGAATAATGAAAAGGAGAATACTCGGCATAGACGGAATGTATTTCGCCAATCGTGTATTGGGCGGAATGACTTCACAAGATGAAACAATCACTCTCGAATCAGAACAGGAACAGCACAATCTGTTATCGAATCTACACAACAGTTTGTGGTCATTAGTACGTTCGTTCAATTCTGATACACACACGTTGATTCACAATGTCGTGATGTTTTCGGATTACGGCTCATGGAGAAAGAAACTTCCCGCGTACACTCCGGCATATTACGAAGATGTACCGGATAGCAAAGTTCCTGTTTTGGGTTACAAAGAAAACCGTATCGAGAAGAAACAGAAATCCGTTATCAACTACGATATTTTCTATCGAATTGTTGCGAGATTCATGGATGAGATTTCCGAACAGATTCCGTTAATCAAGATACCGGATTTGGAAGGAGATGACTGCATCTGTTTGATGTCGTACATGTTGAAGAAATCAACCAATACAGAAATGGTTATTTTCTGTACGGATGGAGACCTCGAACAATGTGTAAATGACAATGTTATGTTGTTCAGAAACATACGTTCCAAAGATTGTCCGAACGGAGAATTTGTCATTTCTCAAAACAAATTCCGTGAATTGTTTGTCGATGCTATCGATAATCCCATGACACGTTTGTTGGGTGATTCAACAGAAAAGACAAACTACCGGATGCTGTTTTCGATGCAGCTCAATTCCGAATACACTGTCGAACGTAAACCGGGAAAAGACATACGTTATGCCTGTCCAGCAACGGTAGCACTCAAAAAGATTGTGTGCGGTGATGCAAAAGACAACGTGTTTCCTATTCTTCGTAAAGTGGGCGAATCTCGAAACAGGTCTGTTTCAGAAAAAGAACTCATCAAAACAATTGAGTACAACGGTGAAAAGTTCTGTGATGAAACTTGTGCGAATATCATCAACAACGAAGAACTTCGACAGAACATTTTCCTTACTATGCGTGATGTGTTCAAGTTCTTACCGGACTATTCCTTTGCGCGTATGGAAGAACATTTCCAGAGAAACAAGAATCTCATTTTGCTTGTTCCCGCTGAAATCGGTAAAGACCGTGTAAAACAGTTTGTCGAATACTTCAAGGAAAATGTTGAAGAAAAATTCAATCAAACAATAGTGATACCGGACAAAGAACGGGAAGTGAAAGACAACGCAACTGAACTTTATGCGGATGCAGTTAAAGGAATCTTGTAATCGAATTATACAATCTCAAAATTTACATATTATGGGAAGTTTCGAAAATGAATTGAATAACCAGCAATGTTTTGATGTTGCTATCAACGTAAACGTCAAGTATGGCAAAGATTATGAATTGCTGGTGGAACGATTGGAGAAGTATGGCGTAAAACATATCGTGGAGATACCGGACCTCATCGAGATTATCAATCCGTCAGTTGTTTTTGACGGAATGCCTAAAACATTCGGAGGTGAAGCCCTTATCATTCTCGACCACGCTGATTGGAACAAAACGTCACTTATCGATTTGTTCAATGAAGTGTGCGACAACATGAAAAACTATGCTTTTGATGTACGTTCTTCTGAATCAACATCGAAGCAATATAAGTTGGCAAAGAAGTTCGAACAGTTTCTCGAAGGCGATACGAAAGTATGTTACATAGATAATCCGTATCTTCGGGAATTTATCATGAAAGGGCCGAGAGCAGATTTCCGTAAATTTGCTGATGGTGTGTTTACGGAACAGACTGATAACGAACTTATTCCGGCTGTTATCTTCATCAAAAATCATGAAGTGCTGATGAATGCTGAAAATCGGTTATCTCCTTTCTCCAAAGGAAACATGGCCGAGATAGTTTCGTTTGCTGTCGGTAATCCCATTACCAATCCCAAACGAGAAATCATCGACATTCTCGAAAACTACTAAGCTAAAAATTATGGCGACAGAGAATCTGACCAAATCGCAGAGTAACAAATACGCTCTGTTTAGTCGAGTACAAACACTATTTTATACATCTCCGTCCGGTTTCGACGAACTCACAAATTACGAATTGAAACAGTGTGCATTCATGCTCATTACTTCGATTGGTAAGGGGTTCTCGAATTTTGCCGATATGCTGATTAACACATACAGTCCGGCAGTCAAAGCCATAGAATCACCGGAAATCATACGGGCAGTTCAACGGAAGATGTACGAAAACACACCTTACAAGGGACAGTTACCGCCTCATGTGTATTACAAGAATCTCGAAGACAAATCACAAAAAGCCAAAGCAACCAAAAAGGTAACGGCAAAAGGTGATGAGTTCTCGCAAGACATTCAGGCTGAAATATGTCGAATACTGATGCTTGACACCAAAGATTACCAAACGCTGAAATACACACCCCGCGTGCAGTATTTGGGAAATCAGATTCTCGGTGAGTTCATGAAGAAAACGAAAACACCAAAAAAGAACAAACGATGAAAAAATGGAAATGGGTAATCGGTTACGTGATACTCTCACTTGCCGTGATAGGAATATTGTGGCATAAAACAAGCAAACAAAATTCCGAAATACAACGCACCACAACCAATTTGGTAAATTCCGGTTTCATTATCGATAGTCTCAAAGCAAAAAACGGTGATTTGTACGCGACAGTAAATCGCTTGCATGTAACTGAAAATGAGTTATCGGCTTTGAACCGGGATTTGATGGCTGATATTGACAATCTCAATCTCAAAATTAAAAACCTCGAATCAGCATCGAAAGTAGAAATCCGTTACAAATACATCCGAGACACTGTAACAATTATCAAACGTGATACAGCCGGAATGTATGTGGGAATAATTCATGATGATTACATTGATGCCGGTTTTGATTTGGATTTACGTGTCGAACCTCCTGTGGTTTCTAATTTCCGTGCAGAATTAACCGATAACATAACAGTAATAAACGAGTTTCAAACCAAACGGAAATGGTTTTTGTTCATTCCGTGCGGTAGAAAAGTTGTCGGTACAAAAGTGTACATCAAATCTGATAATCCTTATTCGAAGTTAGACCGGATTGAAACGTTTACATTTGACAACAAGTTAAACCGGAAAAATCGAAAATAAAACATGTACTAAATAACATAGCTTTGTTGTTTGACAAGGTGAAAGTTATTTGTTGTTGTGAGGGCTGTCCCATTTTGGGACAGTCCTTTTTCTGTTTGGAATATTGAATACATAAAGTATGGAATCACAGCAATCACAACAAACACAATCGAAGTATTACAAAGGTGTGTACGACCCACGTATTATCGATGACAAAACATCGAATACGCTTTGGTCGAGCGAATCAGTAGAACTTGCTGTTAAGGGTTTAGCTGACGGTTACAAACTTCGTGAATCTCCGTTTGTTGTTTCTCCGACTTTCAAAGATTTGCATCTTCGACGTGCCGGGCTTCCGTTCAAATACACGGAAGATGAAATGTTTGTTTTGGTGCAGATACAGAAAGACAAAATATTTTTCGCTGACAACTTCGGTGTGCTCAAAAATGCCGGACAAGGTTGGTCACACATCAAATTGAGGGATTACCAGAAAAACCTGTTACTTCGATACCAGAACAACCGTTTCAACATATTGTTGTTTCCGCGTCAGTCTGGTAAAACCACTACAACTGTTCTCGAAATCGTTCACTATCTGATAACGAATATAGACCGGGACTGTGTTGTTATTGCTCAAAGCGATACGGTGGTTGAAGAAATTTTCTCGAAGGTCATCAATGCTATCGCAGGTCTTCCGTTTTTCATGCAACCGGGTATCGTTTCCATATCGGGTTCCGATTACATGTTGCGTTTGGATAACGGTTGTCGATTGAAATGCGGTATTGCAAAGGAATCAGTGTTTCAGGGTTTTGCGCTCGACTTCGTTTTCTGGGATGAGGCAGCCTATGTCAGTCCGAATTTGGCTGATAAGTTTTGGGGTAACTTATATCCGGCACTTGCCAACAACCCCAATTCAAAGTGCATTATCGCATCTACTTGTAACGGTCGAAATCTGTTTTACCGTTTGTGGTCCGATGCAGTCAATAAGAAAAACACATTCGTACCGTACAAAATTTATTGGTACGATGTTCCCGGACGTGACGAGAAATTTAAGCAAGAAACTATCGCCAACATGGGTATTCAGTATTGGGAAATGGGTTTCGAGTTATCGTTCGATACGCAGCTCAAATCCATATTCAATTCGAAAACCCAGAAATCGTTACGAATCACACAAGAGGAGTTGCAAGAAAAATGGTCTATACACAATGACCCAATCGGTGAAAAGTATGGGATTTCATTTGTTTCAAAAGAAGTAGTTCCTTATGATATTCGAAATGATTGGTTTGTTGTTGGTGTGGATATTGGTGAAGGTCTCGAACAAGATGATTCCGTCATCAAGATTAAGAAGATGAATTACGATGTAGAATCGAAAACAATAAACTATACGTCTATTGGTGTTTACAATCGTAATGACATTTCTGTATCTGATTTTGCCGGTTTGTGTCTGGATTTGATGCTCGAATTTAATCCGGAACATGTTCGTTTTGCAGTAGAAAACAACAATTACGGCGGTGAGTTCTTTAACCAAATCCGTAACTTGCGGAAACTGTTTCCGGAAAAGTACGATAAGTTTGACAATTCCGTCATAGCACAATTCGAAAGAGAATCGAAAAACGGTTACGAAGATGGAATACGTTGGAATCATTACAACAAGAATGCGGCCGTAAAGTATTTTCAGAATTGCGTTTCATCCAACAGAATGTCTGAAACACATTTTGATAGCGTTGAACAATATCTGAATTTCGGACGGCAACCGAACGACACCTATTCGAATCAATACGGGCATGATGACCTTGTAATGGCCGATGTATCGATTTCATATTTCCTTTCTTGCAACAACATATTTTCCACATCGTTCCTGAAAGAAGCCGAATACTTTTTCCAACACTATTACGGCATTGAAAATGAGCGAGACAAGAAAGAAAAGGAAGAAAAACAAAAAGAGCAAAACCGTTTTGCATGGCGGGATTTCAAAGAACGCGACCATGCAAAATATGTCGATAGCAATGAAGCACCCATTATGATATTATAAAAGTATATCAATATGATAACGGAACTTAATGAATTATCAGATATTGGTGATGAGTTCGGGAAAACCCTTTCCCAAGCCGGTAACATGAAATATTTCTATATCAACAAAAATCCCAACTCTCCGGTACAGCCCGTTATTCCCGGAAAAGCAACGGATTGAATAGGTTATGACCACACATATAATCCCATAGTTGCAAAACTGTTGAGCCGTTACAACAAAGACGGAAAAATGTTGAGTGGTTGGACGGGTAATTGCGGATGTGAATTGATTGATAGTGAGACAGCCAACATTTTGGGATATACGGGAGATGAGAACATACCGGTAGAAAGGGGTGTGTACAAGTACATACTTCGTCCGTATGATATTTCCGGTCAAAACGGCAATCCCAGATTGTACGCAGACCAAGTGTTTAGCGGTAATATATTACGGGATGACAACGATTTCTACCAATTCACAATGTCAAACAACGTAGTTTACACGAACTTCTATCCCAAACAGATAAAGGTAAAAGATGTAAACAACAAACTAAACCGTACGGAACTTATCGTTACTGTAAACGGAAACGGAAGTTATCCGAATCAGTACAAGTTTACTAACACTGCATATATTTGTTCCCGTGAAGATTTGTCGAAAGTGTTTTAGATTCACTGTCCGTTTTTACTACAAAACGAACAACATAACCCAAATCAAAAACATTTCCGATACCGGTTATACCGAAATACTCAACACGGTTAATTATTCCGGTTACAGACAAGGAAGTAACTGGAAATTCTTACAAAACACGACACTCGAAGTCAGATAACAAAATAGCCTTACGGATTTCGTAAGGCTGTTTTGTTTCCGTATATTTAGACAAACAATCTCGCACATTCTAAGGCTTGTGATTCATTGTTTATTATGTACTTGTCATCATAAGCTACCTTGTAAATTCTTCCCGAATTAAGTGCGAGAGATGTATCTTGATTACTGTTTAACAAAGCGAATACTTTGTTTGATGCTATACTAACTATGTTCGGTATAGTTTTCAGTATCATGAATGATACTATCGAATCTGCCGACACATCATAAAGTGACATAATACAGTTACTTCGACCGTTGATATGCAACAACGCAACCATTTGTTTTCCGACAACACTTTTCATTATTTGACCATTCGTGTCCAACATTGCAGAACTTCTCGAATTTAATGTGTATTTGTGTCCGGAATCCATTATAAGTCCGAACGAATTAGTGTTGGTATTAGCTACGTTATATCCTAACAACAAATTTTTATTGGCCGAATTAAAATAATACTTGAAACCTATGGTAAATCTTCTTCGCGATTCAGAAACAGATGCCCAGAAATTCGCAAAATCGCATTGTACAAATACGTAACTTTTATCTACATTCGTACTTGTGATGTAAATATATCCGTTTTTAGTGTGGTCTGCGATGTTCGGCCCTGAATACAATACACATCTTTCATTACTTGCGGCCGGTCCTGTTTTGGAATGATTTACTTGTATGAAACTGGAATATTGTCCGGGAGGGTTCGGGATTTCATCGAAAAATTTAGCAAAGTTGTAATAGTATCTCCACTGTGTTAGCGGGTCATTAGCGGAGTGGTCATAACCTATCCAATCAGTTATTTTGCCCCACCCCATGACGGGCTGAACGGGTGAATCCGGATTTTTGTTGTTGTAAAACCACGACATTTGTTTTGCAGATGCTAATGTGGTGCCGAACTCGGTCGATATATCAGAAATTTTGTCAAGTTTTGTAATCATATAAAATATGTGTTATCGATATTTTTATAGCTAACATATATATCGCTCGAAAGTCGTCATCAAGATTTATCCGGTAACGAAACCCAATAAATAAGTAAAGCAAAAGTTGATATGAAAAGCTATAACGCACAAGATATGGATTTCATGCTGTTCGAATCGGTCGGTTCCATTTTGGAACAAGTAAGTGAAGAACAGATGGATTCTGAAATCATCGACCCCACAACAGGCAAACCTTACAAAGGAATGATTTTGGAAGGTGTCTTTGCTTGTCTGGAAGTTCTGAACAACAACAACCGGATTTACACCGAAGACGAATACATCACGCAGCTTGAAATTTTCAAACGCATGGTGCATTCAGCAAAAGGTGTGTACGGAGAACTGGAACATCCCAAAGGTTATGCGGTAGATTTCAACAACGTATCACATAAAATTCTCGACGTGTGGTATGTGCCCCAAACTAAAACCGTCATGGGACGTCTTATCATTCTCAACACTCCTAACGGTTTGAAAGCACAGGAAATTATTCGTTCTGGTGGTAAATTGGGTATTTCGGCTCGTGCCGCCGGTAAAGAAGAAAAGAACACAAACGGTACTTTCACTGCACGTTTGGGATTGCTCGTTACATACGACCTCGTGTATCATCCGGGATTCAGTGATGCAACACTCGAATTTGTCAAACTGAACGAATCTTTCGATGTGGCCCGCAGACAAGCACACGAAAACGGAATAGATTTGGGGTATTCGTTTATCGTTCGAGACAAAGATATTAAGAAATTAGAAGAATCATTCGAACCCTATATAAGCAACAGAGGGAACGAAGACGAGAAATCATATCTTGCATGGTTCGGTAAACATCTGAACGAAAGCAAGAAAGATGACGAAGAACAAGAAACCACACAGCGTTTGGAAAATTCTGAAACCAATTCAGAAGATAATGTCGAAGAAGAACTGAAAGACGCTGCACAAGAAGACCTCGATGAATCAGAAGATTTATTCGAAATGAATGAATCGGAGACATTGGAGTTCGAAAAGGCTTGTTTCTTCAAAAATCTCAATGAAAATTTACAGTCCCAGAAAAAGAAAGCAAGACAAGGAGCAAGTTTGTTTGACGGTTCCGCCGGATTTCTTCGGAATGAAGACATACAACCGTCCACCAATCAGGCTTCTGACATAAATGGTGATACGTCCGCAGATGCACAATAGCATCTATACGTTAAAAACCATATTTTGTCTGGTAAAACAAATATTTAATTTTTAACAAACACCAATCAAAGTATGAAAGGAATGTCAGATTACATTTGCAACAACATCGCTGACGATGAAATTGCAATGGGTGAAACTAACATCCTCGATGATGAGCTGATGCAGTCGCAAGACTTTTCGGCCATGGAAGATGACGTTTTCGCTGACGATTTCGGTCTGGACAATCCGGGTTTTGACGACGTAGATTACGCGGATGACCCGATTTATCAAGAAGATTGCGAAGACTGTGTTATCGAAGACGACAACGACGACCTCTTCGAAGACGATGTAGATTTCACACTCGACCCTGTTGAGGATTTCGATTTGAATCCGGCAGGTGATGACCCCACTGTTGATATTGACTTTGGCGGTGCAGAACTTTTCGAATCAGAGCAGGTTCAGAAGATTCAGCAGAAACGCCAACAGTTGAAGCAACAGCAGCAGAAACTTGCTCAACAGCAGCAACAGTTGAAGCAACAGCAACAGAAGTTGCAGGAGCAACAACAGAAGTTGCAACAGCAACAAAGCAAAGGTCAGCAGGCCGGACAGCAATCGAAACAGCAGAAGTTGCAACAGCAGCAGAAAGCACAGCAACAGAAGTTGCAGCAACAGCAGCAGGCTGAACGCGAACAACAGAAGAAGATGCACCAGCAACAGCAGCAGAATCTTCAACAGCAACAGCAGGCTGCCGGACAAGATGTGGAAAAGGCCAAGAAGCAACAGCAACAACTGAAAGAGCAACAGAAGAAACAAGCTCAACAGTTGCAGCAGAAACACCAGCAGCAACAACAGAAGTTGCAACAGCAGCAAAAGGCCCAACAGCAAAAACTGCAACAGGAAGATGACGACGACCAACAGCAGCAACAGCAACAGCAGAAGCAGCAAGGTCAAAAGGGTCAGCAGTCCCAGAAAACCCAGCAACAGGGTAAGGGTCAGCAAAACCTCAACGAAAGTATGCGTGAAAAATATCTGGCAGGCCTTATCTAATCGAGACCAACCGGATTAAATGTGGAATTTAACACATCATTCATAGCATACATAATCTAAATCGTTTAACACAAAAACATTCAAAAGTTATGGCAAACGCATTTGAAATTAAGCGTAAACCCATTTACACGCATACACATTTGAACGTTTCGGAAGCCGAGAATCTCGCTCCGCTTATGGAATCGGTTTTTGCCGATGAGTTCAAACGTTACGATGACCCCAAACGTGCTAACGGTGCTCAACTGAAAGCAGAACGTTTGAAGATGGTTTCGGAACAGTTCGCAAACCGTTGTCGTGTTGCACGTAACATGGGTGTTTCTCCTCTTAATGAGGATGCAAACATTTTCCGTGGGGTCGCTCCCGACATGGTGAAGATGTTCGAATCGGTTTCGATGCCGTCGAATATCGTGGGCATGGGTAACGTGACCAATCCTATGGAAGGCAACCGTGTAGCCGGCGGTATGTGGAATCCCGCATACAAACCGGGTTCGGGTGATGTTCCCTCGTACATCTTCGGTTTGCAGACCCACCTCGCTCTGCACTGCATCGGTTTCGATATGTTGCCCACCATTTCTGTGGACACGCCGAAAATCGTCCTGACCTACATCGACACCATTTACGGTGGTGGTTCGTTCGACGACACCGAATCGCTTCCCTCGTACATCGAACTGTCGGCTGACTTGTTCAAGTACTCATGGGTGAAGAAAAAGGCTCTGAAACGTGCTGTTACCGAACTCGTTCTGGTATCGTCGAAGGGTAAGGCTCTGAAAGTTCGTTTCATCGTTCGTTCTATGGTTGCCCCGGCACTGACGGTCGAAGTTCTTTCGACGGGTGACTACGCATCAAACGCATACACTGAAACCAACAAGTATTCGGTAAAAACCGTTATCGACGAAATCAACGCAGAAGCCGATGCCAAAGTTTACGTTCTGCCTGATGACACTGCCGGTGAGAATCTGGGTTACGTTACCCTGAATTACGCTTCGGCAATCCGCACCAACATTGCAGAGGCCGCATCGAACAACAATTCTCTGGGTGGCATGAACCGTGCCCAAATGGAGAAAGGCCCGAAACACAAGCTGAACGTTGTCGCTATGGACAAGCAGCTGGAAGTTGTTGGTATCGAAATCGAAGCCGATACCTCGAACATCCAAATCAAGGACATGGCCGCAATGGGTGTGAACGTAATCGCCCACCTCTATACCGGTGTTCAGAACCAGCTGGTTCAAACTTTGGAGGAAACGATTCTCGACCACCTCTACAAGCTGGGTGTTCAACACGCCGTAAACGCTTACCTCTCGCAGGGTGTCGATTACTCTCTGTACATCGATGCTCCGGCAAAGACGGAAATCAGTTACGATGGGATTCTCGACGAAAATCAATGGCTGGACATGCTGGGTAACGATGTTCGTTCGAAGATGGGCAAAATTAAGAACGCAATCGTTTCGTCGGCTTACGAGAACCAGATGACGCACGCAGACCGTCTGTATGGCCGTGTTCTGAAAGTCGTCGAGTTCGTCGGTCAGCAGAACCGTATCGCTTGCCCGGACTTCATCGTTCTCTGCGGTGAGTTGGCAGCAACTCTCAAAAAGAACGCGAAGTTCTCGCCCTGTCCGCACACGCAGACATTGAGCACTTCACCGGAAATCGTTTACAGCGGTACGATTTACGACACCATCTCGGTTTACAAGAATCCTCGTTACGCTTTCAACGACCCGCGTATTCTTGTCGGCCGTCACGGTGACGATACTGACCCGGGTGCTAAATTTATCGCTTACGACCTCGCCGCCAGCCGGCAGATAGTTGCCGAGCAAACAATGGCGGAGAAGATTCGGGTTTGGTCTCGATTCGCTATCGCAGACATCGGTTTCTATCCCGAACTCAACTACTTCACGTTCGTTGCAAAGAACGGTTTCGAGTGGATTTAATCATTCGAAATACTCTAAAAGAAAAACCCCGGATTTTATCCGGGGTTTTTCATTTTTATTTGTGAAATACTTTTTGTCCGCAATCCCAAATTATTGGTAAGTCTGGATTTAATTCGTGAATTGACATTTCATCTCTCACACGTCTTTCGTTTATAACACACCAATAATTTATTGGTGTGTCGTATTCATTATAACCCATCAATCTCAACTTAATCCACAATAACGGTTCCGGTTTACAACGGTCAAATTTTAATTCATTCGCAAACGTTTCCGGATCATCACAAGAATATAACACATTTCTCAAATAATTTTCGGTTGTTATTCTTTCGAATCTCCATTCATCTTCGAAAATGTGAATCAAACTTATTCCGTGTTTTTCACATTCCGTTGTTTTTGTTATGTGATACTCTTTGTCGATTTTCTTATCAGAATGCCAATACACACCGTTGTATTCTATTGCTATGTTGAGATTTGGTATGAATATATCCAGTTCATATCCGGGAACTATTTTCCGTTCTGATGTCGAAATTTCAATTCCCAAACTTGAAATGAAATCACGCAATGACATTTCTTGTTTCGAAACATTTGCAAAACATTTAGGACATTCTTGACCGTTGTAATGATTGTTTGGCTTCATCTTAAAGGCACCATGTTCCGGACATAATATGGTTATATCATGTTTGTAATCAATCCATGATTCTTTCACGTATTCATACTTATCTCCATGAACTTTTCGAAAATTTTCTACACATTTTTCAAATGTTATTCTTCGTTTCAAACCGTTAGTTATCCGTGCACATACCGGGCAACCACTCTTTTTCATGATATGATTATCTGGTGTAGTGAAGAAAGAACCATGTTCCGGACACACAATTTCTATATTTGTTTTTGTGTTATTGTATTTAACTTTCGAATAATCATATTTGTTTCCGTGAACTTTTAATATTTCTTCGAAAACTTTGTCCCATGTCTTTATTCGTTTTGCATCTGTTTTTTCTCTACCGCAAATAGGGCATCCGCGACCAGAACAATGGTCTTGTGGTGTTTGTTGAAACGGTCCATGTGTTGGGCAGATTATAGTAACCGGATGCTTCATGCTACTAAACGTCTCAATTACTTTCGAATAATCATAATCCACATCATGTACAGATTCTTTCATTTTCTGTAATGCTGTTTCTGCATCATACGAAAGACGTTTGGAATTTTGTTTATCTGCACATTTTCTGCATCCACCGCTTGATAAGTGTCCGGTTGGTGTGGACATAAATTCATAACCGCAATCATTACACGTTATTTTTATGGGAGTTCCAAAATCTACCCATGTTTCCATGTGGTAAGTGAATTTGTTTTCTCCGTGAATTTCTTTTGCACGTTTCAAGAAATCTTCTGGTTTTGTGCGTGATTTCTGTAAATTTTCTTCTTTCAGACAATGACCACAGAAACATTTTTTCGTTCTTTTTCCGTAAAACAAATTACACGGAACGAAAACATATTCTTTTCCGCATTTGTTGCAGATAACACCTGTCATTTTGTTATGATAACCGTTGTAAACAGCTTTCGAAAAATCTGCGCAATCATCACCATAAATGTCACGTATTGACATTATTACTTGTTCTAACGTAAGTGTAGCAGACATAATCAAACCCAACTTTTCGAAAATTCTTCATCCTTAAATGCTTCGGCAAGACCAGTTATTTGTTTCAATCGAAGCACTTCATCTGCATCCATACCGAGTTCTTCGCCAATACGTTTATCAGTCCAGTTATGTTTCCGTAATGCCACAATAAGTTTTGCCGATAATTCTACTTGATGCGTACCTCGTGCGATATTATGCCTAACAGTAGATGTAATACGGTCTTCGATTGATTTGTTTAATCGAGAAACAGGAACGTAACCGTGCATTTTTGCATTGATTTCTTTGTCATGTTGTACAGTTGTTGTACGGTGAAATCCATCTACAACAATGTACGGAAAATCTTTGATTTCCGGTGAATCACAAACCACAACAGGCATGGTTATACCGTCTTTGAGCATAGAAAGACGAAGCAAACGCATTTCCGGTGGTGCAACAACATTTGGGTTGTAATCATTTCCCCTTACTTTCGAAGCTGGTACAAGTTGCGTATTCAGACACGGTGCATCCAAACCCAACCAATCATAAAGTTCTTGTGTGATTTGGTTAAACATTTCCACCTTTTCTTCGAAAGAAATATCATTTTTGAGAATGTTTTCTAACATGTTAATTTATTTGTGATGTTATTATCTGTATTTGTTTTTCGAGTTCTCTTGTTGTTTGAGAAAAACCTAAACCTTTTCCCCAATAATCATTTTTCAACAATGTTTTACAAATCCGTTTCCATGTTGGAATTTTCCTCAACATCTCCATACGTTGCATGTGTTTTTCGAATTGAGTATTGAAATCATCTTTCAGTTCTTCATCGAAAATAAATGGCGTAGAATGTTTGTAAGTAGAACACAATTTTGTGTAATGTTCGTATGTCCATTCTTTGTATGAATCAGGTATTTTGTCACATCCTTGTTTATGCCACCATTTTATAAACTTGTTCACTATTGTAGTATAATGTTTGGTAGCGTGTGGAGGCATCGTTGATAGCAAAAATTTTGCGTATGATTCGTAAGTATGGTTTTCAGGAAGATTTACTTTGTAATTACCAAGAGTAGTCCGGTCATTCTCTGTATAACGATTACCAAAATTTGCTCCCTCAACACGATTAACTACTTTTGCCCATGTCATCGGTTCGAGCATTTTGAACAAGTACAAACCTTGTCGTTGGTCATCTCCATAAGGTTGGCACAAACGTTGTTTCGAAAGAGGAACACCCGCTATGTGCATAATATCATAAATTTTATTGTAATCGTAATTGTTCTTACCGTTACAAATCCAAATATCTTTTACCGTCCAATCATACAACGGATAAAAATTGTAGATTTGTTTTGTTTCATCATCTGGAAACAGTTTGGTTGTGTACTGATAATTTTTATATGTTATTTTCCGTACATCACGTATTGTTCGAAAACGATTCAATGATTCATCCGAACGAATACCAACCATACATGCAGTACGTTTGCCTTCCGAAAACCATTCTGCAAAAGCGGGTACAAATTCTTCAAATTCCATACCACGTCGAAAAAACGGAAAATAATTTTCGTCAGTTATCACGTATTTGTTTTCCGGATATTCTCTTACCCACGCATCCCGACATTCTTTGTCCCAACACAACCAATACGGTTTAATTTGGGACACAGCATTTCGAAGATGTATCGGCAAACAAACCCACCAACCGACTACTTCATCACGCGAAAACATTCGATGAGTAAATTCGATTGCTTTTTGGTATTGCGCTTCCATGTCAATATAAAGTGCATGAACCGGTAACTTCCCTAATTCACGAGCCACATCTATTGCGAGATTTAACATGACCCCTGAATCTTTACCGTTCGAAAATGACACACATACACGGTCAAATTCTGAAAATGCTACTCTCATACGTTCACGAGCAGCTTCATACACATTTTGTTCGAGATATATTTTTGTACTCATAATGTTCCGAAACTTGTGTTTGTATTATACAGTAAATTTTTCACAAAAACAAATCGATACATATTGTAATAAATGACAATAATATAATCTCGATATGAAACTTACGACAGGTATTGCAATGTTGGCTACACGAAATGTGGAGAAGAACGTTTCGAAAAAAATCTTGTATGCTAACACCGCAGACAAATTAGCTAACAACAAATCGGTTTTGAACAAAGCGGAAGCGGTACCGAATGACCCGATATATTTTCAAAACTCATCGAATACCGTTTTCAATCCGGATATTCGTTTTAACAACACATACGGTTATTCACCGCTTACAAACATAAACTATCGAAATGATTTGTTGGTGTTTGCAGAAAATCAAGAAATCAAAAAAGCCGTAAACATAGTATCGAATGAATGCGTAACCACACAACTCAAATCCAACAAATATCCGGTTTTCCCCGTTATTAACATGACGCTGATTCCGGAAGACAAAAAGAATGTTGCAGAAAAAATACAAACATATTTGGATGAAGTGTTTTATCCGAAATTGTGGCAGTTCTGTGATTTGAAGAAAAACGGTTTGTTGGAAAAGATTCGAGAATATCTTGTGTGTGGCAAACTTGCTTTCGAAATTCTGTATGATAACTTAAAAAATCCGAAAAACATTATCGGTGTGATTCCTATCGACCCGGCTTCGCTGATGAAATACAAAAAGGATGGACTTGTGTATTACATTCAGCGACCGATTATCGACGGAACACGTGAACGTGTCTTGCATGAAAATCAAGTAATTCTAATCGAATGGAATCCGTATGATTACGGTTATGTTTCATACGTGGACCAACTGAAAAGACCGTTCAACATCATGCGTTCGATGCAGACATCGAAGATACTGTGGTTTGCCGTTAAATCACAAGTTCGTTTGCACATCAAATTCAACATGGGTGATGTATCTCGTTCGGAAGCGTTGAACAAATTGAGTACAGCAAAAGAGAAATTCGCTAACTCGTTTGCGTTCGATGATACAACCGGACAAGTTAAATTTAATGGCCGCCCCAACTCGATTGGTTACAGAGAATTTTACACGGCCGAAACGGCCGCAAGTGGTTCTCCCGAAATTGAAGAGGTAAACACACAAGGCCCAGACCTTACAGAGGTCGATTCATTGCAGTATTGGGAAAAGTATTATTGGAAATTCACTGATATACCGTATGACCGTATCGACCCGAACGCAAGCGATACATGGGGTTTCATTGATGTAACAAACTTGCGCAAAATCGAGTTGAATTTCTCAAAAATGATTGAGACGATACGGGATGCAATGTCAGAAATGTTTCTCAAACTTATCACTATCCAATTAACACTGCAAGAAATCGAAATCGGTATAGATTTGAGTTTGCTCGATTCGATACAGATAAATTGGGTAGCTTTCAATGAATACGATAAGTTAGGAGAATTGGAATTGCTCAACAAGAAAATCGAAATCTGTACGAACCTTGCACAGTTCGGTGAAATGGAAGATGCAAACGGTACTACCCGTAAGGCTATTCCGATTACATGGATTATGAAAAATTATCTCGATTTCACACCGGAACAACTTGAATCTATGGAAATCGCTCGCAGAGAAGAAAACTTGTCTCTCGGTTTCAATGCGGACGGTACTCCGAAAGAAATCGAAGGCTCTGAGGAAGAACCTGCATCAGATGAAAGCGGAGAAGATTTGAATTTCGGTGATGAGGAAAGTGTCTTATCGGATGAGGAATGGTAATATCGACGACATAATTATTACGAATAAAGTGTTTCTTTCGAGAAACACTTTATTTGTGTTGAAAGTACATCGAATGTAGTTCAAAGTTATGCTATCTTGACTTAGGTTGAGTTAAGTTAATAAATATTTTTAATAATTAACCAACCTAAATCGATTATGATAACCAAACTGTCTTCGCTAAATGACATAGCGAATGAATTTGGCGTACCCCTAACTACCGCCAAAAACATTTCCTATTATTACAACAACAAAAATCCGGCATCACCCGTTCAGCCCGTCATGGGGGGGCAAGATAACTGATTGGATAGGATATGACCACTCTGCAACCAACACACCTACGGTTGTATTGTGTGTAGGAACAAAGAATTATACAACAAACAATTATATCGAAACATGGAGATTCGAACCTGAAAAACCCGGTTCTGCCGAACATGGAAGACAATACGTAATGAACAACCGTTTCGTGTATCTCAATTTTTACAGAAGTTTTGTTGACGGTTCATCTTTCACAGCACAAACACAATCATTGTACAGTATTGATTCGAAGTGGGTTTTCAACATAGGGACAACTTATAATTTTAACGGGTATTGGTCAAAACGAATTACCAGCATCCAGATATTCGGAATAGCATTCATGAATTACAATACTCATTGAGCGAATCGAGTTTTGTAATCATTTCAAGCAGTTTTAGGGTGATGTACAAACACGGAAAAGAGCATAACCGTAGTTACGCTCTTGCTTTTCGAATTAAATTCGAAACTTACTTGTGTATGAACTGTATGTTAGAAAGTGTCACCCGCCAATCGAGGGTCATTGGTTACGTCGGAAACGTAATCCGCATTGAAGGTAACGGTAATTTCCTGCATGTCGTGTGCCGAATAATCACCGCTTTGGTCAGTCAAGTCTGACATCGGGAACATGTTGTGAGCGATTCGACGCCAAAAAATCGTACCGTCGCGCTGGAATTTTTCACCGACCAAACAAGCATTGGCGTAATGCTTTTTCAGTGTCTTTTCGCCGGTAAGCGGGTTGTACTTTTGTCGTGACCACGCAGCAAGTGCATTGTACACAAGCATCCGGTTGTCATTGTCGAGGAAGTTGTGGAATGCAACTTCAATCTCGTAGTACGTTTCCTTTTCGTTGCTGTCATAACGGAACTTTACTGTTTGAAATCCGGCTTCGATTGTGTTAGCGGATTTTTCGATAAACATTCCACTGATTGACTTTATGTATTCCGAAAGAAACGTGTAATCGCCCAGAGCCTCTTTCAACGACCCCATCAACACGAACGTACCGAGAAAATTCGACGGTACAACAGGTTCGTACATGTTGGCGGCGGCAGTCGAATTGGTCACGTGCGGAAATGCCATGTTTGCCATATCTCTGAAAATTTTTATTTTTTACTTCTTACATTATGTATCATTTACTTGTACATCGAAATTTTTCGAAGTTCGTAAATGATATGTTCTGCACGTCCTAACAAATTCGATGCTTTGGTGAAGAACGCATCGATAAGAGGTCGAATGTTGAGGTTGAACTCATTTTGTACCGCTTTGATTACAACGAGCGAATCAGCCACGTTAAGCATTTCCACTGTGTTTTGCCTAAATGCTTGTGCAATGTACGGATTCGGTTCGAACGTGTTTTCTTCCCAATCACGAAATTCATCAGAATCCGATACAACTACAACGGAATTTTTCGCAGATGATGAAATCGACATGAACAAATTGTCGCGTGCTTGAATGTAACCCCGGTAAATTTTCGAATCAATCATGGTGAAAACTCGCATGTCTTGTGCTTTCACCCAGCAATCGAAAAACATCATCATATCGAATACAAGTCCTTGAATGTCGGGACATGCACGCTTGATGTAATCCGCTTGTTTGTACATCGGATTGACCGAATTTCGAACGAGAGAATCAACCAACGAACGCTTGAAGTCTTCGGAAACAGAATTGATGTTTTTCTGTGTCGTGAGACGTTCGATTTCGTCATTGAGGTAGTTCCAGATTTCCGTATAGACGTTTTCGATGTGATAAGAAACACCAAACCGTTTATTATTCTTTGCAAGCACATCTTTCAACGTGCTATACAATTCCACCGTACCACCGATATTTTCATTCTCATTCAGAGATGAGTGCTCCAATTTAGCATACGATGAAATTTCCGGAATGTCTGTGCAGATTTCCAATTTGTCGAAAACCGGAGAAAATTCAGGATTTTTCACTCGCAGAGCATTTGCGATGATATTCAGCAACCCGACAACATCATACGGATTTTCACGCGCGAACTCCGTTACAGCATTACCGACTTTCGTGTTAAACGAATTGTCGTCGAAAACTGTACTGTCATCATTAAAAATTGCCAACGGATTTGATGTTACCGGACTTATCATATTATCGAATTTGTCTTTGATTTGTTCCAAATTATTGCCGAATGCCTGATATGATTCGAACATACGAATCACGGCATTTCTTTCCATGCCACTTGCCGTGACGAAATCGTTGATGATTTCGTCACGACGTGTAGCGTTGGAATTTATTGTGTCCGTGTAACTTCTCATTGTTGAGATAAATTAGTTAATGTTCAAATCGAAAACAATCTTGTCGAGACAATCAACCGGAGAGTACTCGATGTGTACTAATTTGATACGTTTGCGTTGGATGTCTTCGGTGTTGTTTTCAGCATTGCACTGACAAACGAATCCCGATTGGATTGCTCCGGCATTTACCAAACCGTTCAAAAATTCGGTACATTCCGTTTCAGTACGCAAGTAATCTTTGTACAGTGCTTTTTTGAAGTTCTCGGTTTGTGCAATCTGATACAGGGACGATTTGATGTAGCACAACAATTCAGAGTTTTGTATCTGTGATTGTCGCGTTTCTTTGAGTTGTCCCGTCCAGTTACCGTAAATGGTATAACCGGCACCGATTTTGATAATGGGATTCCAGCGGAATTTCTCCATGTACAAACGGTCATCATCATCCACGTAAGATTCGAGACCGTCAGCACCAGAAATGTAACCTGTCTCGTTCGCTACAACGTCGAAAGGATATGTCTTGTTGTAGAAAACGTTAGCCACATAACCTGCGGGAACTTCTGTATCGTTTCCTTTGGTGATACCCGGGCCGAAGTAGAAACACATATCCTGTCCGACAGTACCTTTCGTGAGGAAAACGGTCGAGAACTGTTCGTTACCACCTTTCGCCAGATACTTGAAATCGAAGATACCGCTGGGAGTTTCCTTGAACAACGGGTTCGTCGATTTCTCCAAATCTTCGATGAACGGTTCGTTTACGATTGCGCGAACAAACACATTCTTTTCGTCCAGATTGTAAACGAACTGGCCGAACTGTGATTTGTAACCACCCTCGACAAACGATTTGAAACCGTCAATCACATATCGAAGACCGTCCACACCCTTCATACCCTTAACGATACCGGGCTGCAAAAGAACATCGAGAATTTCATTCTGACGTGATGCAGTACCGTTGCAGAATTGGTCTTCGCGTACTTTGTATGATGACATGTCGAACGGTTTTACTTTCCCGGACGACGTAAACGGCATCATTTTAACCGCAGTAACTTTTCCGAAAACAGTTTCGAAATCTACCGGGCCTGAACACTTGTACCGTACTTTTGTGTATGTCGTTGCCATTTGAAAAATGTTTTTAAGTTTTTCGTAAGTCCTTTTATTTGCAATATTTATCCGTTTAAGCAAATTTCAAAATTGAAAGATGTAGTGGTGCGGTCTTTGTTCGACCGCACCATACATCAATCAGCGGATTATGCTTTCGGAGATACTACAAATGTTATTGTCGAAGCATCTGTTACAGTGTAAGATGTCCCGTAAACAAACGGTTCAGCTTCGGCTGCATCTTTCTGGATTGTAACCGATACATTTTCCGGTTCAACTTCGGTTGAATCCAAAACTTTGGTTACTACCAACTTGATTTGCTTACCGTAATCGACTTTCGAACCGGAAGTAATCAGCGAACCTTTCGAATCACCTGTGTAATCGTACACTTCTACTTTGTAGTCTTCACCCAGCGTGCTACTGTAATTCACGGTAGCTTGCTTTTTCGAAGTTTCTACGGTAATCGCAGAAATTTGTTTGGTGACGGTTACGGTTGCCGGATTATCCATGTAATCTTCCGTTGTGTCGGCTGCGCGTGCACTCTTTCGAACAGCTTTCAGTGTCGATGCCGGAGTTGAAACTACAAACTTCGTAAACACTTCGTCCGCAGCGGGTGTGTATTCGAGTTTGATTTGCTCACCTTTCGCAACAACGGTATCACCGGAATCGATAGCTGAATGGTCGCTTACACGGGTCACACTCAACGTACCTTGCAATCCGGTTGTAACGTATGTCACTGCCAACTGCGGTTTAGTGAACGTAGCTTCGATTGTAGTGTTCTGTTCGACCTTATATTCTTTGGTCGAAAGAATATCGGTTTCGTTTGCCGTGAGTTCGGTAAGTTCATAGTTTTCTGCAACTACTGTCTCGACCGTTACAACTGTACCAGCATCTACTTCCGTGCCGGAAGCAACCGGAGTTAAACCGTTCTTGACATTCACACTGTTACCGTTTCCGGCATCTGCCGTGTATGTTACAGTATATCGAATCTTCTCGAACTCAACGTCTATCGTCACATTCTCGCTTGCAACGAGATATGTGTAAGGACTTTCGAGCGGAGTGCTGTTTACTTTAACGGATTTCAACTGATAGTACTTTTCCGCACTCGGAACGATTTTAATCGTCGTTCCCTGCATGATGCTGTCAGATACATCCGTCGTGAAATCAACACCCTGTTTTACTTGATACGAACCACCGGTAGCCGGGTTTTTCGTTACCGTGCGCATGATAGGAGCGAAAACCGCAACAACGCTGGTGTTTTCCGTAATCTTGAACTGCGAACCACTTGTGATTGAGGTTTGGTTGTACTTCAACGATTCGAGAGTGTAGTTCTCATTCGGTGTTGCCGTTGCAGTTACGGTATCACCGGCCCAGATTTCTTCACCGGAAGTGTGGGGTTGGTCATTCACTTTCACATCGAGAGTACCGTTTTCGGGTTCTTCGTATGAAAGAGTGTACATGATTTTCTCCGTTGTTCCAGTCAAAGTATGGTTTTCTTTCACAGTGAAAACGTAGCTGTCTTTCGAAGCAAGTTTGTCTTCTCCGTTGTCGGTAAACGTTTTCAGTTCGTAATAATCTGCGGCTTCTGCTGTTACAGTTACTTCCGTACCCCAATCGACAGTACCGGTATGATTTGCTGTGATTGTACCGTTTGCAGGTTGTTCGACTGTTACCGTGAATTTCTTAATCGAAACTTCTGCAACAACAGTAGAGTTTTTATCGACTACAAAACGGTTGTTCTTGATTTCAACGTTATTTGCCTTAACAGATTTCTTTTCATAACCCTCATTTAGTGTGAGAGTAACGATGAGTTCCGTAAGTGCATCAACCTTTGAACCCGTGGGAACTGCGATACCGCCTGTTTTCGTCACTGCAAGTTTCGCATTTTCCGGTTGCTCATAGGTAACGGTGTATTGTTTGATAGCCGTTTCCACATCGATTGCGGTGATGTCTTCCGTTACGGTTACGGTAATGGGAGAACCGGATTGTTCCTCGCTGTTCACTGAAACTTTTGTTACGTTGTAATGTTCAGCCGCAACTGCTTCGATTGTCGGAACCGTACCATAATCGACTTGTTCACCCGACGTAACCGGTACTTCACCGTTTTTCACGGTGAGAGTAGCATGGTCGGGTTGAACAAACGTAACCGTGTGTTTGTCGATTTCAACAACATCCGCGAATGTCACAGCTTCCGTAACCGTAACATTTCCGGTTACTTCCACACTGTTTGCGGTAAATGATACTTTGTGATAACCTGTTTCCGGTGCAAGTTCGGCTGTGAGAACCGTACCATGTTCGACTTCTTCACCTGTCGAAACCGGAGTTTGTCCGTTCTTGACAGTGATTGTACCGTTTTCCGGCTGGTTGATAGTCACACGATATTTGTTGATTTCGGTAACTACTTCTACCGTTGTTGCTCCGGTTACGTTGAAGACTTTCGTCGAAAGAATGCTGGTTTGGTTAGCTTTGATGTCAGTGATATGATAACCCGTCTTTGCAGTTGCAACGACTTTCAAAGTCGTACCGTCCATGACTTTCGAAAGGTCATCGACTTTTTCACCTGCGAGAGTTTGGATTTCCACATCTACTTGTTCTTCTTCTTTGGTCACGGTGACTTCCCACAAAATCGGTTCGAAGATTACCTCAACCTTTTTCGGTTTATCAACGACAAACTTGTATTGTGAATCGTCGGCTTCGAGAGGTTCATCATTTACCAACACTTGTTTGAGTTGGTAGTGAGCTGCCGGAGTTGGAACTACAAACAGTTCCGTGCCTTGTGCGATAGCTGTGCCGGAAACAACCGGAGTACCCTCGGAAGTCTCTACCGTAAATTCGCCGTTTGACGGATTGACTTTCGATACAACGTGCATAATCTTCGAGAAAGTAACTTTCACGACAGAATCGGCAACAAGTGAGAACGAACTACTTTCGATGTCTGCATCATTTACGGTAATCTTATCTACTTGCATGTTTTCTTCCGGAGTTGCTTCGATTGTGATTTCCGTAAGTGCATCGACAAGAGCACCTGACGAAAGCTGGCTTTGTCCGTTCTTCACAACAAAGCTGCCGCCGATTGCAACATCAGAGAACTCAACTTTGTACTGTTTCTTTTTGAACGAAACAGATACAACCACATCCTTTGCCGGTACGACGAACTGCGAGATACCCTCATCGAGCGGAGTTCCATCCACGATGATTTGGTCAGTTTCGTAATGCTCTGCCGGTACCGGATTGATGACTACAATCGAATTGTAATCGACAGCCGTATTGGGAGCAATCGTTTCACCATCGGCATCAGCCAATGAGAACGTACCGTTTTCCGGTTCAGTTACGTAAACCGTGTATTTCTTCGGAATGAATGTTACTTCGATGTTGGTGTCTTCACGAACAACACCTTTGTATTCCGGTCTTTTCAGTTCGATGTCGTTTGCTTTGACAGTACCGATTTGATAACCCTCTGCCGGATTCGGAACGATTGTCAGTTCCGTACCTTTCTGAACGTCATCATTATTTTCAACTTCTCCTTTCGAAGACGAAACGGTAACAGTACCGTTTTCCGGTGTTGCAATGAGAACTTTGTATGTGATTTCAGCAAACAGAACTTCGATTACGCTCTCACCCGTAAGTGTAAAGGTTGTAACACCTTCGGGAAGTGCTTTACCGTTCACGCTGATTTTGCCGAGTTTGAAGTTTTCATTCGCTTCTGCCTTAACGGTCATCATCGAACCCTCTTCGTATGTGTTACCGGAAACAACCGGATTACCATTGGCGGTTACAGTGTATGAACCGTTGAGAGATGATTTCAGCGTTACTTTATAGTTCTGTTTCGGCCCTTCGGGGTCGGGTGCAGGTACGTTCGATTCGATGATTTCGATTCCCGTTACCTCAACGACAGAACCGTTGATACCCTTAATCCGGTCGCCCACACGCACACCCTGTTCGAATACACCGATAAACGATGTTTCGTCCAAAGTACCGTCATTGTTCTGGTAACGTTCAGTTTCGAAGATAACTTCTTGGTCTTCGATAACTTTCACCATATCGCTGGTGGGAGGGAACGCAACGAATGTCTTGTGGATTTGTGCAGGCGCAACGTGTGAAAGCATTGTTTCTGATGCACTTTCGAGACGATTGCCCTCTTCGTCATAGAACGTAGAACCGCCGAAATCGATAGTGTTGAGGTCATCTGATTCCAACACTTCATCGTTGATAAACGCAACCAATCCGGTTTCAGAATATGCCTGATTGATAACGGTATCGATAGAAATCGATTCACCGCTTTCTGATTTCAGATTGGGAATGAGTGAACCTGTAAACCTGCGGTTGAAACCGGCTTCCGGAATTTCGGTGAGTTCTTCCAAACGAGACAAATCCACATTACCGTCAGTATCGAAGAACTGACCGTAATATTTGTTCGTTGTTACGTCGGCGACATTAAATGTGTTGTTGAACACATACACATCAACGAACGTGTCTTTCAGAAGCATTTCCGGATTGAGTGCCGGATATTCTTCGATTTCGAGTTCTGTTTTGCCGAGGGTGTTGTCACCTTCTGACGTAACAGAATCTACGTGTGTCGATACTACGATGAACACAGAAATATCGGAAGTACCGATGTTACCGATGTTCAACAAATGTTTTTGCGTCAGCAAATTCGCCATGTATTTCGGCGTAACAGTCCACAACTGATTCATGTTGTACAAACGAGTGTACGGAACAAGTTGGGTTTCGCCTTTTTCCGAATTTGCAGAAAATGCGCGAATCTGCGTTTTGTCCTGTTCATCGTCAAACGAACGCAAGTTGATAACTGCCACCGGACCAGCTTCGAGACACTTCAAAGCAGTCTTCAATGACTGATTGCCTTTCCGCTCCATTTGACGAGTGGACTTGCCGAATACGTTTTCGAATGATGCAGTGTCCCCGGACTGAAACACGACGACCGTATTAACCGGGCCTTTCGGTGAGTTAATTGGGACAAGACGCAGATTCGATGTCGTAATTGCTGCCGGAACAGCGGAATTATCTGTTACGATAAAGTAGATACCCGCTTGTTTGCCTGCAATCTCCAAAAGTTTCAAATCCATATCTTTCGTGATTTTTAAGATTGTTGATGATTATTCTGTATAGTATTTATCCGGCAAACTTTGGTTCACCATTTTCGATATGGAATCGAAAACTATGAGATGAATTGAGTTTCCTGATTCTGTTCGGTTTGTGTCGATGCTTCTCGTGATTTACGTTCTACTTCTTCACGGAGTTTGCGCAACAAATGCTTACCGGAATTGAACTGTGTTTCTCCGAAGTTTTCCGTAACTACCTTTGTTTCATCGACTTGTTGTTCTTCGGCTTGAACTTGTTGAGCTGCGTCGAGCATTACATCGGCTTTCATCTTTTTCAATGTAGCCGGAATGTTCTTGTATGTTTGTTGTAACTCTTTGCACAACTTCATGTGTTGATTCAACAACTGATTATATGTTTGAATCAACATGTAATCTTCGGCTTGCGTTGCATTGACACGACGAGCAATGTTTCGAATCATCGATTTATTCATCTCCACAACCGCAAGCATATCGGCAAGATTCGCTACCTGCAATTTGCCGACATCTCGAAGATATGATTTATGTTGGTCGGTAAGTTCAACATCACCCAATTCGATGATGAATTTCGTTATCTTACCGACAAAATTTTTCGCTTGTATTTGGTACTGTTTATCGACAGTATCTACATCAATATCTCGATACTCTGCAACAACACCATACGAATTGTTATTGGTTGCAAGCATACCGTCATTGTACTCCGTTAATTGAAGTACTTCGCCGTAATCGTCAGAAGATGGTGAATCCGGTTCATCCAACGGATTATCGAATACAGGTGTTGCTTCTGCATCAACAACGTCGGTCGAACTGGTCGAAGCCGCATCTTCTACGACATCAGCACTTTCGATATGTTGCCATTCGTTATTCATTAGTCATTAAATTTATTCATGACAAGTATGGGGTTGCAATTGTCTTTGAGAATCGGTTTGTTTTCGCAGAACAAATATATGTCGTTCGTGAGATACGGACCGCCGAACAAATACATCTTTTCCAATACCATTGTGGAAGTCACAATATCTTGAAGTATATAAATGTCCTGAAAATCGAGAGTTTTGTTTTTATTCTCAATCGTGAAAACTTTTACCGCCAACTGTGCATTTTTCATACTCAATTCGAAACGGTAAAATGTCATCTTCTCGAATTTGTATTCAACAGGTATAACTTGCTGAAACGGATGCACTACTATTTCTAACTTTGAACGAGAAATCTGTACTGTGAAAACCGGACTATTACCGACATCAACGAAATCGAACAGTTCTCCCGTGAAGTATGACTGCACAACGAAATTGAAACCAAATCTCAAATCATTCAACCAACGATTATTTTTCGATACAGATGTGTAGTCTTTCAAATCATAAACCATTCCGATTGTACGTTTATCGACTGTCTGACAATTATACATTTGAACCGGAAATGAATTTTCTGACGGATTGACCGATACAATCTGCATACGCTTATGTATCATTTCTCGTTGTTTCTCCGTTTCTTTGTTATCAACCAGAAATGTCGAATCATAGTTTTTGTTGGTGAACCATTGGGTTGCTTCTTTCTTTTCATCTGTGGCCGAAGCATTTACGGTTTCAGCCGACATTTCTCGTTCGTCAATGTATGTCTGTGTTTCTTCGAGAATGCGTTTGAGTTCTTCATCTTCGAGAACTTCATCGTTTGCACCGACATTTTCATCTACTGCATTGATTGCTTTGTCGAAGTCAGTAAAACCGGCAGCTTGTCGAATGTCATCTGACATTATAACACATTCATCCTCTTCGTATTTCGACAAGAACACTTCCCACCATCCAACTTTACCCATAAGTCCATTGTTTGGCTGGACGGACGAAACTCGATACAGTTTGTTGTTGAGCGGAAGAAACAAATAATCCTTTGCAAGAGGTACTTTGTCTTCTCCAAACGCCAACCGGAATTTGTCGTTTATGATATGCACAACAAACTCATCTTGCAACATGTAATCCCAATCCGTATATGCAGAGCGGTCATGCGGTAAGTTGTTGTTGGGTATGTTGATTTTGATACGTTTAATCGAAACGACATTACGCACTACATGATTTGCGAATGTATGAACCGTTTCACTTTCGACAGGTTCCGTTTTGAAATAAATGACGGTATGTCCGTACATCTCATTTACAGCATTACACTGTTCGAGCCAACGATGTACAGTAACTTCCTGATTGTCGTAAAAATTCCAAAGCGGATAATTGTTGATGACTGATGTAAGCGATTCATACCGGACATCATCCGGTTTGAAAATGTTTAACTGCGTACCGTTGTATTCAATACCGGAAATTTCTGCAACTGTTTCCGTTGCATCGACATTCTCTTTCACATACAATGTGTAAGCGTTCATCGGTGCATTGAAATTTACGGGTATCATCCAAATTGCAATGTACGATTCCCTTACGTTATCCGGTATGACAAATTTTTCTTTCGGTTGAGGATTGCTCCAATTCTGTCCGTCTATCGAAAATGAATAATAGAATGTGAAACCGATACATTTCAGGAATGTCAGTTTCAAAAGTTCCATGTTGAAGTTTTCGAACAGCAACCGGAGATAAACAACGGTAGGATATGTTATCTGTATCGTTTTATCAGTCATGACAAAATATCGCTTTCTGTATTTATCGTTTCGAAATGATTCACATAATACACATTCGCATCCACATCTGAATCGGTTGTACCATTGTCGGAAAATTGGGATTGCCGGCAATCCCTTCTCGAATCCGACCAACTCACACCCAAAGGATGGGTCATCTGTGACGGCCGACAAATTCCCGGATTGAGTATAGAAGCACCGGATTATTCGGACGTGTTTGTTCGGGGTGTTTCGAAAGGTGCGACAACAGATAATACCAATGTAAAATACGGTTCAGATACGGTACGTATTTCTGTGCAGGATTTGCCATCCCACACGCATGAGTTCAAAAACTATATTCGAGGAAATATCTCGATTCCGCATAGTCACACAGTTACCAAAACTTCTACATCCGGTTTAGGTTTGAAAATTGCATGGGAAGGTACGGGTAACAATAAGTCAGGACGACGCCATGACAAGTTGTTCCCGCAGAAAAACGCTTCTCCAAATTACGGTTACATTTCGGGAGATACAAGTTTCTCGATAGATAAACTTAACAGTGATGTTTCGTTTGTGATGAAACCGAATACCGTTGGTAATACAACCGGAGACATAGCGAATAAAACAACTTCGGTACAATCAGTTCTTAAAATTGTGCCGCTTCACAAAAAGATTTTCTACATCATGAAATACAAAAACATGTAGTCTCACACACAAATCGTATCGAGTTGCACAAACAAAAATCCCGGTCGCAAACCGGGATTTTTGTTACGAATACAGTCGAATATTAGTTGTTCTTGTATTTCATGATATAAAACACATCGCAATATGACGGAAGATGTTCGACAGGCACATTGTTTGTGTATTTCCATGAATACCACCCACTTCCACCCGGAATTTTTGTGTACAATATGTCACCACTTTTGAAACCTATGCTCGATTCGAATTTGATTGTGGCTTGTCTGTTTGTCGAAGCATTTTCGGGTGTCCATTCTTTTTCATACGGTACAGTACCGATTCGATGTTGGTGATGCCTACCTTGACCCGGTGCCGCACCCGGAGTTAAACGGTCATTACCGCTGTTAATATCGGCTGCGATGTAATCCGGTGAAGTTCTTCGATAATACCGGTTTGAACCATTATCATCATAACTACCTACCGCATTATCATAACTTCCTCCGGCTTTTGCTTTACCAACTTGCATTCCAAAGAAATAGTGTTGGTGTTCTCCACCGTAAATTGCGTGCGAGTGAGGGAATGATGCACGAATATCAGCCGATGTCATATCAATTCCGTGTGCATGTTTCGGGAGATTCTTCGCTTCGAGTGTAAACGTATCGCTTCCCCCCTTCGTGTCCTCTGTCAGGTTATCGTAATTACTTCTTCCCCGCACATACTTGTTCCGGTAATCCGGTGCTTCTATACTCAATCCGGGAATTTGTCGGCCGTCACAGATGACCCATCCTTTGGGTGTGAGTTGGTCGGATTCGAGAAGGGATTGCCACGTGTCGGGATAAGTGAGTTTCAACAATTCAACCGATTTAACACTCCACATCTGAATCGAGCCAACTGGTAAATGACTGTACATCCAACGTATCGAATCATCTCTGTTCGGCGTATTCTGCAAACGTGTTTTAATCGCTTGAATAGCGTTGTAAAGTTGATTCCAATATTTGGAAGTGAGAATTTTCGAATCAGAAGTAGGTCTTGTTGCAGTTATGGGAGGAACAGAACCATACTTTTGAGGAATATCGTTAAGAGATTCCGTATCTGTTTCGACTTTCTCAATCTCATACGTTTTCAGAACATTACCGCTTTCATCGCAAACGAGAACTTTGTTCTTGAACTCATCATACCGGATGTTGCTTGATTTGTGAATCTGCGTACCCGTACCGATAACAGTTGTGTCTTTTACACGGTCAGATGTAAACGCCGCATTGTCTGCATCAGCACCAACCACAATACTATCGGCAGCAGTAAGTGTCGATGTTACTTTGAGATTCGGTATAACGTTGTTTTCGAAATCATATTTGTTCCAATAGTCATTCTTAATCGAACTGATAATGTTGTTGATTTTACGTATCAGTTGCGAGAATTGCAATGATGACGGAATCTTCTGTTCTGACACTATCAGATTTTCCGACAACAAATTGAAACCGGGCAATTCGTTATCCGGTAATACCGTTTTCTCCAACGAGTACGTTGCCAATACAACACCGGTTGAATCAGTAACGAGAACATTTGATTTGTATTTCAAAAACGTTGCAGTACCGTTTACAGTAACTCTGGTATTGTTGTCTTTTCCAACCGAAACGGTGTTGTTAGTTGCAGATGCGTTTACCTGAGGTGTGGTGAAATCACCCGTTACCGTAAGTTGTTTGATTATCAACTTCGGTATGTCTCCGGTTTCGAAATCGGACTTCTTCCAATAAGTCGTTCCAACCCATTTCATGAAGTTGTTGAGTTTTCGAACAACCCATCCCAGATAGTTTCCGGTTACAACTGTCGATGAAGAATTGGGATATACTGTGATTTGTGTATCGTCAGTAAGTTCCGCATCTTTCATCGAAACTGTTTCAATCGAATATGTTTGCAACACAGAACCGTCTGCACCTGTAACCAAAACTTTCGATTGGAACTTCGAGAATTTCACGTTTGTTGCTGCATTCTCATAACTCCATTCCGTATCGGCTTCGTTGCATACTTCCACACTATGTGCGGTACGTTGCACTTTCAATCCCGGATTGCTTATGTTGTTATCTACTGTCAAATCATTCGACAAATGCAATGACGGTATCTCTCCGGTATTGAATTGATTCTTTCTCCAATAGTTTTCGACAGCGTATGCACAAACGGAATTGATTTTCCTAACTAAATACGCAAAGAAATTCGAAGTGATAACGGTATTTGCATTATCGGGATAACCCGTTATCTCTCCCAAATCCGTTGTATCTGAGGGCAATGTTTTTTCGATTGTGTACTGTTTGAGAAGTTTACCGTTTTCGTCTGCAACCATTACAAACGTTTTGTATTCGGTAAATGTTATCTCATCCGAGTAAACAATTCCTTGCGAATTTGGAACAACCGGATTCTGTCCCAATTCAAAAGTATCTTTGTTCTTCGTTTTCGTGAATGTACCGGTACGGAAAAATTCAGAATCTACATGACCGTTGATGTCCACATTTCGTTCGAATGTAGAGTTACCGATAATGCGCAAATCTTTGTTGAACGAAAGCTGCAAACGGTTCATCCTTAACAAACCGTATTCAGATTCGATTTCTCCCATACCCGATTTGATGTTGAGATAATCATCTTCGGATTTGAAAATCGAAGCAAACGATTTGAGTGTGGCATCTTCACCTTTCATTCCCAGCATCAATCCGGCGTTACCGGTATCTTGCATAAGTATAAGTGTCGGTATTGCATCTTGTGTGGGAACGTAACGTGCAGTAAACGTTTGTTGTCCGGATGTCGTAATCGTGTTGTTGAACATACGGATAAACAACGGCATCGAACCGAGTACAAGCGTACCGGCTTTTGTCGAATTGTTCATCTCGTTTGTTGAGTAACCGAAATACTCATGGTCGATTCCCTCTGCACCGATGTTGTTGTTCACACCGGGAATGTACGGAGTAAGTCCAATCGAACGACCACCGTTTGCAGTTGCTCGACGAGACACATACGAGTTGTCGGTATCTGCATACTGTTTACCAACCGTTTCATAATCGATGAATATGTTTTTGAGAGAGTTGATAATCGTATTGTTATCAACCGCATCTTTAACGGCTTGGTCTATCTTGTCTTCAATCGAAGAAATGATGTTCGATTGCTCATTGAATGCAATGTTTGTGTTGATGAAAATTTCCGCAGAACTACTGTACGAAAGCATTACGGAATTTGTCAGCACAACAACATCACCGTTTACTAATTCCGATGTTCCCAGAGATTTCAGAATCTTCTGTTTCGATTCAAATGTGTTGAGGTTGGAATTGAGAAATCCCAAAGTGATGTCCGAACCTGTTTTGATGATACCGGGGAAATTTGCCGTAAAGTTGTTGAGAGCAACAAAGAAAAATTGCGAACCTCTTATACCCGGAGTACCTATGGCACCGGGTTCACCCTCATCACCCGGAACACCCTTAAATAACGGGGAGTTCTGAATAACGGCAAAGTTCCGGTTTATATCTTCACAAAATTGTTCGATTGTATTAAACGAAATTTTGCGAAGTGTCTCGATTTGAGAAAGTAACTTGCTGTCCATTATCTGTATGGTTTGTTTTGTTTTATCTTATTGTTTCCTAACAAATCGAATCGTTAATGTCTCAACATCTGTCGAATAGCTGTACTGACTTTGCAAATGTATAATGTCGGAATTTTTCGCATCAGTCCAGAACCGTAACTTAATTCCTAACTGCGTTGTCACATCACACAGTTCGTAAAAATTGTTGAGAACGTATTTCGTGTATGTCTCAATTATATACTCATCGATATTCTCATCCAGTTTTGATATGTAATCTTCATTACGGTTGTTGTCGATAACGCACTCATCGAGAGTGAAGTAATTTTCGAGCAACTCACGTGTATTGATTTCTTCTCTGAACGGTATCGAAATTCGTATGTCGGAACTTCTGCAATATAATGACGAAACGACATTTCCGGTTACTTCATCCCACAAACCTGTTGCGTTAATTCCGTTGCCGCCGAAATCCGTATCATATTCATTGTATATCCGGTTTGTGTCTGCATACTTCTCTCGCTGAAATTCAATAGCTGATTTCAGTACCGGCATGAACGGGAATCCCGGAGTTTTGTAACGGTCGATTGTTATGAGTTTGTCGTTTGCTCCGTTCGGTTCGATGATGTTCCAAATCACACTATTGTAATCATGGTCATTCACGATTAACCGAACATATCCCAAACTATTCGTGTTGTCTTTGTCCGTTACATTATCAATTCTCCAAACCGGAACACTATTGATTTCACAATAGTCTCGAAGATTACCGACAAGCAAATTGTTTATCTGTTTGCGAACTTGTTCTTTCGAAACATTTTTGAAACGAATATCTGAACCCATGTAATCCTGTATGAACAACCATAATTGGTTACGGTCAAACATTGTTACACGTTGTGAAACCGTTATGTGTTCGAAAGAATCGCTACCAAATTTCGCAAACATTTCGGTCATGTTCATATCGGGATATTTCCAACCACGATATTCCGGTTCTGACAAATCACCAGCATTTTTATAACCGACGATTGTTTTCTCGAACGTGAAGATACTATCTTTGTGCAGCCATGTACCGTTTTGTTCATCCGATTCGAACACTTCACGACGTAACTCAAAGTAGTCATCACGAAGCGAGAATGTTTTGTCAGGTACGAGCAAACGCATCGATACTTCTTCTGTTCCGGTACTTGTATTCAGCATTACCAAACATTGTTTGGTGTTGTCGCCGTACATGTACGTAGGAGGTCCGGCCGGAGTATCATCGGAAAGTACTATTACATCTGTCGAACGTTTGACGCGGAAGAACTCCTGCAAATACTCATCTTTAACAAGTTTGTAACGCTGAACAAACATTTCCTCTGTGTCGAAGAATCTGGATTGTATGTCTTTGCACCACACAACATTTTCTCGAATCTCAACAATGCCCTTTACCGTAAACACTGCGGAAACGTATGTGTATGTTTGTCCGTTGTATTCAATTTCAGACCATAGCAAAAATTCTTGTTTCTCGTTTTCGACAGGGAACAAATCACGTAAATCGATTTCGGGGTCTGAACACTTCAAAGCAATCAATGTTATGTCGAGACCACCCTCACGATATTCCGTATCACCTTCGAAACGTGGTTTTGATGAATCGAAGTAATACCAACCATTCGTTTGTGTATTAGCCGGAGTGGTAACGGTTGTAGTTTCATTGGCAAGCAACAGTTTTGCTTCCGTAAATCCGGTGATGAAATCCGATGTTTCGTTGTATGAATTTTCAGCACCGTAAAACAATGACAAATCCACCAACGGTTCGTTTTTCATTTCTCCACCACGTATCAAATCCGTATAATCGACGAAGTAACCGATTTTCAGATACAAACGATGATTGACTGTATCGATTTCAAACCGGTAGTTGCGTTCGATGTCTAACTGATTGTTTGGGTCGAGATAAACGGCAAACTGCCAATCTTCGTATTTCAACGGTAATCGATACTTCACACCCAAAAACATCGTTTCACAATAGAATGTGTTTACACGAACGATGCGAGATGTAAGCTGCGGTATTGATTCGAAATACCTCAACGAACGTATATCGTTTTTGAGATATTCCGGACACTTGCCATGTATCAAAAACCAATGATAAGCGTATGACGAAAGTTCTGCGAGATTGTAGTTTACATTTCCGTTGATAACCGAAAAATGTTTGTCAATGTTTACAATAGTCGGTACCAAACATGAACCGGAACCGAACATGTTAAACAACATTGTACGTGTCCAATCATCGTTTACATTCTCTTGTTCCACAGTAGTTGCGGGAACCATTTCCATACTTTGTTCGTCATCTTTCTGATACGGTGGTGTATCGGAAAGACGTTGGTTATCGCAACTTGCACGGAAATTCTCAACTGCAATCTCGAACTTCTTATGGTTTTCTACTTCATCAGCAGACGGTTCATATCCGTCAGGAAACTCAAAATGTTTCAACAACTCATCTGCGTATTTCTCATATTCGAATTGTTGTTCTTGTGATTCGAGATTTGAGTTTACAGACAGATACGGTAATTCCGGTAACTTCCACAGTTCGGATTCTTTGAGTTGGTAAAATCCGAGAACGTGTGCCCGGTCTATAACCGGATAAGCATTGTCTTCACCCACACAACGCACATAGTTTTTACCGTTGAACTGGAAACGTTCAACCAACTTGTATTCGATACCGTCTATTTCGAGTTTGTACATACTCATATCATACGGTAATGATGAAGACAACATCAAATCGTACTGTGTGATTGCTCGAAATTTGTAATAGTTTTCATCCGATTCGTAACGGTCAAGTATGTAACACTGTGACGGTACTGATATGGAATACTGTTCCTGTTCAATACCGACAATATTCGATTTACAAGTTACTTGCAGTTTGTCATCGACATCAAACAGAAATTCATAACCGGATAATTTCGACATGCGTTTGCAGATGTACCGCATTGTTTTCAACAGCGAATCCGGTTTAATATCGGTTGTAAGAACACTGTAAGTGAAATACGGTGAACCATCCGGAAACCGTATGATGAATGTATCGTTTACGGAAATGTTGTTCACACGGAACCGAACTTGCGGCTGTTGTTCTTTCGACGGTATCGTATTGACGTTATCGACTAAAACATAGTACGGTTCGATTGCGAGATTCTCCACATACTTTTCCTGTTTCCAAACGATGTAGTCGTCATAATCTTGTATGTTACACAAGAAATACGGAATGTTTCTGTCACCCTGTATCGAAGGTATTTCGCGTGTCATCTCATCGACTGTCGTCTGCAATCCTTTCGACATGTAACCGAAGAAATTGTTGAACACAACCAAATCATCGTTGTATTCAAACTCAAATTCGAAATTCAGAAAGCGCGGGAAAAACATGTTATTTTCGACATACGCATTCAGAATGAAATTGTTGAACACATCGAGGTATGGTTGGTTTGCCTGATAGTAAACGGTATTCAATGTAACCGTTTTCCAGCTTTCTTCTGTTATTGAATAACCGGATATGTTGAGGTTGTTATCTTCGAAGTTGTAATAAACAGGATAATCCGGACACTCCGAAAGTATCTCCTCCATAATCGATGTAATCCCCAACTTGTCCAACTGATATAATTGCAGAATCAAACCGAACTTTTGCAGCTTGTCACCGGAATCGATTTCTTCATTCAACGCACGAGATATGCAGAAAAATTTCGGGAGTGTGTCTTCCGGATATGAACCGTTATATTTTTCCACATTCAGATACAACGGGATATGCCAATATTTTCTGGTGAGATGTTGAAACCCGCCGTATCGAACATAGTCTTTCTGAACGATATTTGTTTTCGTTTTAAGAAAGTTAGCAATTTGTGGTAGAATTTCTTTGGTTAAATCGACTTCTACTCGACGTTCATTGTAGTCACCGAGCCAAAGTTTTCCGTTCAAATCTACAACAAATTTATATTGACCGGAAATTTTAAGCGGAGCAATATTCAAAACACCCGTAAGCGTCTCGAAAATGTTCGTCGATTTTGTATCAGTTGCAAAGTTCTGAAACATATCTCATTGTTTTTGTGTGCAAATATTATCTTTTGCGGTATTTATCCGTAGGAATCACCGCATCAAAAATGCAAGAATATCCCAGAAATGCACGCAAAAATAGCTAACTCATTGATAATCAGCACTTAACTATGGGGCTGAAAATGCCAAATAGGGCAGGGTCGGGCAGGGGGTTAGACAGAGGTCAAAAATTAAGTGGTTGATAATCAAGCAGTTACAAATTGAAGAAAAGCCGAAAAATCGCTAAGTGCTTGATAATCAAGTAGTTACGAAAAATCGCAGGGGTATATAGATGTACCCCCTAAAAATGGCCTCGTCAAATGGGCTGAAAAGGGCCTTAGCGTGGATTCTACGGCCTGTTTTTCTTCACTTAACTACTTGATAATCAATAACTTACGTAACTCATTGATTATCAACGTTTAACTACGTGGCTGAAAATGCGAAATAGGGCGGGGTCAGATGGGGTGTCTCGGATTGCCCAAAAATTAAGTGGTTGATAATCAATGAGTTACAAAATGGCCGAAAGGCGAAAAATCGCTAACTCATTGAAAATCAGCGAGTTAGCAATTTTCAGCGGGTGATACTCGGATATACCCTGAAAAATGACCTCATCAGAAGGGCTAAAAAGGGCCACTGTGGGCATTCTACGCGCCTAAATTTTTGGGTTAAAGTATTGATTATCAAGTAGTTACGTTTTTCCACACTCAATGCGGAACAGAATCCCATAAACGCAAGAAACCGGTAACATTCGAAATGCTACCGGTTTCTTGTGATTAACATGTGTTATAATGAGTACACTTTATGTATCGAAAAACTACATGATAGATTTTTTGTTTTCTGATTTGTAAGAAGCGACAATCGAATTTACATTCTTGCCGTCAATCGGTGCAACTTTGGATTTGAGTTTCGAAGTTACAACGATGTCAAACCGGAACACTGAATTATCAATGAGAATATCGATACCCATTTTCTTACCGTAAATGAGTGTTGCGTTGATGTCTTTGTCTTTTCCGTTTACGTGCCCCAACGCATCCGTCATACGATATTCATACACAATCGGTATGAGAATCTCGGAGTTTGCCGGTATGATAAGTGTCGAAATCGTTCTGTCACCGTTTACGGAAATGGCAGTCTGATTCGAAATAACCGGATAGAAGTAAGCACCGCAAGTGTAATAACCAATAGCGTATTGGTCATTGTCTGCGAAACCTGCACGAGCGTATTCAAGACCGTCGAATGATGAATACTGTTTTGACAAATCTTTTATGATTTTGTCATATCGTTCGAGACGTTCAAATTCCTGTTGTGCATTCTCCGCATTGATACCAGCATAAGTTGTTGCGAAACAGTTGAACTTGGTGAAGTCCGCTTCCGGTTTGATTTTGACTTTCTGCATCGACGTACCATTCCAAACATACGCATTCTTATCTGCATCAGGTGCGGAACTGTCTATCCATGCTGAATCCGGCATTACGGGTGTTTTCGTTCCGGGGTCTTTCACAACATACGCAAACTGTTCATCCGATTGCAACGTCAAATCTCGGTTACGGAAATACACAACTTGTTTCGTTCGCTGTTTGTAATCTTCCTGACCGCGAACAGGCGTGTCATAGTAATACGGTGCATTATCGGTTGAGAGTGTTCCATCTCCCGTACCCATGCCGGGAACGATAGAACGGAGTTCAACCGGAATGTTGTTAGCATTCTTTATGCGGATGTAACCTGTTTTACGAATAATGGTTCCCCATTTCGATTCATCCAACAAGTTGATTGTATCCGCATAGTTTCCTGCAAACAATTCAAGAGTTGTGTTATCACGACATACGAAAGTATCACCGTTGAAATCGATAACCTCAACCGTAACACGTTCATTTTCCTTTGACGAAGTAAGTGTGTCGAGTTGTGTTTTGATTGTCTGCAAAAATTCTTGCAAGTCAATGTTTTTCATTTCTGCCGTATAGAATCCGGATGCTATGTTTTTCGCCGTATGGAAAAACAGTTTTTCGGATTCCTTGATTTGGTCGGAAATATGTTTCAACAGTCCGGCCGATTGCAGAATTTGGTTAAATTCCGATGACTGCAAATCTGTTTCGTTTTTCGCTACAAGTGCGGAAACCGATGATGTGGACATGTTCTCCGGGAAATCAATTCGAAGAATCTCTGACCATTCAGATTTCAGAGGTGCTATGGGATAGCCAGCTTCGGACACGGCACGGACACGTATTTCCACACTCTCACCGTCACGTATCGGTATCAGACATTGATTGATATTGATGTCTTCGACCGAATCATAAACGGGAGTTTCCCATACGAGTTCACCTGCATTGTTCTCGACTTTGTTAAGGGTACGTGTCGCCAAATCTACCCATGCAGAGAACACGACATTTACCTCACGACCACCGGAAACCATTCGAAGCGATGTTGTATCAACCGTATCGACATTCTTCGAGAGATACCGGTACTGCACATCGTATTTGATGATTTGTTGTGCTTTGGTATTCGGTGAGAATATCAGTTCTTGCATTTCCCAAAATCCCACGATACGGTATTTCGGTTTGTAATCTTTCAAACCGTATGAAACCGCATTACTATCGATATTACGTGTTACAACAAGCAAGTTGTTGTTCAGCGTTTCGATTTCGTTTTGGTAGTTGGTAATCTTCTGTATGCGAGATTGCTTTTCTTCTATGGTTTTGAACGTGAGCGTATCGAGTTCAGATTGGATAACCTTTATCGAATCCTCTCGTGTTTTGATGTCATTCTGAATCTTCTGTTTTTCCTGATTAAGTTTGGTAAGGTTTTCCTGTGCTTGTGTGGTAACAAGATGTTTGTTGATTTGCACAACCTTGAAGTTTGCAGAATCGAGAACAGGCTGATTCGGAACGATACCTAACGAAATCGGTATGGATGTTTCATTGATGAGTGATTGCATGTATTCACCGATGTTGGTAACATACTGTGCAAAGAACTCATCGAGCGTGTGTGTCGTGTTGTTATACACAACATTGTAAACAGAAGTGTCTATCTTCAATCCAACCGACGGATAACTTATATTTTTTATGTTTTCCGTCGAAAGGAATACAACCAATTGTTGTGCGGGTTTTACGGGCAAACCGACAATGTGAGTATCTGACGGTAATACTTCGTTGTACTGAACCACACCTACACCAACCACAGGAATATCGACACCCGCAATTCGTGTAATCGTTAGCGTATTGGTAAACGTGTTCAGTTCGTCAATCTGGAATTTTGCGTTTCCGTTCGACAAAACCAGAACATCACCGATTTTGAGTTGCACAGAATTACCGACAGCGTTAAGCGATTCATACATCAACGTATCGGTTGTAATTCGCCATGAGTTTTCCGTTTTCTGTTCGATAGATGTTATCGCAAACTTACCGAAATAACGCACTTGTTCTTTCTGTAATTGCAATGAATGTTCGTACACTTTGGCGATAACATCTCCGGTTTCGATAAGGTGTTCTACATCAATCATTTTCGGATTATCGCCGATAGAATCCCATCCGTCGATTATCTCGTAAACGAAAGCATGAACATCCGAACGAATCTTTGAATCGATAGTAATCGGTATTTTCACGTTAGGGAATACCAGATTATCTACAACCGATGTCTTATCGATTAAACAGTTCCGGCTAATGTTAAAATCCGACAGGTATTCCGCATTGATAAAGGATGTTTTGAGTACGGTTGATATTGAACCGTCAGCACTCAACAAATATGACAAGTTATCTCCGTTTGTTATCGAACGGAAATTCTCATCGATTCGTTTGATGTCAGCTTGTAAGTGTTGAAACGAATTGACGGTTATGTACGTGACATTACCGTTTTCGTCTTTGATTGGTATCTGTATATCTTCGAGGGAACCGTCACCATTTGCTGCACGCTGAAAACCCAACATGAGATTGTATGTGTTTTCATACAGCAACTCGATTCGTTCGAACAATTTTTGCAGTGATGATTTCATATTTTACAACATTTGTTTTCGAATTAGTTTCGGCCGAACATGATTATATCACCCACACCGGAACCGGCTTTGAGAGTATCTTCAACCGCTTGTATTTCTTCCTGATAATTACCACAAACTTCATCCACATTAAGTGTGGTTTCACCGGGTAATTGTATCGTATGAGAACCGATAAGTCTGCGGAGTTCACGACGGCAACAAGCAAACACATACTTATCGAACAAATCATCATTGTACAGCCGTTGTACCGGTACATCCTTTTCGACTTCGATTGCAACATCTTGGTCTGTGTCTCTTTCGAGAACAAACATCGAAGTAAGTGCGTTGAAGCTATACGGCATAGCTTCACCGATTATCGATTCCATAGCGGTCATCTCAACCATTTTACATACGGCCTCCGTAATATACAAGTTGTTGTTGATACCGATAAGTGCTTGCCCGTAGTATTGCGGATTGACACCGTACTGTAAATTGTCGAGAATCTCCATTGCCGTAACGGAATCGTTCCGGTTACACATGATAACAGATTTCACGACACGAATCGACGGATGCAGTTTCACAGCGTTACCGATAAAACCTTGCCGTTTCAAATGCGGGAAGTGTTCATTCGAATATGCTTTCAAATCATCTTTTCGAATAATCATCCATGCGCTTTCACGTGCAAGGTAATACATTCGATAAAACGTTCTCGCACATGAAATGATGCAAGACGTAATCATGCGTTGAGGTATTGTGTACGGTAGTTGTCCGTAAAGGGTCAGTCGATTATTCAACCACATGACATACTGTGAATCTTCTGCGCACAGTTCTATCGATTGTTGTCCGGTTGGATTTATTGTAACAGACATTGTTATTATGATTTGAATTTTGCGTTCAGTATGTTCCGGTCGATGCAGAACTGTTTAACATCGAAATTCGGACATGTTTTGGATGCGAGATTGCAGTGACCACATACAATCACGTCGGGTACGATTTCGATTTGCATCCGGATATACTTTTCGAGTGTGTCGAGTTGTTCTTTCGTGTAAAGGTCTTTGTATGACAGACCTTTTCCGGTTTTGTTCTTTCCGTCTTTCGACCAACCACCGGAAAGCACTACATGTCGGGATTCGGAATTGTAACCGGCTGCACCGTTCGTCACTTCTGCGGAATCGATTACGTCATCGAAATTGTACGGTGTAATGTTGATGAGTTTTCCGGTACGGTCAATCATATCCGCATAACCGCATTTCTTCCAACCACGACCGTTACCCGCATACTTCTTTATATCGAGACCGGCAATCTTTTCATCCGGAAGTGATTCGATTGAATTGTACTTGATTCCCTTATAAGTATAGGTTCCGTCTGCATTCTTTGCCGGAAGCAAATGCCATTGTTTGATGTCGTCTTTCGAAACATTCCTGTTGTATGGGGTGTCCGTACAGTGTACGACAAGGTATTTCATCTTTGCCATATCAGTATCGTTTTAATGTTTTGTTATTTCCTCAATGTTTTCGATTGCTATGTCTTCTGGTTTGAGAACGATTATTGTGCCGTATGTGTTTCCGCGCATGACACAAGTTTTACCGAGTACATCGACATAGAATCGACTGATAGTTTCACGACCCAATCGAGTAGAGCACAATCGATAATACAGAAGTTCATCGCTCAAATGATGTGCTGCATCGACAAGTTCCGTTGATATGTTGAACTGTGTACAGATTTGTAACAGTTCTCCGTCAGACAATGTACAGTCTTTGTTCGACAGAACTGTGTCCGGTTTGACATCGAAAGTACATGTGTACAAATAACCTTTTCCGTTGGTGCTCTTTTTCAGTGCGTAATTCCTCAACATGTCCACAAACGGACCGTACGGATTTTCCTCATCTAAAATGGTATCGGTGAACAGAAAATACACACCGTAAATGTTTTCGAAAAACGGTACATCTTTCCTGTCCGTTACTGCATTTTCCAGTGAAAACTTCCGTATATTCGGTATCGGAGAACCGTGAAAAAGGTACAACTTCATTGTTATCGATTTGTTTCTGACATATTTATTTCCGTTGCATCAGCGACAAATCAAAAAACACCGTAACGAATCATGTCCGTTACGGTGTCGCATTAGAATATTTCGAAGCTAACCCAGAGGTTCTATGTAATTACTCACCTTTGTTAATCCGGTTGAACTCTTTGCGGAAATAGTCGATTCCCAAAATCGTACCGACTACGATAAGCAATGCAATTTCGATAGTGTACAATGTTTGGTCTGCTTTGATAAACGAAACCATTACCTCAAAGGACTGCCACAACACGAAAGCTGCGACGACAACCATAACACCGAGTTTGAGATAAGTTTTCGCGCAATCGACAATATGTGTCGAAAGAGGTTTGATGAGCAATTTATTGAGAAGACCCAACCACCAATCAGCGAACAATACGAATGCTACCAGAAACAGCAAAGTAAGTTCGAAGATGTACAATCCTGACAGAGCAAAACCGGATTTACCGATTGCAACAGACATATCGACGAATTGATAAATCGCGCAGAGTGCGAGAATCGTCGTTACAATCCACAGGATGTACGACCAGATGTTTTGAAAAAACGGCTTCATAATTTTTACGTTTTAGAGATGTTTGATTTTAATTCGTTTACTAATCTGAATCTTTCTTCGCGTTTTCGATTTTGTCATTGATTTTCTCGACGACTTTATCCGCAATATCATCTTTCGCAGAACGTATCTTACGAATGATTGTCGAACCGCACAGACCCATTATGATTGAAACCACCCATGAAACAGATTGAGATGTTTCGAATGCGTAACACAATGATATACCGAGAGCAATCGAAAGAACCGTGTACAACATTTCTTGAAGATAGTACGCTACGGATTTGTGTTTCTTTTTGGGATTCGCAAAATCATCGAGCAAGCTGCAAATGAACGTGAGAAAACCGATTGCGTACAACGGTAACGTTTGCGGGTCGAAAAATTGTGCCGGAGTATTATTGGCTAAGTTAGTGATTTCTTCCATACGACTATTGGTTTGACTTTGCTACTTGTTTGATAAGTTTCAATACATGATACTTTATATACATCAGTACCACGAAATAAATTATCAAGTTTTGAAAGAACAAAGTTCTTATACCAATCGAATAAAGATAAACTGAAAGAACTATGGTAATTATATTTGCAGAAAGAGACAATGCCCACATTATCTTGTTCTTACCAGAAATAGCACTTCGAAAAGCGTATGGGGAAATCTTCTCGAAATATTCTCTCAATTCCAAATCACCGGTAGAAAACTTGTTCAACGATTTCACGGTTAATCGCATCATGTGATTTAACGATACACTTTCAGATACGATTTGCATCATCACGAAAAACATAACGAATTGAGCCAGACGAGAACAGATAAAACTTTTGTCATAAAATTCGAACATCAACAAATTGATGACTAACGCGAATATCACTAATTTGGTGAGTGCGTACATCGTCATTTTGATAATCGATATGCTCGTGTTTTTTCGTTTCTTCGATTTGTCTTTGTCTGTATGTTCTTTCAGTTCTCCGATAGAAAAAACCAGATTACCTATGGTAATGAGTAATACCGTAAGCAAAACGAAAATAGCTATGTTCATCAGTGCGGTCATGTCAATTTTGATTACTTGTTAGACTTATCCGAATCTTTTTCGGATGTATTGGTAAGTTCCTTCGAAATATCTACTCCCGTGTACTTCTTGAAAAATTTGGCAAAAATGATGTTAAAATTATCTCCTAACACAACAATCATTTTTGCAATGTGTTCAGAAAAATTCGCCATGAACAAACCGATGCAGAAAGACAAAATGTTGTTCAGTTCTGTGTAATACAAAACAAACATCGTTCCCACAACGAAAACAATCATCGTGAGGGTGTGGATTATCTTACCGCTTTTTGACAATTTCATTCCGGCATTGATTCGACGGAAGTAGTTCAAAAATCCTATTATAAGTAAGATTATGACAAAACCGTAAAACTGTTGCTTTCTTTCTTCCATTTCGATATGTGTTTGGTCAAATTATAGAACTCCCATTATCGAAATGGGTGCGAATTATTCCTTTTCTGTTAGGTTTCCGGTTCTCCTCTTTGTTTTCATTTCAAAATTTATCGGGACATGGTTTCCCGGTACTTTCTCGATAACCTGTACGTGATATGTATAAAGATGATGAAAGTTGCTTTTCGCTCCTTAACCGGATGTCTTCAAATTGTTGCATGAGTGCTTCTCGATTCATATTGAATGTTTGCACTCCGGATTCAGATATGATAGGTGGTGTCGAAGGGTATTCGAAACTGCAATCAACAGTTCCGTAGTTATCGAGATTCATAGATGTTAGTTTTTATTTGGTAAATGATAACGCATCTAATGCGAAAAAGCACCGTTGATAAAACGGTGCTTTTTCGTTTTTGAATCAGATGTGACCGCCACCTAACTGTGAACGATACCCGTATTGATTCGTTGTATGAATGAAATCATCGCACAAAGAGATGATTCCCAAATCACGAGGATTCGCTTCCGCTTCGATTGCCTGACGGAACAGAATCAAATCATCTACGAACGAGTTCACGACATCTTCCAGTTTCTCGAAGTCATATTGGTAAGGCTGAATCTGACCATGTTCGAGACGACCGTATGTAAATGATGCGTCTTCGATGACTTCATCCGTAAAGTCAATGAGTTTGTCGAAAAACTCATCAGCGTATTTGTGGTTGGCGTTCACCAAATCAATCCAATGCGTAATCTTGCACGCTGTCTGATAACCCAAACATTTGTTGGCGAAATCGACAATAGTTTCGTTAGTCATTGTTCGAATGTTTTATGTACATTATTTATTTTCAATCATTTCCAACACTTTGTCAAGTTTGGTTTCGAGTTCTTTCAGTTTTGTTTTGAGACTTCTGTTCTCCGTTTCAAGTCTGGCAATCTTAGACACAAATATCGAATTGTAATCGACTGTCAAGAATCCGTCTTCTTTCGGATGAACAAATTCCGGGAACAACTTCTGAACTTCTTGCGCGATATAACCGCACTGTTTGTTATCGTTTCCACTCTTAAACCGGAAATACGTTGCTTGAATCTGTTCGATGTCATCTTTCGATTTCTGTGATGATTCAGACCATGCAACAAAATCGGTTTTCAATCGACGGTCAGATGAGAACGTTATCAGGGATGTGTTGGTGATTTGTCGAGAGTTCATGTTAATATCACCACTCATCACTCCACCACTCAACGGAAGATACGAACCCAATGCGGAACTTGTTATGAAACCGGAATCATTCGTAAGTTGCGAAAGTTTCGTAAGTGACCGTGCAGTCCAAATATTTACAAAATCTCCGTTGTAACGATTTCCGTCGATTACAGTACGGAATTGTAAAACTTCTCCCCCGTATGTATTGTATAATTCGAGAGCGTATGCAGAACCGGCATTACGGAAAACTGTTAATTGTGCGGAAGCACCGGTAAAGCCTACTTGATACGTTCCTGAATTTCGAATAGCTAACGTATTTAATTGGCTTGAATCTATTATACCCGAATCACCTGTTGCTTTGAAATAATACGGGTCTGTTGCTTTCGCACGGAAATTGGCTGCTGTTGTTTTACGCAAAAATCCGTCACCGTTTTCGACAATTACGTTTGTTGCATTTATCGAAGGCTCAACATTATTTTTGGCGTTAAAATATGAAGCATACAAATATCCGTTTGTGTTGTAAACGGGAAGTTTGTTTGCTTCCGGTGTTTCTGCGGCGGCTGATGCGTGTTTGTTATCTACCGTATCTGCATTACCTGCACTTGTTGCGGTTGTTGCAGTATCAGCATTACCTTTCAGAGCACCCGTAAACGTTGTGGCTTTGACTTTACCGAAAACAAACGTTTCCGTAGCACTATCGAATGTTATATACGATTCTTTGCTGTTGGCAGAGAATTTGAGATTCGCTTGGGTAGTTGTTGATTTAATGGTAAGCGGTAATTGGTGATTACATGGAATAACCAGACTTGAACCGTTTTCCATTGTCCAGATACCGCCATTGTTTGTTCCCTTTATGTAACCGGAATGGCTGTGGTCTGAACGTGCAACAGTAGTTGCACTTCCCCAATCACCACCGGTACCACCATATCCCGGAAACAGTGAATCAGGATTTTGTTGTAAATTCTTGATGAAGTTTACAACAGTTTCCGAAAGGTTATGTGTTTCCCAGATATAACCGGGCACACCCGCTTTTGTCGAAAACAAATTTCGTGTACCGCTTCGACGAATTACAATAGTGTCAAAAGAGTTGTTACCTAACACTATTTGTGCAGGTGATTCTTCGACAGTCAAAACATCTCCGGCGGTTTTGTTCCTTATTATTTTCAGAACAAGAGGAGTACCAATTTCCTGTTCTCCTGTGGTTTGCAATGATGCAAGTTTGACATAACCGGAGTGAACGTGATTTGAGCGTGCCGCTGTTGTTGCGGTTCCGTTATCACCACCACTCGAAACAAGTCCGGTAAATCCAGTATTGAGAATCGTATTGAGTTTGGTGTACCAATCAGCCGAGATGCTACCGGCATTGTTAGCTGATGCAAGTTGGGTAACATCCGTCGATATGAGATACCAACCATCCGCCATTCCTATTGGATGAGATGCTTCGAGGTGCAATCGATAAGTACCGGCGGGTTTTTCCTCACTACTAACGGTAACAGCTTTCAGAACAGAATAAACAACACCGTCCTCCAATCCTGTGTACGGTGATTTCGGCAAATCATTGAAAGTATCGACGGTTCCACCCCATTTGATACCGTTAATAATTTCCGAGATTTTGTCGTTTACTTCGGTTTTGGTGTATGTGTTTTCCGAAAGTTTTGTGAGAAGTTCTTGTGTGATGTACAGATTTGTCTGGTCACCGCTTCCCGGTTGTACTTCGGCTGTTGTGTGTCCGTGATTGTAACGGGCAACAGTCTTGCTGTTACCGGGAATAGAAACTGCTTTCGTTGTGGCACCGGAACCACCATATCCGGGAAACAAAACCCCTTCGAGTTGTTCACCTGTTTGTGGATGTACAAGTGATATTGTGTCTATCTTTTTGCCCATATCGAGTTCGAGAATTAAATTCTAAAAGCCATTTCTTCTACGGTTTGTTCTTCTCCGTCTTCTGCGAAATATTCACTGAAATCAACAGTTTCACCACCTTTGTATGTAACGACATACGTGTTGAAATCGAATGAAACCGGATAATTCGTGATTCCCAAACCAGACATTTTGTCAGCACTTATCACAGATGAGAAGTTGCAAACGGGATAAGATTGGGATTCTTCATCGAATACGCAATTAACACGTTTCGTATTACCGTCGGTTGTAACACTTCCGGCAACAGTAACGTATGCGTCTTCTGCATCGGGGTCATCCGGAACAAGTCGAATACCTTCATCACAGAACTCGATATATCCGGCACCGTATGCAACAGCAATGTTGTTACCGTTCGGACCTGTGAGCAATTTGATTTCCGGGTCGAGAACGAGAACAAACGGATATGTTTTGCCGTCTTCGGTCTTAACCATTAGTGTTGTGGAATTGCCTTTATCGACTTTTGAATCATCAAGTTCTTTCAGTTCTTGTTTGGTAGCGTAATTCGATATGTCTTCGAACTCACCGTCTGCACGTGGTACGTATTTTTGCGGTGCATTCGATACTTCCGTGTTGGGATTGGTTTCAGCGTAATACTTGAAACCACGGAAATTCAAATAACCGTTACTGTCGATGTAACCGGAATTGACACGGTTAGTGTCTTCCGTACCAACACCGAAAATGAATGCGTTTGAATCGGACAACGCTTTGTTGTAATAACCGAATGCTACCTGTGAACTGTTCACTGTCAAACCGATACCGGCTGCAAACAATCCGTCATTTGTGATGTCACGTCCCAAACCAATACCTTCACTGTTTTGCAAGACGTTGTAACCGATTGCGACAGAATTTTCCAAACCTGCTTTGGTTGTACCAAAACCGATATTCACAGTTCTGTTTCCCAAACCGACAGCTTCGGTACGCAACACCATATCGTAAACGTTTTCCAAACCGTCATTGTAGTAACTATCCTGATTCGAAACGAGAACATACACGTTGTTAGCGTTCAACTTCTTCATGAATGTATTGTCGAAAATCTTGTCGTACAATTCATCAGAAATCAAACCCTTTTTTGCACCGGAAGTGTCCGATACTCCGAAAACATGAAGTCCTTCTATATCGATACGAACGAAATTACCGCTTACAAGTTGGTAAATACCCCCATTCGAAAATGAGATGACATCACCATTCATGTAACCAGCTGGTGACGGTAGTTGTCCGGTTGTAACTCGCGGACCTTTGAAGGGACTTGAACTTGTCGAAGATTCTACGTCACCGATTCTATCAAGCATATCTTGCGTGAAGTGCAACGAAAGAGGTGAGGCAATCATATCCTGTAATTTGTGGGAATGCAGGTATCGACCAACCATGTTCCATTCAGTCCATGTATTCGTTTCAGACAGGTAGATGCGTTCGAACTCACGAGGCGCATTCATAGTTGTTACCGTTTCAAGTCCGGCATCGTTTACGCTGCGTACTTGATACGATTCGGTTGCTGAAAGAGAAACGAAACGTTGATACACAGAACCGTCAAGTTCTTCGATGTACAACCGGAATGAATCTCCGATGCGATACGTACCTATCATGGGTCGATTGCTTATCGAGAATGGGTCTGTCGATTCTTTTTTGGCGAAATAGTAACCGGATGTCTTGTAATCATTCAAGTCACCGCTTGTTATTTCTTTCGGAAGAAACACAACCTCACTTGATAAGGGAAGTGAGTATCTTGCATTTGCCGAATATCCCAAAATCTGGTCGTAAACAACGGCACTTAATTGGTTGTTGAATTTCAAATCAGCTTTGAACGTTTGAACCAATGATTCACCGAGTTTAGCGTTTTTGAGTTTTTCGAACTGTTGTACCGATATTGCTACGTTTGCAGTTGTTTCGATATTGAACGCTATCTGAATACGCAAATAGTCTTTCGAAGTGTTTTCAGCCGAATATCGTTCGATGTCTGCACTAACGGACAGCGTAAGGTTTTTGTCAGATGACCAAAACGAATTTACAACAACAAACGTACCTTGTGTGTTGTTGTCATTCGTTTTGTTTCCGAAATCGTTTTTGTCGAAATATACCGTAAATTTACATGTCAATTTACCTGCAACCGTAGCACTTACGGTATATGGTGTTACATTCCAATCGTCTTTATCGATACGGATAAGTGCGACAGGCTTCATGGTGTTTGCAGAAAACAATATGTTTTTGAAACGTATCTCGTTCTGCATTCGATTTAACTTGTATGCACTTTCCGGTTCAAGCAATCCCGATTTACCTTCGGTTGTGTAATCCAAAGGCATGTTAATATCATCGGAAACATCGTATTGCGATTCCTGTGAAATCAAACGATTCAAAGCATCGACTTCCGTAAGTGCTTCGTTGTCGGTTTCTACCGTAAATGTTGTGTAGTAACCGATTGTTTCTCCCGTAGCAAGTGCGGAACCGATTACTTTATCTGTTCGCAATTCCGCTTGCGTGTTACGATTTCCCAATGTGTGCTTCCGGTAGAATGTTGCCCACACAGCGTTCGATTTCGTTATGTGTGTATTACCGACAATCAACAACAGACGTTTACCGGAATACAATGTAATGTCATCCGGTATCTGTATGGGAATCACTTTACTATCAGCACCAACAGAAGCACTTACGGTGAAATGCCGTAAGATGCTTTTCGTATGTTTGTAAGTATGCAATGCAGGCATATCTCGAAATGTTTGTTACGGTTATATTGTGGTTGCTTCGTTACTGAATCGTTTCTTCCGATGCAAAATTGACATCGAAGAAAAGTTGAACCGGATTAAACTCGGTATCAGCAATCGTGAAATTACCGTCCAATATCGGCAACCATGTTTCGTGTTTTATTATATATGATGTTTCCTTTGTTGTTCGATTGGTAAGTTTCGATTGCTCATCTGCTTCGTTGAACAGTGTGTATTCGAAACTCACGTTGTTCGTTTTCATGTAATCACTCATGAACAAACGAACATCGAAAACTTTATCTTTGTTGTACAGAAATTCTGCGAACTCTTGATACAGAAGTTGTTCGAGATTTTCCGCCCATTTGTCTATTGCATCTTTTGTCTCGAACAATATCTGTACGGCAAACCGGTTTGTGTCCGGGTCGAACAAATTATGTGATGACAAACAGAATGAATTTACGTCAAGAATACTATTGAGATTCGAACGGTCTGTGGCCGTAAGCAAATAGGTCTTCCGACGTATGATTTCCTTATACTGTTTGATAGCGTCTTCCGCTTGTATGTTGAAATACTGACGTTTCATAACATACAAGTTGTTTATCGCTTTCGATGATTCCGACAATACAATTTTTTGCAGCATCAGATTCGAAAACTTGTTGATGAATGTTCGATACGTTACGGAATCATACAACAAGTTTTGTCCGTGATTGTAACCGATTGCGGCTCGCAGTGCATCTTTTGTTGTACCGTTACTTCCCAGATTGAAACCGGATTTATTGCTTACAACCAATTCGTTTTCGTCCGGTGTTACTTCGTTACCGTAGTTGTCAATCAATCCGTCAGTTGTAAATGTCGTATCGTAATTGATGTTACCGAGTTCACCAACACTTATTCGATATGAGAGTTCGATTGCATCGTTGAGGTTTGTTCCCTTAATGTAAACAACAATAGGTTGCTGCGGGTTCTCCGAGAATTTCACAATGAACTGCCGGTTTTCGTACAGTCCCTCATTATCAAAAAATGACTTAACCTCGGTGAACTCCTCACCGTTTACAGACACACGTAACGAATCACTTGCGACATCAGGTGATTCGATATAAACACGTTCGATAAGTTGTCCGGTACTTTGTGCGGTTTGAGAGCGGACAGCACCTTCCACAAGCGGTATGAGATAATTGTTGCTGTCAATCTTCAATGCTTTGTCGCTATCGTAGTAATACTCGATACCGGTATTCGTGTTCACAAAAACCGCATACGGTGTGAGAAACAACGGATAACCGACACGAGAAAACAGTTTCGGATTTACGTACACTTTTGCAACACCATGTGCCGGTATTTTACAAACCGGCTCATATCCGTTTTCTGCTGCCAAACTACGTAAGGACGAATCATAGTTTGCAGTGAGTATGTTCGATTCTCGTTTACGAATGTTCAGTTTGTATTCGACATACTCGAATGCCGCACTGATACCGTTGAACATCAAATAGAAGATGTTCGTTTGAGATTGCGGTACTCGTTTCGAGATATATTTTTTGAGTGTTTCGACAATTCCCATAGCCTACAATATAGCGAATTTTTGTACGTATTTCTTAACTTCTCCGTCGTTCTGAACATCATTCACTGTACAACGGATGTGTAACAGTTCTTTTCCGGTTACATCATCTTTGAAAATTTCTACTTCCACACTCCAATCGAATTGTGCAGAGTGTGCGCAGTGCGATGAAATGTAAGTAGAAATATCGTTCTGAATCCGGGTGAGTGTGATGTATTGACTGAACAGGTAACGTCTCAAATCAATATAATCAGTCATCCCCCAAATTTCGTTGATACCGATTTTCACGGCAAGTTCGATTTCTTGAAGAAACAAATGTGCAGGATTCGAGATGACAATATTATCCATATCGTCATACAAATTCAAATCTACATATTCATCTGTTCCCTTTTCAGTTACAGCCATTGTTATATCGGTTTATCTTTCCACAATATTTATGTTACTGATTTTTGCAGTGATTCGGTAATTTCTAATCGAACTCAATCCGTTAATCCATTTGTCAGAAATTCCCAACAAAAAGAAAACCGCTGAAAATCTCTGGGATTTGGTGCAAAAATCGTGTGTTACCCACAGGAATCACTTTCTTTATAAAGTGCTGATAATCAAGCACTTAATTTTCGGAAACCGACCCGACTTTCCTCTCTGTAAGTAACTAATTGAGAATCAATGAGTTACAAAGGGAGCCGACGGACGGATTTTCAAATTTTCGGCTAAAAACGTAACTAATTGATAATCAAGCACTTAACTCTAAAAATCGCCGTTTTCGCTGATTTTTCACGTAAAGTACTGAATATCAATTAGTTAGATGAATAGCCAAATATCTGATAATCAATACTTTACGTGAACATTACGCCCGCTACCTTTTACGTAACTACTTGATAATCAAATAATTACAATCACTGTTTTTGATTCGAGATGCTTTGTTCCAAGAATGAATCGAGACGACCGAACGTTTGGAAGAACAATTCGTAGTATTGCCCCAAATTTTCTTCGTAAACAACAACTTTCGAAGCCTCGTTGTTACACGTTTTAAGGTTGAACAAGAACTGGAAACCGAAAGTTTGAATGCTGTTAGTCTTTTGGGTAAGTGTTTCCAAAGTCCATTCGGTTACTTTGTTCTCGAACGGATATATGAAGTTGATACCGTGCAGCTTGTTCACTCCGTCTTTGTCACGGTAGAACAGCAACAACACATTGAAATCGAAACTTGATTTCTGACTTGTATCGTATTTCAGATTCTCGAAATCGATTACTTGTTTCTGTTCATCCGAGAACAAGAATTGTTTGTTACCGTTATCCCAAATACATTGGTCAGTATCTTCCGATTGAACTACATCCGGTATCTGTGCGGTGCGTTGTGCCAATACAAGATTGGAACATTTGTTCGGTATCTGACAAATGACATTCCCCCATCCGTTGTTGTTTTCTACCTGTACGAAATCGACTGTCACTACCTTATTGATAAAGGAAATCGTGTTCCGGATTTGTTCCGCATCGAGACCGCATTGATTGAGAGTTTTCCAAAATGCGAGTTCTGTAATTTCGGGTGTATCGACATTCTGCCGGATAATGTTTTCCATGTAATATTGGAACATAGCTGGCAGAACAGTATTGGGGTCTGTTGAAGTGATACCGATTTCTTTCAGTCTTTCAGTGAAGAAATCCGGATTACGCCAAGCGGGAATGTTCAGCGCAACCATATTTGAGAACACGTATTCCGTATCATTTGCGAGAGCAACATCCAAATCAAGTAAGGCTTTTGAGAATGTGGTGTACGTGCTTTGGTCTTGCAATAACGGATTGAAAATGGGAAGATTCATTTTTATATTGTTTATGTTCGTTACATGTTTTGTCTGTAATGTATTTATCTGTCGATGTAACCGGAGATAAATAATGTAAAGCAAATTCGAAAACATCATTACAATATATGGCTGGTTTTAGAGCATTATGGGATTCGGCATCGAAAGCCTTTCAGAATAGTGGTTTGTCAGAACCCGGTTATTTGCAGCGCGACGGAGATAAGGTCATCCCCGAAATGCGTCTGTTTTCGATGTTGTATTCTGACCCCATTACACCCTGTTTCAAAATATTTTTCGATTTCTCGAAACCGTATGGATTATTTGCTGACGAAAGTAATCCGAACTCTGCATTAGCATACTTGAAACGGATATTCGGTACGGACGAAAAACAGATGACCCGTTACGATTTGCTCAAAGCCACCATACAAAACATAAAGATTCTGAATCAGTACTACGATTTTTTGTATGAAGAAATCGAAGGTCTCGACCAAGTTATCACAACCGCACCGGAACATGTGTTCGATGAGAAAGAATCGAAGATAACCGTTAAATTACGTGAGACAATCGATATGCGTGTGATGTCACTTGTCACACAACTTCGACACATCATGTATGATAACGAACGTAAGGTAGAAGTGTTACCGGAGAACTTACGGAGATTTGATGTATTCGTTTCCGTATTTCCTACGGGTTATTACAACAACATTTTGTACGGTATCGACAAACTTCCGGCTGGTGATGGTTCCACACTTACTGCGGAACAGATACAACACAAACTACTGCCGACAATCGACAAGTTGTGCGACATACGTCTGTACAACCAAGATGAAAACGGCAAAACAATCTTCAACCGTACTGCATTCAACACATTCAATAACATGCAATTCGAGATACAAGATTGCATGTTCAATTTCGAAGAAACTGCGAAAGACCCGTTCGCTACTGTAACGAACGAAAATGGTTCGGAGATGCTCAAAATCAGTTTGGTGTTCAACTTCCGTTTTGCACAGTATTCGATGATTGACAACTCGTTGATTGACGGAACAGACATTCGAACAGCTATTGGCAGAGACTTACAGATTGCATCCGCACTTAACCGTGCAACGAATACCGGAGAAATGGCTCGAATCGCTTCCGGTAAGCAAGTAACAAATCCATGGAAGCGTTTGGCAGAAGATTTGAAAAACGGTATTGTCGAAGGTTGGAAGGAATCAGTGCAATCGGTTAAAGAACGATTTACAGAACCGACATATCCGATTGGAAATGTATATTCGAGATTGAACGGAGATTTCTTGAAAAACACAATCAAATCTACAATCGAACAAGGCATAAACAAAATCGAAGATTATGCGTATGCAAATACCGTTGGTAAAGTGGAACGGTTGATTCGAGAAAACACACGAATCAATCCGAAGAAACTGTATGACAAAGCAGACATCGCATTAAATTCGAATTTCAAAACCAGTAGCAAAACGAACATCAAAGGTACGGAGCAATTCAAAAAAGGAGATTCTATACCTGTAACGAACACACTAACCGTTGATAGTTCGATTGGTAACATCTACACACGTAAAGGATTCTGACATGTCAAAGGATATAAGCAGCGGAGAAACTTCGAAAATATATTTCGGTAAAGTAATGGACGTGAAAGATGACAAGTACATCTTTCGTGTTCGTGTTGCCATACCCGGTTATACCGATAAACTTGCGGTCGAAGACCTACCGTTATACTTTCCGTGGTATGGCGTGAACTTCTTGCCGTTAGTGAATGACATCGTACCTGTTCGAATTTTCGACAACAATTTCGTGAACGGATTTTATGGTCGAAAAATAGACTGTATTAACCGAGAACTCGAAGAATCAGATTACGAACACTATCTGGAAATCTACAAACGGTTAGTGAACGACAAAAACGTGCAGCTCACGTACACACCGTCTTTGGGAATACAATTCATCAATGATACTTCGAACGTACAAATCGAACAAGAACAGGTAAGTGTATTTGTTGAAAGCGTTGATAAGATGTCTATCGTTATGACTGCGGACAGCATAACCATAGGCGAACCGGGAGCACAACAAATGTCATTGTTGGGTGATGAAGTCGTCGAGTATCTGCAAAACATACAACGAGAGTTTTCGAAAAGCATACTGAAAGAATTATCGAGTTTCGCACAAGGTCTGCAAACAGCCGCCGGAGGTAATCCGTACACGGCTAATCTTGTTGCTCCGTGTGCACAAGCATACGCGAAAACATCAGCACTCAATTCCGATAAGATAATGTCTTTCGATTACGGAAAGTTACAAAGCAAAAAAGTATCGAACTCATAGCGATAAAATTTATGACAACATACGATAAGATACCGTTGATAATTTACGGAACGAATAACCGTCCAATCGGTCATTCGTTTGTTGCATATCGAAATTGTGTAACGATTTGGTCTTACATGAATTTTGATATTTCTGTTGTTTCCGGTGAGTGTTCGATTGCACGTATTTCGAACAAAGAACTACCTGCACGTAAGCGTTACACAGAGAACATCGAATGGACATTGGAAGATGCCGAGAATTACAATCTCTTTATGGGAACGATGTTTACCGGTTCCGATGCGAGCAACACTTACGTACTCATTGTGGAATCAGATTGCCAAATCAAAATTGGTGATGAGATATACAATGTTACACTGAAACTCGACAACGAATTTAGTGCGGAAATCGATGACCAAGAAGATAATAATTGGCCTCAACAGCATTACAACGATTTGTTGGTAAATTACTATTTGCCTACATGGGAAGAACTCGAACCAGCAATATTCGATATGAACGTACCGGATGCAAAACGGGAACTCATCAAACGAATGTTGCTTGATTTCCGGTGGATTATTCGCAAGAAAGGAACGATAGAATCGATACGTTTGTTTTTCAAATTCGTTAATCTCAATGTAACGATTCTCGAAGAATATGCGCACAAGAAAAACAACGGTCAAATATCGAAAACGACAAAACCCAATCGTCTAACGGATTGGAAAACCGGAGACTATCATGTAATACTTGACAACTTCACGCAAGAGGAAGGGTATGCCGGTTATGATTCGAAGAACATGCCCATACGCAAATTGTACATACAAGATTTCAAGGAGTTCTTCGAAAAACTTGTCGTTGCGATTGCACTTGCTGACAAATACTTTACCTTACCTGAACAGGAAATTTCTTTCTTCGGTATCAGATTCTCTTCGAACGCTCACATTTATCAATCGATTCAAGTGTGGGGGCAACGTGTTTGTGAGTACAAACCGCATTTCTGGCAGAGAGACGTGAACATCGAAATACATCGACATTACACCGAAAATGTTATGGGATTTCTTGTTCGAAACAAACGTCAGGAAACTACCGAAACATACATGTCCGAAGTTAAAGCGGTTGTGAGTGATTATGATGCCACACGAGTATTGTTTTTTGTTGATGAAGAAATCTATGATGATACATCGACAAACAACAACATCGTCAAATACTATTCGTTTTTCGGAAACATTCTCCATTTGTTAATCGATGTACCGTATCAGAAATACATTGAGATACATGTGGAAAACGCAAACAACCCGGAAGTTAATCTTACATACGAGAAACGATTAGTCGGTTCCGAAGATGAACCGGTTACACGTCTTATGTTGATACTTTCCACAATCGAAATAGGGACATACAACATACGTGTTACGGTTTGGGACTTGTGGAACAATCGAGAAACGTACAATTATGTTTACGAAATCAGTGCGAGCAAACACGAAATAGATTTTCAAACATTCAGTTCAGTTGTGATACGGGAAGAACAAAACGAATTGACACTGGAACCGGATTCTCCCAGCATACGTTCATTGTTCTCGCAAGACGTTATCAATTTCATACTTAATCAGAAAGATGTTCCCGATGATTTATCGACATACTACGATGTTGTTACGCAACCGAAAAAAGAGTTACAGATAAATGAACTGTACAGAGTTCCCGATTTCAATTCGAATTGGATTCTCGATGAAAGTACGGAAACGTTATGGTTGGAATATCTGGATTCATGGATTGACATCGCAACACTTCCATACGATGCAACAAAGGAATTGAAGTTACGGATTTACAACGGTGACACATGCCAGAAAGAAATAATCGGTTACGATGAAATAACCAAATATCTTTCGGAAACATCTGATAAGATTTTCGTTACTTTAATGGACATCACCGTTTATTCAGAAACGGGAGAAACATACACAGTTCCGCATTACTTCATAACCACAACAAGTGTGGGACTTGCATTACGCACAAACTATGATTTCGTACTTGTCGATAAAGGAACAACAAACAATCCCGTATCGATTTATGATAACGTAAATCTCAAAATGCGTCGAATGCCGTTGAATTATGACATCATATTGTTCTGTCGTAAGTCCGTTGTTGTACCGGATTTCAAACATTACATTTCCGGTTGTAATGCAGCAAATGGGGAAACGGTAGTGTTGAAATCGGTGTTCCCTCGATTGATAAACATAACAGAAGACGAAGCAGACAATTCGAACGTTGTACGGTTTGGTGATGTTGTGTTGTGCAGATTGGACGAACGGTACGTAACAAGTTATGAAGATGTCGAATGGAATTTGCGAGATTCATTCACGAAAGAAGTCATCGCAACAACACGAGATGAAGCGTTGAAGTATCAATGCAATGAACTTACGGTTTACGATGTTGAAGTAACATTCACAATCCGGGGACAGTCATTCCGGATTTACAAGGAATCATTGTTCACCTCATTCGTTACAACACTGTAACCGTTTATGGTTTGGTCGAAGAACAACCGGTAAGTCATTACCGGTTGTTCTTGTGTGGGATGTTGATGTTTTGAGTATTCATTTTCTGTATGTTTGATGGAGGCTTCATTGTCTGTTCCGCAAAACATACATGCTACCGTGTAAAGTCCGGCATGAATAAATGTAGTTGTTGTATGAAATCCGGTTCTTCAAACCGGACTTTGTGCGGCAGCCCCGTATTTCGTTGAAGCGACTATGCAGCCACCGGTGTTGATATGTTTTCTATATCCATTTCAACATCGGAAACACTGTATGCACCGATACATGAAACATGTAATTACCGCATGAAGTACAGAATCTCAAACCGGATTTCATACAACAACTACATTTATTCATACCGGATTTACAACAGGAGCATGTATGTTTTGCAGAATGGACAATGAAGCCTCCATTGAACATACGGAAAACAAATACCATGTAACATCCGGTTTCTCAAACAACATGATTTGCAAAACACGCAGATACCATACTCAAACCGGTAACACCGTTGTATTTGTGCAAATGACGGAATCCCATAAATACAGTACAAATTCGATAATGTATGAAGCAGATAATTGTTGGTCTCGATTTGTCGTTCAATTCGACAGGTATTTCGATTGGGTATTTCACTGATTACAACGCAACACATTTGTCACTGAACCGTTTGGTGTTCGATGATAATTCTCGAAAGAGTGTTGGTTGGAAACCCAAACACATACCGGGAATCAATCAACAGACATACCGTATGCCGACAAACATAGACATAACGGAATTGTCGCTTACGGATGATGCAAACGATTTCACAACCGAACAAGTAACGGCAACAATCAAAGCCATGATTTGTTCGAAACGTATATGCAAAATCGTTGAAGAAGCAATAACCTCATTTGAACCGGATGAAGTGTATTTCAATATTGAGGGTGCGATAACTCCCGTATTCAGTACGGCAAATCAAATGCGTGTTATCGCAGAACTTACGATGTTGCAAGGATATGTTCGGGAATGGATTGTACGTAACCAACTCGAAAAACACTATTCCAAATGTGTGTTGTACATAACACCACCGAACCAAAACAAGAAATTCTTTTCCGGAACAGGTAAGGCAACGAAAGATGACATGTACCGTGCATTCATTGATGAATGGGACGGTGCAAAGATTCTTCCCGTAAACACCAACTCGAAGATTGATGACGTGATAGATGCCTTTGCACTTATGGTTTACATGTACCGGATGATTTACGATACGAAACTTTCGAAAAACAACAAATAATATGAACAGAGAAATCACGAGAAAGACTATCGCAGAAAATCAGTCTTTGTCCGTTTTGCTTTCCACACTTCTTTCGGAAATCTATGAGGGAGTTGTGCCGACTAACTGCATACTGACATCCGCAGCTTATCCGGATTGTCTCATAACAATTATCGAAGCAGACACGACACAACATATTCGAATACTGAATACAATACGTGAAATCATAGGAGATGCAATACCTATTGATTTCCGTAAAGACGAAAATGAACAGATAACGGCACAACCATACGTTTATGTTCCGGTTGTCATGAAAACAAATATCGATGAAGCAACGGGAGAACGATACACGGAATCGATGTCATTGACCGAGTTGCAGTTAGCAATCGAGAAGTTGCTAACGGATGAGACAGGAGAAAACAGCGTAGAGAATGCCGGATGGAGTATGGACGAAAAAGTGTGGAATCTCTATGAATTTGTGGTGAACGAAACCACAAGTAATGCGGAGTGAAGCAACCGGATGAATCACAGCGAAAAATTGTCGAAACTGCAAACATTTTGAATCCGCAGACATTTTCGAGATTTGAGCCGATATTATGTTAAATTCCCGTAACTCATTGATAATCAGAGAATTAACTTCTCACAGAAACACCCCAAATTTCAATTATCTCCCCCTATATGATAGGTAGTATCACTTGAAAATTTGAGTGTCTTAAAAGGGACGAGTAAAATATTGATAATCAGAGAGTTACGCCATTTTCGGCCGATTTTCGCTGTTATTCTGATAACAGAATTTCTAAAAAATTTTAATAAGCTGATAATCAAGTAGTTAGAAAATCTAAAAAGTGTGTTTCGGGGTACATCCCCGCGAGATTGACCGAATCTTTTGTAAGTGCTTGATACACAGCTAATTAAGAATTTTTAACAAATTAGTATAATTTTTAATAAATGCACGAATCTGCGTGCATTTCTGGGACTGATAATTGTATGGCTGGACAGAGTTCGAAAAGTTTTGTCATCGTAGATGATTTGCACATCAATCTCGTAAACGACGACAACCCCATGATTGCACCGGGAAATCAATGTCATTTCATCTTCTCGAATGTCGATGATATTCATCGTTATCTTATCGGACAAGGAACGATTGCAGACCAACAATATCTCGATGGCCTCAATCAACAATACATCATACGACTTGATTTCGTTTGCGAACCGGAAGAAGTCAAGAAGCGTTTCTTCTATGATAAGGTTTTTCGACTTTCGCAAATGTCATCTAACGGTGGTTTTACGGATGGACGATTTACGGTTATGCGATATGGAGAACATGATTCCATTTGTCGTAAAATGTTTTTCCGTGTAGATGCGTTCTTTGTCCGGCCGAACTTTGAACGAGCACAGGAATTACGGTTGGAATACACACGTTACATTCGTTCGCAGCTTCTCAAACAACTATCAGATGTTGAGGAATTGCTCGTCGAATAGATATTGAAAAGGTATATCAAATGGCAACACAGGATTACTATTCGAAAGCGGAACAGTACCAGAAAAAATCTGATTTTTACCCCACAAGAGGTGCGGACGAAAACCTCTTGAACGGTGGTAACAATGAGGCGTATGGTTCGCTTGCGAACAAATTACATATAATCAAACTTCGTACAGCCGAAGGTTATGTGGATGCTGACGATGCAACATTTTACAAAAAGGTTGTTCGTGCACCGAAATCATTTTATGATTTGTGTACAATGGATTTCGGTAATGCTGTTCAGTATGACCCGGACGATTTTTTGTATTGCAAAAATCTCGGTTTCCCCATAACCAGACTGATAACGTTACGCAGATTTCCATATCCTTGTGTGGATAATATTTTCGATAAATCCGTACAGCCTCAACCGGACATAGCTCGCATGGTTACGTTCTTCGACCAAACAAATAACAAACTCGAAGACTTGCTGCAATATTCTTACCGCATGAAATGGAAAGAACTTACGGCAACAATGGAACAAGCAAACATGCAGGGCGACCAATCTGGTTTCACCGGATATATGAAGAAAATCGGTAAATGGTTCGACGGTGAACTATCGGCCAATGTCATGCAAGGTGGTGCTGATAGTAATGCGTTGAACTATGACCCGATACACGACCAGAACAAAACATACGGACCTGTCGATTCTCTTATAACCACACACATACGGGATGTCGGTCTCGAATTTGAAAAAGAGTTTGAGATAGTTTTCGAATACAATCTGCGGTCTATTAACGGAAGAACACCGGAACTTGCAATGAAAGATATTATGGCTAATGTGTTAGCCGTAACTTTCAATGACGGTAAATTTTGGGGTGGTTCTCGATTTTGGGTTGGTGAACGTCCGTCGAAATTCTTCCAAAACTTTTCGTATCTGAACTCACGAGATTTAGATACGTTGATGTTCGGTGCATACAACCATCTCAAATCCGCACTTGACAGTTTCAAAAATCCCACACAAGGTTCGGCTGTTGATGCTCTGAAAAATGTTATGACAAACGGATTGAGAATTGCGATAGGTAAAATACTCGATTCCGTAGGTCGTCCGTCGATTGTTGTCATGAACTCTTTGTTAAATAATGAAGCAACAGGGTATTGGCATTTGATGATTGGCGACCCATCCAATCCCATACTGTGTGTGGGTAATCTTATCTGTACTGATACGGAAGTGACATTCCCAACAGATTCGCTTTCGTATGCTGGATTCCCCACGAAGATACAGTTCAAGGTTAAACTCAAACCCGCACAATCGAAAGACAGGGCCGGTATCGAAATGATGTTCAACACCGGACGAGAACGGATGTACTATGCACCCAAACAAGTAACGGTAAACAAGACCAAAACTAATACGAAAACAACAAACCGTAATTTCTTTGGTTTTAGTGAAAAAGAAATCGATAGTGCTTTGGGCGAAGCATATTCGTTTTTGAAAGACGGTGTTGATGTGGTTATACGTGAAACGACAGGTGGTTCGACGTTTAGCACACCGAAAGCTACTCCCGAACAGAATCAGGAACAGACAACATCGAACTCAAACCGAAATATGCTTGCAAGTAATACAGAAGTGTAACGGTATAATATTTTATCGAACTAATAACAGAATGAAAGACCGGACATAATCCGGTCTTTTATTTTGTTTGAAAATAATGTCTCAAAAATTTGTTTATGTCAGAATTTTTCACTATATTTGAATATGCAAAAATGGGAAAGTGGTTATAATCGTAAACCAAAAACTTTCGAAGATGACAACAAAGAATTACTAACAAATTAAATTCAATCAAATGACACAAGGCAGAGGTAATGTCATTGATTTCGATGACATTTTCGGTATGACTTTACCGAACTCGAATCCCCAAAACGCGAATGGGAAAGCATCAGGGACTTCGATTAAAAAACAGTTGTTCAAATCTGGAACAGCTTTACGCAGAATCTCAAATTCTGCAAGGACAAAAGCGAAAGAAAACATCGAGAAAAGCATTTCCACGTTACTGACGAAATCAGATAACGGTGGAGTTGTGGATAAAGTCAAGCCAGCAATCGAATCGCTTACGTCTCATGCAAATTCTTTCATCATTTCTGAACTAACCAATCGTGATGATTACAAAAACACTGTTTCGAAACTGGAACAATGCAAAATCAACATCGAAAAGTTTACGAAAGTAAAAGATTGGGATGAAGTAAATCATTGGAAAATGGAGTTAGCGAATTTCCGCAAACAACTCGCTATCTACAAAGAAATGATGTCCGTACACAGTACGAGAAATTCCGTATCTGATTCACGAATTTTACGCGCTTCTTCTCGAAAGTCTTCTCCCGAAGTAGTTGCGGCTCAATACAAATTGGATTGCATCAAGGCGCAGATGCGCGAAAAATCTCCGTCATATCTCGTTAATCAAATGCGGGAGTTGCGCGAACAAATGCGTCTTCGTGATTTGTTTATCACCGAAAGCGTACCGGATTTCGATGAACTGTTCGATAATGACGGATTCGATGAGAACGAAGATTCTATGTTCGAATGCGATTCAATAGATGAAAACATAACTGAAACGGTAAAAGATGAACAAGCATTCGATAATTGTCCGGACAGGATTTTGATGAGCAAGTATAACAATCTTTGTTTGAAGATTGCGGAATTGCTCAACTGCACACAGAACGAAGTTTATGATATGAAACTCGGTACGCTTATGGTGCAGCTCAAAAACTGTCTCACAGGAAAGGATGATGAATTACTCGAACAATATTCGCAAGCACAACTCGAATTGATGACGGCACGCAGTGCGTTGTCTCGTGAATCATACGGAGTGTGCGAATACATCTATGACCATTACGACCTCAATAATCCCGTTGAAGAAACCAAAGTCCGGGAACTTCTTGCATCGATTTACATTCGTGTAGTAAAGGGTATTGCATACAATATTGTTTCGAAAAGAAACAAGCTGCACATGTACGAAGAAGCCGTTGGTTACGGTTTGGTTGGATTGACAATGGCAATAAACAAGTGGGTTGCTCGTCAGAAGTCCGAACCGAAAGTGTGCATAGAGTTTAAGGGATTGTGCAACACATTTGTTGCGAACGCTATCAAATCCGGTTTTACAGAACTTGTGTCTCTCGGAACCGCTTCGACATCTCATATCCAGCATCAATCGATTATACTCAACAAACGTATTGACAATTTCATTCGATTTAATCCGCAGTTCAAAAACGCAGACCGCGAAGAACTTATGGAAATGTTAGCCGATGATGATTCGTTTGTTGGTCGTGTAAGTTTCATGTATGAAAGCACATACGATGATATTTCGGCAACGAATCAACGTGACGAGGGAGAACTGTGGACTATCGTAACCAAATCGAATGACAGTCTCGAACAGTACACGGAATCGAAACACGACTATCAATTACTCATTAAGAGTATCAAAGAATTGTTGAATCTGTTCGAAACAACGAAAGACGTAAAGACAGGCGAGACACGTTCTAATGGCCGGAAGTTGTTTGACCGTTACGAAACGAGATTGTTTGAAATGACATTCGGTTTCGTGTGGAAAAAGAACTCAATGCTTACGGGGAATGGACAGTATAACCAACTCGATATGGCAAATGAGTTGAAACGGATGTACGCCGAACAAGGAATAAACAAGACATTCACACAGCCTGCGGTTGCATCACGCATAAACACACTGAAAAAGAAAATCCAGTTTGCTGTCGAGAACAACAAAAAACTAAAACGTGCGTTTGAATATATACAGAAACGGTGGAATGAAGACCCGGAATATCTGTTGATGATTTCGAACGAACGAGAAGCATCCGGAGAAACATTCTGTCCGCCCCCCGCAGTAGTTTTCAAACGGATTGAAGAAAGACACAAGATATTGGAACAGTCATTCGAAGAAAGTCCGTTAGCTTTAATCGAAAAAGATGCGGAGGAAAATGCGTTAAGTATCTTTCAACCAATGACTATACGATGAGCAAACGTAATGTCTTCATGCGGAACGAGCGGGTCAAAGCATCTGTTAAATCAACTAACGGATTCTTTGAACCCGGTCTTTCTGAAAATTTCATCCGTCCCAAAAACAGCGATACAGATGAAAGCACCGAACCCGTAATGCTTATGGCTGCACCGAGAATGGCTAAAACTTCTCTGACACGTAATTTCGAAAGCAATGAAGAAGTTAAAACATTTTTGGAGCAACCGGATTTCGAATGCAACGAAATAGACGTAAAGACCTCGACTAAATCGAACTTCTTTACGCTGAACAATAATTGGCTGAATCTCGTAAAGTATCTGCGGAATCTCAAAGACGCTGTTCGTTGGTTGTGGGAACACATACAAATTGAAGCACTTGTGGATGCAGTGCTCGAAAAGTTGCAGAAACAGAAGAACTTGATTTCCATACCCGCAACGTTACCGACTTATTCGGATATGTCATACACTGACCCGAATACAGGTAAACATTATACCATTAGTCGTCCGGCTTCTCACTGCATACAAATCACGAGAAATGAAAGCGAAGTTTGGGAAACCGAAGCACTTATGGTTTGTGTCAAAGATGTAAACTACACATCTGTAAACGTATCAGTCACGACAACGAAAAACTGCATACGTATCGATTTCCTTGACGGACAGGTTGAGGAAAGCGTTCTCCAATCGAACTATTATGTCTATTTCATATAGTTAAAGTTGAATTGGTTGTAAGAAAACCGGTTGCTCTCGAAAGAACAACCGGTTTTCGTTTGTTTATCAATCAATCATCTGTTATTCGAATGTGCGGATTTCAAATCTCATACCGTTTACTTCGGTTGTGTTGTACGATGTACCGCAGTAGATTTCGTAAATGTCATTGTAGTAACCGCCCGACATTGAATCGATGAGTTTGTCTTCATCGATGTAATCCCACAAAGTATCGTTGTTGAGATTTGTTTTGTATTCCCGAATCCTGTCTTCATAGTATTCACGTTTCCAGTTGGGACGTGTTTCATCGAGATAGGTTTCCGGGTCGAAATCGTAATCAACGACCATGATACGTTTGTTCCCGTATTCGAAGATGTGTTCATCGACTTCTGGACAGTCATACATTGCCTCGTTGATTGTCAGGCCGAAATGAACGGCTGCGGCGTAAAGGGATTCATTTGTCGAATAGGTTGATTCGACACCTTCTTTGTCCATGATTTTTTCGAACTCATCCCATGACAATTCTGAAACAAGACGGTCGTAAACGTCTTCTTCATCTTCATCATCGGTAAATTCGATGTCGTAATCTTCCGGATTTGCTTCGATTTCACCGAGTATAGAGTGGAAATAACCTTTGGAATCTTCGCCCCATTCTTCCGGTATATACATAACCTCAACCTGTGCGGAGAAGTTTGGATAGATTTCATCGATGAACGCTTCTCGGTCATCTTCCGGTGTTATGTGGTATTCGTGTATCGTTTCCTCGGGAATTTCGATACTGTCACCGGATTTTGCGTAATATGTAATAATTCTTTCTTCCATTGTCGTAACGTTTTATGTTGTTGATAATCCGGTTTTAGTTGTTACGGAATACGTGATACAGCGTATCGTTGATGTATTCTTCATGGTCGTTGTTGTCCCATGAACTCATGACACCGTAACCGTTTTCAAATTTCATGTCACGCATGTACGATTCTGTATCGAAAGCAGCCATGAGGTCGCCCGTACCGTTATCAGCCGCATTAAGTTCGGGTTCTATAACTTCCGTAATTATCTGTCTTTCATACGCTTCGAAAGCCTCGTCGATGTTGGAATCTTCGATAACGAGAAACTCGCCGCTTATGGTAGGATGTGAGTATTCCGCACCAAATTCGGTACGGTTTTCATCCATTTCCGAAGCCTCTTCGAGCGTTAAACCCCATACTTTGGATGCAGCCAAAGCATGTTCGGGATAGTCGAATCTTGAAAAATATTCTGAATTGAGAATATCTTCAACAGAAATTTTGTCCATATTAGTATTGTTTTGTGTTCTTTGTTTATTTTATCGGGGGGGGCAGTTTGCAAATTCGTGATTGCACACTACACAATCCACAACTGATGTATTTATCTGTCCACCGGTATAAACTTTTCTGGGATTTGTTCGTGTAATACTGTATTGAAAAATCTGACCATAGAATTTTCGAGAATCTATACCGGTGGACAAGTGGTTGTTACAAAACAGTGCAGCCCTAAGCTGCACCGTTTCATTACTCCTCTAATCCGTTGTGATGATTCACGACCGTATCAGAACTGGACGTTACCACCGTTTCATCATAGTATAATGATGTTTCGATTTCTCCACCGTAGTCACATGAAGTAACAACGGATAAGTGTTTGTTCACCATGTCTTCGAAAAAACGTTCAGCGAATTTACCGTTTGCTTTCAGCCACTCACTGTATTGTTTTTCTTCGAAAGCCGCTTGCGCATCATCGAGAGATTTGCGGAAAGTTTCTCGTTCGCTTTCGATTTGTTCACGTAACTTTCGGTTGTGTTCGCGTTGGTCAGCAAGTTCCCGACGCAAGTCACCGATGAGTTTTTCCATTTCATCTTTTTTCATAGCTTTTGTTGTTGTGTTGTTATCTTTCTTTTGATACACAAATATACATCGAAAAATCGATACATGCAAATTTTTGATAAAGTTTTTTTGATTAAAATTCGTTGTCCACCGGTATAACTTTATCAAACGAATAATGCAAGGCAACTACCAAACAAAATCTGTATATCGAAAATTTCATGAGTTATACCGGTGGACAATCATCATCCCAAAAACATGCCCCACACGTTATGTGCGGGGCCTGTTCGTTAGTTATTCAGAATCATATCGATAATGTTCTGGGATGTCACACTGTCATTGCACCGAGCATCACCGCCTTGATAGACAATGTACGCATTGCGGAAATATTTCGGAGTGAGGAAGGGAACACAAACCTTTTTCAGTTTGTCATGCCCCATGTTTTTGTACTCTAAATTATCATACTCCGATGTTGATAGCGACCGTTTGTCGAAAACTAACATGTCTGTCGGCAGTATGTTTGCATTGAACGCTATGTAGAAAGTGGTGTTTTCAAAGTCTTTCGGGCAAAACTGAATCACGAAATTTGTTTTGCCCGTATGATGTTCGTATCTTGCTTGCACGTCATACGGAACAGAAACGATACCGTCACGCAGTTTGTATTCGAAATTCTTTCCAATCGGAAACTTGCGAATCAGGAAACGAATATCGTCCAAACTCAACTCATCCAGTATGTCCAATGCCGTAAAGTGTACGGTTGTTTCGTTCTTGAATGTGTTTATGAAACAATCGATGCGGGGACGCTCGGTAGTGTGTTGTAAAAACTTCTCTACCGTTTTGAGTTCGTTAAGTTTCTTTGCGAACTCATCACGTAAATTTTGCTCACGAGTTTTCAAGTACTCTAATGATGTTGTTCTTTCGTTCATGGCTTTGTTGTTTTAATGTTGTTATCTGTTGTTGTTTCTTTCACTACACAAATATAAAACAAATTTCCGAAACTGCAAAATTTTTCGAAGAAAAAATGCACCCCAAAGAGTGCATTTTGTTTGTTTGTGTTTGAAATTATTGTACCTCAATACCTTCGATGTTTCCGAAACATATTTTTGTGTGGTACTCTGTTTTCAAATTACCGTCTTCGTCGAGTGTAGTAAATTCGCGGTCATAGTGGTAGCCGTCTTTGTGTATTCTCGCAATGTCTTTGGCCTTACGCGGGCCGAACAACTTAACCACAAATTCAGCGGGAACAGGGACAGCACCTTCCTTACGCATTTTGTTTTCCATTTTATCGGAAACTTCACTCCACATTTTTCGGTCTGCCAATTTTATGTCATCCCGTAACAGTTTCGAAAATTCGTCCTTGCCTTGTTCTGTTCCGTCTGTTCCAGCGTAACACAGTTTCCGACCGCCGTATTTCGTTTTGTACAGGGCAACACAAACGATTCGATTGTTCTTTCTGCACAGTTTCCAGAAATCAAATTCTAACAAATGTTCGGGACGTGTTACGGTAGCCATTCCACCGCAATACGCATAGGATTTTTGTAAAATGTCGTACACAATTTTCATGTATTGACGTTTCGTTGCTTCGTCGGTTGTTGGTGCGTTGATGTAATGTTGCATCAGCGGAGCCATTCCGCCGTCGTCCCAACCGATTACTTTCGGCAACATTTCGATTGCAACGGGTATTGTGTCGGACAACTGTCGAAGATTAAGACGGTGTTTGCCGTTGGTCGTCAGGAAATTTATTGCCGAATAATGTTTGATGAAAAACTGTTGGTAATTAAACAACTCATCTTGTTTTCCGAAAATACCGACGGTCGATAATCGGTCGTCCGCATCGATATTGCTATACAGATTGTCTTCTGCCTCTTCGAAACGTGCCTTTTGCAAATCGGTGAGTGTACCGATTTTGGGTATTTCGACGCTGGGCAACATGCAAGGATTGATTACAACCTTTCGAAATTTGTAAGCTAATGAAAGAACGTGAAACCCGCCCAATGATGAACCGATAACAACGGCGCAACGGTAACGTTTTGCATCCGTCATTATTTGGTGTTGTGCTCGGTCGAAGTTACACAAATCATAAGTGTTTGTTATCACGTTATGGAACGGTGAAAGTATCTGTTTCAGATACTTGCCCGTTGTACTGTTTTTATCCGAACCGTAACCGTGTACGTATAAAATATTGGCCATTGTTCTATTGTTTTGACATGCAAATATACACTTAATATTCGAGATTTGCAAATTTTTCGATGAAAAACACGTTTGTAATGCGCTTGGAGCATGTTTTTGTGTCCACCGGTATAAGCATTCGAGAAACCCGTATTCGAAACCGCGCAAGGTATTTGCCTTGTATAAATCTGCATACGGACTTAGACCGGTGGACAAGTTTTCATGCACTGCATACCTTATATTATATATATATGTGTGTGTGCGCTGGGAAATAAAAAATGCAAGATTTTTCGAAAAAACTTGTGCCGTTGTTTGCACGGTTGAAATATTATGCTTATCTTTGTCACAGACAAAAAGAGATAAGAAACATGAAAACGAACAAAACAAAATGGATAGTGATTTTTGCAGTGCTCATCGGCATTGTGATTTTCGAAACGTTTTGCCCGCTGGGTGACTTCATGCACGATATGTTCGGTTACTTCGGTGATTTCATCGGTTGGGGATTGTTCGGCCTGTTGATTTATTCAGGTGTCCGCCTGTTCGAATCGGACAAAGAAATTGAAGATACTGAAATTTGAAGCACCGAAAATTCTTTGAAAAAAGTTCTTCGAAAATTTGCAAGTCTCGAAAATAACACTTATCTTTGTAGTGTAGAAATGAGAGAGACAACAAAAGAGAGAACGTCAAAAAGAACTCGAAAAAAATTAGTCAAAAATTTGCAAGTCTCGAAAATAACACTTATCTTTGTAGTGTAGAAATGAGACAAACAATGAGATAACAAACAACAAACAACAAATTCATTAACCAATTAAAACAACAAAGTCATGAAAAAGAACGCAAAGAACGCAGCAGTTGAAACGAAGGAAGTCATCAACGCTACCGAAGTAGGTGCAGCCGACTTGGCCGCAGGTCTCGAAAACGTAGAAGCCACCGCAGGTGTGGACACGGCAGAAGTGGAAATGCCCCAGTACGACAACATGGAGTGGCTCGCCAAAACCGACCCGACCCCGTACTTCTCGCCCGAAGTTTCGACGAACAAGTACGACGCCGAGCGCGAACCGAAAATCGCTCGCGGTCTGAAAGCAATCGCCGAACTCGGTACGAAAAATCCCGACATCGCCGTAAATCCGCTTATGCTCCTGTTGGCAAAGTGGTGGGAAGTGAAACCCGCTCGTGCCGAAATCAAAAAGGCAATCTATGCCGTAGCCAATGCGGAAGGGTACACGGGTGAAGACTATTTGCAGAACATCATCGGTTCGCAGATTGAGAACTTCGCCGACATGCAGCAGGCAATCGAGCGTTTGAAGTACGCAAAGAATCAGTACAAACCGCGTCGTGCAATCAACACCGCCACACCCACGAAGCGAATCAACATCAATGGCCAACTGTACGACGTTCCCGTTCGCGCATTCAACGAAGCCGTTGCAATGAGCAACCGAGAGGAAGCACGCGAATACCTCATGAAAGTAGGTACGCCGTATGTTCCCGAAAACGAAATTGAAACGTTCTAAACCCGCTTTCCCAGAAGCGAAAAGGTAACGTTACCGGCCTGACCTCGAAAGGGGTCAGGCTTTTTGTTGTTGTATAGTCATCGGTCATCGGTCATTAAATTTTTGTCCACCGGTGAAATCCCAGACAGAGCAATGTTTTCGAATGTGCAATACATCACCCTTACCAATATTGATATAGTTGATTAGACCGGTGGACAACAAATATGTGCCATCAAATATTTTGTGCGGAATGTTTGCAAGTCCCGAAAATTATTTGTATATTTGTGTATCAAAGAAAGAGATATGAAAGAGACAACCAAAAAAGAACACGAACAACTATTGGATATGATGCAAACCTTATTCGATAGTGACCCGTATGTCGGTATATTTTGGTTCGATGAGAAAGAGTTGGATTTAGTCCATGTAACCAAACAAGAATTGCGGGACGCTCGTAGAATCGGAGACAAAATAATGTGTTCTGGACTGCATGAGGATTATTGGTTGAAACAATATCGCAAAGCACGTGCCAAAGGTTTGTTAGAATCACCGTTTTACGGAGATTGGACAATGATACCGAGGGGGTCGAATTTTTTATGACATACCAACGCAAACTTTCGTTTGCTATGTGGGTAAATGGTATAAGAAATACGAACGAATATTGCGTGACCTTATCCTTATTGAGTTCGATATACCCAAAGAATCGTTTCGATTTCAATACGACAGGCATTGGGATATTGGGCACGGTTGGTCTGAACGTGGATTGTAAAAACACAACTGATATGGGAATTTTGCATAGTGATTTGAAACACCAACTTTACAATGTTCTTTACATTGATAGCTGTAAAAGTATCGATTTTCCTAAACCTCTGAAAATAAAATGCACAAGTACGGGTTTCGGTGGTTATCATAGTTTCACCAGTATTGCAATGGTTGGGCGGTCTATCAAAATACTGACGAGAACCGATGCTTACACGCTTTCCAATTTATCGAACATTGCGCAATGGTTTGTAACCAGCGCGTTGTGGAGTTTGAAAGACCTGCGACACACATTCGATTGGGACAAAGTGTATGAAGTAGAAAACTTGTTCGAGAAACATAAGTAAGTATCTGAAAACGTGTTCCTTACGGGACACGTTTTTTGTTTGCACGTATCGAAAAATTGTCCACCGGCAAAACTTCATGCCAAACACATATTTCGAAACACCCTGACCGATTGTACTGTATGGGATTCCCAGAACATTTACACCGGTGGACAGTCCCAAAATTATTTTCAGAAAAACATCATTTTTCTTTCGAAAAAGTTTGCAAGTTCGAAAACTTTTGCTACCTTTGTGTTGTGGGAATAACATTACCACGTAATAGAATGGTAAACACTAAAAACACAAAGACAATGAAAACGAGCATCAACAAGTACGCGGGAAAGATTTCGAATTTGAATAAAGAAATCAACCGCATCGAAAAAGAAATGTTAGTCGTTAGACGTTCTGATGAGTACGAAGATTTGAAGATTCAGAAGATTATCAAACTTATCGACATGAAATCTTGCGCCGAATCACTTGCGGAAATTTGCGAGCTGCACATAAGATTGGAACAGGAATTGCTCTCGAATGAAGCATATACAGAAATGTCTGAACGATTGTTGAAACATTTTGGGGATGAGAAATAATACAGAAACGGGCCAGATTTTACAACGGCAAATGGATAATCTGGCCCCGCTTTTCGAAAGCGTAAAAAGAAAGCACTATTTGAAATACACGCAAGGGTATGTTAATGTGATAACGGAACACCTTTCATATATCGTTTATTGCAAACACGTAAACACAAATGTACGTGATTATCGAAAGTGGGCAAACGATTTGAAACGCGCAATCCGTAATTTCGAAAGTGTAAAAATCGATAGTGAATCAGAAAATTTACGTCGGAAATTGATTTATGAGTTATACGTAAATGGTTTGGAGGTGTTCAGTAATTATTACGCAATTTCAAGTCTTACCGATTGGCCAACTACGAAACATTTGGCCAAAGTAACACCGACAAAACAAATGATTCAAGACTACCGAGATATTTTGCATAACATTTTCGAAAGTGTCATTTGTCACAGACCGAATGAAGTATGCGCGGAAATAGAAGTGTACACAGGTTTTGAGTACTAAAAATATTCGAAAAAAGTTCGAAAAAAGTTGCTCGAAAATTTGCAAATATCGAAAATAACACTTATCTTTGTAGTGTAGAAATGAGATAAGAAACAACAAAACAACAACAAATAACACAACAACTAAAAACAACAAAGCCATGAAAAAGAATGTAATCGCAAAGGAAGTAGAAGCTACGAAGACTGTAACGGCCGAGAGCAAAACGGCACAAAGTCTGTTCAAGGTGTTGCTCGTCACCGCCAACAAAGAAGACAAAAGACAGTTCGTTTTGGAGTTGTCGTTTTTCACTCCTGAACAACGGCGCAAAGCCGTGATGCGTTACCACGCTCTGAAAGGTTTCGATTCATTGGCAAAGTGCTACGGCGAAACGGCATCGGCCCGAATCAAACTAATGTTCTACCACGGAACGCAACAACGCGAAGTGCTGTCTTACCAGCTTGACCCGAAACTCTCTCCCGCAGATAGGATTCGAGAAGTCAAAGCCAATAACAGAAAGTTCGTTTCGTTCTTGGAGTTTTACAACAAACTCGGTTTCGTGACCAACGGCATCGACAAGGAAACTAAGGCCGTCATCGGTACGGTGCCGACCGAAACGCAGAAGACCGAAAAATCGAAGCGAATGAAGACCGAACCGAAAAAGACCAAACCTGCGGATGAGGTCATTGATTTCGACAAGGTAAAAATCGGTAAGTCTCGCCGAAACAAGTTGAACGCAATTGCACGGGTAATCGCTGAAAGTCCCGTAACGGAACCTGTACAAAATTCGGTCGAAGCCGAACCCGCAAAGGAACCGAAAAAGAAAACTGCACGCAAACCGCGTAAGGCAAAGACTGAAACGGCGAAAACCGAAATCGTTACAACCGAACCCGTAGCGGCCGAAGCCGAACCCGCAAAGGAACCGAAAAAGAAAGCCGCACGCAAACCGCGTAAGACAAAGACTGAAACGTCAAAGGTTGAGGCTATTCTCGAAAACCTGTAATCTCTCAAACATCGGAAGTGAAACAGCATCAGAAATGGTGCTGTTTCTTTTGCTTTGTTCGTGCATTTGTCCACCGGTGAAAATCCGTATAAATGCGTTGCCGAAATATTCATGAACAACTATACGTGCATGTTTGTTTCGATAAGTTATACCGGTGGACAATTAGCCGTACCGATTACAGAGTGTTGTTGCGGGCGGTGGTCATCGGAATTGACAGTTTCGAGATAGAAAAATATGCCGTAAGTGTCTGGGAATCAAGTATGTTAAAACTGTCCACTGGTTAGAAATCTCGAAAAATTCATGTACAGAAATATGTGTATAGATGTATTGGGAATTTCTGTTTACGGAGTTAGACCGGTGGACAAAAAATACTGCTGCACATGAGCGAAAAAATGTATCAGAAAAATTTGTAGTTTCAGAATTTATTTGTATATTTGTATATCAAAACAAGACCAAACAACAATGAAAAAGAAAGCCATCAAAGAAACAGAAACACGTCCGTTTGTCATCAGAGCAATAACGGCCGAAGGTGAAAAGGTCGTACTTCCTCAACGGTACGGTACGATTGCCGCAGCGAACAAAGCAATTGAGACAATGATTGCAAAACGTAAATTTGTCGGTGACGATACGCGGCTGTGGAACGTCAGAGAATTACAGGTTTTGCAAGTGTTGAATACCCGAAACCTCGAAGTAGAAGCGGAACACCGCCCCTAAAATATGACTGCAAAAGTCACACAGGGAAACACCCCCGATTTATTTGGCTTTTGTTGTTTTGGTGGGGGTGTTTCCCAATTTTGGAACAAATTAAAAATTCGATATAATGACAACCTTAAAGACATTGGTTTTGATTGTTGCGGTATTGTGGTGCATCGGTTTCGTCGGTATGCACGTCAATCGTTACATGAAAACACACAAAACATTATCCGTTTGGTATTTGGGATATGCAGCCAAATACGCATTAGTTTTCGATTTGTGGCTTATCGTACAAATCACACGTTTTTTTCGGTCTCTGTATTGGGCGAACAAATCAGTCAAAATCGGTAAAGTCACCCGCAAAATGTCGATAGATGAAGCCGTTGAAAGCATTCAGAAATCCCGCGTCTGACATCACCACACAACATTTGAAAATGCGCTTTTCGGAAAGCGCATTTTTTCATGCCCGATGAACATTTTTTGTCCACCGGTACAATCTTCCGAGAATGGGTTATTCGAAATCACTAAGGTATCTGCTTTGCAGCTTTGCTGTGGAAAAGTTGTACCGGTGGACAAGAAAAACATGCTCATAAAATGCTCTGGGGTGTTGTTTTTCTCGAAAATAATTGTTATATTTGTGTATCAAAAGATTAAGACATGTACACTTTCAAGTTTTTACAGAACGAAGCGAATGCGGCTGACCGCTTCGAGACAATAGCAAGGGCGGATAATGACCGCAAAATTCCTGTGCAGAAAGTTTCGAAGTTAATCCGGATTAGCAAAACGATTCAGAGAGCAATCGAACATGATGCAAACATTATGTGGTTTGCATCCGCAAACGGAACCAATGCAGAACTCAAAAATGCAAACACCCTTCCTATTTCGAAAGTAAACTTTTCGAAACTGTTCAAGGTACTAAAACACGCGAATTTAACCGAACTAATAACGCAAAATTTATCTTGAAAACGATTCGTAACTACTATTGTGTTAGATGAACAATATGTCGTTAAGTTGAAAATCGATTATTCGGATGATTTGGAACGATTCGAAGATTTCAAAAGAGAATTTTTCAAAAACTAAAAGCCATGACAGAACAAGAACGGAACATATACCAAACAGCATTGCGCCGTTGTCGTGAATATGCAGAATCACTTACGGCAGAAGAACGCGAAAGTGGTGAATGTTATACAGCCTTTGAATTAACGGCAATACTCGGTATAGCATTCGGACTGAATCCGGCACAAGTCATGCGGGATTACATAAATCAAAAGTAAACCGATAGGGTTTCAACCGGAAATGAAAAAGGATGCGTCAAGCATCCTTTTCTTTTTCCTTTTTTGCTTTGTTTGCTTTGGTCCGGTATTTTGAACCTTTTACGTATTTGGGTAAACGTTTTTGTTTTGTTTTTGCAAACTTCTCCAAATCTTCATCTGTCATTGATTTCGCAAGACGTTTAACCTCTTCTGATGCGTATTTCGAATCAAGCTGACCACGTTTGTACAACATAGCCATTGCCATAAGTCTTCGTTGTGCTTTCGATTTCGCAGGCATGATAACTGATTGTTAGATTTTTACTTCTGTATGTATCGAAACAAAAAGGAGACACATTTTTCAATGTGTCTCCTGTTGGTGGAGATGACGGGGTGCTGCCCCCCGTGTCTTGCTCGTCATCCCATACCACACTTTTTACGACATAGGACAGTTTTTGCGAAAAACTCCGTAAAACAAGGGGCGACCGGTTTTAATCCGGATTCGCTTCCACCACCCATTTCTGTTTTCGTACAGATATGGGAAGAAACGTGGATGTTCATTCGGGCATCATCCTATCCTATAAAAGGAACAAACTTTTGCAAAAGGTATGGTTACGCTGCAAGAGCAACCGAGGGAGCCGGAGCTGCCAAAGACATTACTACGCCGCGAACCTTACCGAGCGTGGTACGAACCTTGTTCGTCGCACGCGAAATTTGAGATTTGCCGTTTGTTGTTTGCAACCGTAGATTTAAGAGATAGATTGCTTCTCTCTGTCGATGTGGTACACAATTAACGCCAATCAATACTATTCATCCCCATATATCTTACGCAAAGAATTGTTGCGGGACTTTCTCGAAAGTGAACTTCTCATTTGCTCAAATGACGTAAACGCCGTCAGAATGTGTGAAAAGTATTGAATTTGATAAACGGTAGTACTTGGCCCGAATACATTCGAAACATATTTTGCCGTTATCTATGCAGATTCTCGCTCCGGAAAGTTCACCACAAAAATCCTTTATCTTTTCGTTTATAAAATCATCGAAAGATGCTGTCTTCATTTATCGGGTAGGTTCGTTAAGTCCGGTATGGTTCGTGCCCGTTACCTGATGTACGTGATTGTCATTTTCTTTGACTTGTGTTTCGGTTAAGTCATAATGTAACGAACGTACCATACCACTACGTTGGTCGTAACAATCACGGAAACCAGATATGTTAGTTTTGTAAACGTCCGAACGGAACACCATCGAGCAAATTTCCATCATGTTGTTTTCAACATGTTGCATTGCGGACAATTTCTGTTCGAGACAATATTTTTCGTATTTGTTTTCGATTTCTTGGAAATGTTCGATGTACTTCGTTTGTTCATCGAATTTCGTTTGAAGAATGTCCAGTTCTTTTTCGGTATCTTCAAGTGATTTCCGATACTCTCTGATTTCTTTCTCGCTGTTAGCAATCCATTTTTTCTGTTCTTCGTTCTCGATTTTGAGTTTGTCATTTTCAGACAAAATTTGCTGGATTGCTTGGACTTGTATGGAAGTGAGATTTTTCGTAACCGCTTCCATTACGTCCTTCTTCAATAAATCATTAAGTTCCATTTTTCTGACTGTTATTTGTTGTGTTGTGACCCCGGAGAGATTCGAACTCTCGACTTTATCATTAAAAGTGATATGCGCTACCACTGTGCCACGAGGTCTTTGTGTGGGCCATACCGGACTTGAACCGATAGTCTTCCGGTTATGAGCCGGTTGCTTTACACCATTAAGCTAATGGCCCGCCTAACAAAGTCATGTCAAAACCAATAGACGAACGTAAAAACGTTGAGCCAACTGACGGATTCGAACCGTCGCGCCTTGTTCAGGTCCAGTTTACAAAACTGGTGCAATCGACCGCTATGCGAAGTTGGCATTTGCAAAGAGCAACCAAAAATAATTAACGATTGCCTATCGAGAAATTCTACTCCGGTTGCTCTTTGCGCAGAAACCAAAATTAAAATTCTATAAAATCATTACGAATCCAAAAGTAATGATGTAGCGGGTATGAGAATCGAACTCATCTTTCGAGAATGAAAATCTCGCGTCCTAACCGATAGACGAACCCGCCATATACCGGATTTACTCCGGCTTTTTTAGAAGAAATCCCAGACTGACAGGCAGAAATCAATCGAGATTCACGACTATTTATGTAGCGCACTGAATAGTGTAATAATCGTTACTTTCTTCGGTGAGAATGTATCGACCGTAAGTTTTGCAATTTCACTGACGGTTTTACCGGTTGCGATTGTATCATCCAAAATCAACACGTTTTTGTCATTTATCATATCCGCATCACCTATGGCAAAATCATCAAATTCAAATGATTGCGTTATGTATTTGCGGAATCGAACAGGTATTGTTTTGTATGTAAACATTCTTCTCGGCATTTTGTCGAAACACAGACGTAAAATTTTAATCAGTTTATCCCGACTAATTCCGTCTGCTTCGGCCAAATCGAAATCGATACAAGTCATCCACACATCATCTTTGCTCATTTTTTCATACAAACCCAACAATCTATGTTTTGTTCGTATGATTCGTTCCATGTTATCTGTGAATTTGTCATTCAAAGATGACGTTGAAGGAACGGTTATAATTGTGTCATAAGACTTGTCAATTTTGTGTGCAATGGCAACAAATCTACGGAACAGTGCCGGAATATCTCGCTGAGGATTCTCGAACTCCCAACCGTAAATTTGTTTAAGTGCATAAACCAAAGGATTTCCGTCTTTGTCATTCGGACGTTCTTTGTTATACTTCCTTTCGAAAATCGACACAACATCCCACCCGTTTATTTTGTCGTAAATAGGCTTTGGTTCATACAAATCACCCGTATTAACATTTCGTTGGTGATTCGGATTAAACGAAACCAACAATCGTTCAGGGTCTATGTCGATTCCTTCGAAAAGTTTTACGTACTTCACATCACACAAATTTGTTTATTGCAGTCCGGACGGGATTCGAACCCGCGACCCTCTGATAGACAGTCAGATATTCTACCACTGAACTACCGGACTAAAATGATTGTGCAAAAATCCTCCATGACGTTCTCTAACTTGCGTACCATGCGGCAAACTACACAATCTATACACGCGATGAACAAGACTAACAACATTTTGCCGTTAAAAAGCGGTTCCGGGTGTTCTCAAACTTGCTTGGTGTACGTTTAATTTAGGGCTTATTCAAAGTTACTATCTCGAACGAGCATAAACCAGACTTATCCCGTTATCTTACAACATCTCCACAGCAATTAGCTTTATTGTAAGAAAGTCATTGTCGATTTCATCTGAATTTGATTGTTGTCACGTCTGCGGTGGAAATTCACATTCGAGACTTCAAAAACACGATGCCGACCATTTTGTATTACTTCGTCCGGACCAAAACCGTAATACTTACGGAAACCGACCGGACACGCCATAAGACGTATTACGGTTTTTTGCTGTGCTGAAAAAGGGAATCAAACCCTTACTTCCTTTCGGGAAACAGCATTTTGAGTGCTGCGCGTCTTCCAGTTCCGCCATTTCAGCCATACCAATATTAGTTGAGGCAGCAGGATTCGAACCTACAATGCAACTGCCAAAAAGTTGAGTGTTACCATTACACCATGCCTCAATCATGCGCAACTTACTTGCGTGTTATATCTACTGCAAAGATAACTCAAATATAAGGAACGTGCAAATTTTTTGAGAATTTTTTTATTTGCTGAAATTTGCGGAAAGGGAGGGATTCGAACCCCCGGACCTGTTACGGCCAATAGTTTTCAAGACTACCTCAATCGACCACTCTGACACCTTTCCGTGTGCTGTTCGACTTTCACGTCCGGATAATTCGATAAATCAACAACGATTGTTTTGTTGTCTTCTTCTCGAATCATCTTGTACTGAAAAGGTTTGGGATAAACGTAGAACCCTTCCTCAAACAGTCTGGCAACATATTCTTTGATGTCCATACTCTGTACGATTAAGTGTGTACAAAGTATGTATTATTGGTTTTGAACTTTCAAGAAATTCTCAATCATCATTTTCCAAACATTGACGCCACATCTATTTTCATCGAAAATATTTACGTTGTCAATACAAACATTAGCGGTTTCAGATTCCTGACCGTTTTCGTAAATCTTTTTGATGGTAATTTCCGGTTTAGATTCGGGATTTTTGGGATGAATCACACCTACATCGACGGTGATTCGAACTTTGTAATCCGGTCTGTTTTCGTCTGAAAAATCACGAAAGTATTCGTATGCGTCTTCGGGTGTCGTATCTTTGATAAGCGGTACAAATCCGGATTCTTGCAGATTTGTACGCAATTCTTGCAACGTAGCCATATATTCGAATGTAAATTGCGGGAACGGGTGGATTCGAACCACCAATTTTCTGATTAACGGTCAGATGCCTTACCAATTTGGTCACGTACCCAATAAAAAGAAAACCGGTTCAGTACTGCAAACCACCTGATACCGAACCGGTTTTCGATTAGTTTAATCTCTTGCGAGACGTGATGTTAGAAACTCTCGACAGAATCCTTGATAGTGTCGGGGTGGTTCAACAGGTACTCGCGACGCTCGTCCTGCGAAGCAATCTTCTTGGCCTCGTTCAGAGCCTCGACGTTCACCTTGAAGATTTCCGGACCGTTCTCGGTCTTGATGTTCACGTTCACGTACTTGATACGCTTAACGGCCTTGCGACGAGCGTAGAACGAACGGATGCTGTTCAGCGTTGAAGCCAGCTTGGTCATACCGGCCAGAGCCTCAACGTCAGCGTCGAAACCACCGTCGATGTAGTCTTTCAGAGCTGCCGAACCGCCCATAGTCTCGATGCAAGCGGCCTTTGCTGCTGCGAGAGTTTCCTCATCGGTTCCGTTCCACTTGCGAGCGAGAGCCAGCAAGTTAGCGAACTCGGCCGATACGCCCATAGCCTCGATGACGTCGGCTGCGGCTACGATTGCTTTGATGTCCTCTGCGGTGAGTTCCTTCTTAACGCGCGGTTTCTTTTCAACCTCTGCGTTCTGTACTTTTTCTGACATAACAGAATGTTTTTAAAATGTTAGTGATTATGAATATTATGGTTGTGTGCTCTTGTGTGACAAACCTATATATTTTCGATAGGTTGGTGCGTTTTCCGGATTGAATCCAGAATTTTCTGTTTTGCTTTATCGGATTTCATCGATTTAAGTTTCTTCACCAAAGTATTTTTAACTTGGTACGGAACATTATCGATTTTGATAACCCGCATCTCTCCGTTGTCTCGTTTCTTTCGAACTTTCTGTGATTTGAGTAACTTATCACGTTCTTCGAACTTTTTCGAGAGACTTCTAAATTCGGAAACTGAAAGTTTGTTCCAGTCAATTTCCGAAAGATTTATCGCGTCTGGTTGTCTTTCAGTTTCCATGTTCAAACTCTTACTTATCTGTTGTGAACTATCTAACCCAAATTTTTCCGGTCTATAAGGGAAAAATCCAGAATCGTGAATTTTCCTTGAAAAATTTTTCGCTCAACAGATTTCTTTCATCCTCTTGTGATACACAAAGATAAGAATAAAAACCGAACGATGCAAGTTTTTTGCAAGAATTTTTTCACAGATTTTCATTAAAAAGGGATGCTCACTGTGTGAGGCATCCCTTTTCAGGCAGAGTGAACATTGTAGTGTCAATTTCTCTCGAACATAAACCGTTAGAATCTGAACGGACAGAGTAAACAACGGTTTTGGCAACGTACCGGATTGCGTGCAGAAATGATATTTACCAACGGTTTGGAACGATTTCCGTTCTCGTAAGGGATAATCGGTGTTCCGTCGTCGTTTTTGTTGTTCAGACCGAACGCCATCAATTCCGTAATACCAATAAGCGGTTCATCTCCGGTATCAATCTGCACAACACCCCTGTATTTATTGACAAGATTCCAGTAATCTCGAAAGAATGACGGATTTTTGAACAGATACATGTGTATCTTTTGACGTACTTCGGGACGTTTCGATATGTTGTTGTTTGCAATCGTAAATTTTCCCGGTTTCTCATCGATTTCTCTATACGGCAAAAGTTTGAACCGCATTCTGCGGACGTACAACGGTTTGAACTCGGTAAAAATTCGCAAAAGCAATTTAACCGCATTCAATCCGTTATCATTTTGCAGTATTGGATTGATGACGATAAGTATCTGTTTTTGTGGGAAACCACGTTTTATCAGTTCTATAATCTTGTCTCGTATTTGTTTTACAGAAGGAATATTCGGTTCAAATATGGTTTGTCCCATACCGGATATTTCTACATGCAAGTAAATCCGATGCTTATTTTTCAGACATATATCAATAAACTCATCCGTTATACGTTTGGTTCTTATGATGTTTATGTCCGTAAGTTTCGAAACCCAACTTTTATCTCGTGTTGGGTCTCCGGATTTGTAATACGAAACTATCTTTTTCGGCCCGATTATGGTTGGTGTGATTACGTCACTCATTATCCTTGATTGTGCGCAAGTTGCCTATCAGTGTTCCGATAGATTCTGTTCTCTTTTCGAGAGTATGTATCAACACTTCCACATCGTCTTTGTACATGTGATTCGCTAACAGTGCAGGGATAAAATATCTCATCGAAAAATTATTACCCGTGAATTTCTCGGTGTACACAACTTTGCCACCAGACACAAACCGGAATATTTTCGATTCTGTCGTGATTTCAAACGTCGAATCACTTCCGTACTTGAATACGAAGACATAAAGTCGAGACAACATTTCTGCGCGAAACTCATCCCACACAGAATAATCATCCTCGGACACTTCATTGTCATCGAAACAAACAGGTTTCGAATCCGTCAAAAGCCTGATTGCTTTCTTTGCGTTGTTCGTGTATTCAAACGCAGCATTACACAATCTCGAAATCTGTCCGGTTGTAGGAGTTATGTAATTTATGAATGCGCTTGCTCGTTCAGAGTTTGAAAGAACTGTTCGTGCCATACTTCTGCTTTGTATTGTTCTACACGTTTTTCGATAAAATCTGTTTCCTTGACAAATTCGCAAATAACACCACGCATGAACAGTAAGTTACTTGCGTAAATCGAATAAAATTCGAAAAAGTTTTTGTGATATTCCCATTTTTCATTCGCCCAATCTCCGTAGTCTTTTTCGATGTCTTTCGTTTCATCAATGTATTCGACTAACTTGTATGTTTCGCCGCTGTTCTTGTCTTTTCGAACAAAAGACAACCGTTTCTTGACCAAATCAACTTCTACGGATGTGTAGTAGTTGTTGAGAAGCGTTAATGTTTTGGTGTATTTGAGATTGCAGATAATTTCCGTTATCTCATTCACTTGTGCTGTCGATTCTGCCCTGAAATCTTTTCTGAAAAATTCCAAAGTCTATACGATTTCTTTCCTCCGGTCAATGCACGATTGCAATCTTTGTATTTGGTGAAAGAATTTTCGCATCTAATGAATAGGAACGTTTCCTATGATTTGTGGTAAATTTGGCATATCATTGAATTTTTGATATTCTATATACTGCATATGTTCACAAACAATAAATCATCGAAATCATAATGTCTAATGTTATTCAAATCAATGTTGATAAATATCATGTAGTATTATCACAGATTTTATAACAGATTTTAATATGGCGGGAGATAAAAACGCAACTATTCTCAAAACAGATAGTTCGGGCAATCTTTTATGGATGAATTATACTATTTGGCATTCCGGTAATCTTTCGATGTCAGAATATGTGAAGAAAACCGAGACCATGACCAGATATGCAAATAATGAATGGCGGTTTCTTCCGACAGATTACAAAACATCATCCGGTACTGCATTGAACGTACTATTCAACTACAAATCTGTAACCGGAGAGAATCTAACCGTACCCATAACGAATTATATTTTCTACAATGGTGCTGGCGTGACTTGCCCCGTACAAGCATCTAAATTTGTTGTGTCGGGTGGCAGAAGTTCACAATTTCTGAAAGGTGATGGTTCGCTCGATTCCAAACACTATGTTTCAGAAGAAAATGGCGGTTACATAAACGGTAGTAAACCGTTAAAAATCGGTACGTCTGCCGGACTTTACATAGATTTGTACAATGCGGCAACTCCCAGCGTTAAAACACCCGCAAGAGTTTTTAGTAAGCCCACAGTAAGTTCGATTGAACTCATTTCGGATGATTTACCGTATGATTCAATTGTTTTTTTGTATCATAATTTACGTGCATCACGCCCCATTTCAAATATTCTGACGACTTCCTTACAAGAACGAGGTTTGCATTTGTTCAGCCATTACGCAACATCTCCCACATATAATGCGGCCGAACTTTATCCGTTAAACTCTGCCGCAAACGCTATCCGTCTGGCATCTTTGGTGAATTGCAATAGTAACTATGTGAACAATTTTCACTTAAACAGCAACAAATGGACTTCCTTTTTCTATATGGACATGTACGCTTCTGCAAAGGAAGTTCGTTTCGGTTCCATTTCACAACTTTCGAATACTCCGGGAGGTTATCTTAAAGACGTTATCGATATTTACTTCACATCCGATAAACGTTACAAGAAAAACATCGAACCATACAAAGTTCACAAAGGCCTTCTCGATGTCAAACTGAAAAGTTACATCCAAAAACAGACCGAAGAACACAAGATAGGTTACATCGCGCAAGAAGTCCAGAAAGTTGCACCGGATTTTGTACAGGAAGACAAGAATGGTTATCTATCGATTTCTTACAGGGAATTGGAATTGGCTATGATAGAAGCACTAAAACAAGAAGTGAAACAACTTCGAAAAGAACTCAATCACATAAAGGCACAAACAAAGAAAAACCGGCTTTAAGCCGGTTTTTCTTTTCGTATCTTCACGTTAAAAGTCATAGGTTCGATTGGTATCAACGGTTTTACTTGCGAACACATACTGGTTATTGTTTGGATGAATCCTTGATTGGTTTCATCGAAATCGACACAGTATGAATCTCCGTTTGCATCCTCAACAAAACAGATGAGTTTGCGAATTTCGATTTCTTTTTCCATACGTTAAATGTTATGATGCCAACGGGGTAAATTCTTGTTGATTCTCCCGTAGTTCTTTGCAACTCTGTTAATTTTGAAATCTATCTTCCCGCACTTCGTACAGACACGTTGTACCATACTGTAACCGGTTTCCGCATCATATTGTATTCTGCGCACAAACTTGTATTCGTGTTTGCATTTCCGTTGTTTCAAATGCAGAATAGCCGTTTTGAAATCGAGCCATAAATCACAAAGCCGATAGTACAAACGATGTATCAGGTTTCGTAACATATTTTCCAGTATTAAAATGGTAAGTCATCTCCCCACAAATCATCAACAGATGTGTTTTGATTTGTGTTCTGCGCTTCAAACGAATACATCTTTTTCGGTTTACTGTTGGTTTGCGGCACTTCGAGATATTTTCGTTCAAGACGTTCTTGTATTTTAGACCCCAGCATTTTCGGTGCAATTTTCGAAAATGTGCTGTCTATCAGATATGTCGTGCTTCGGTCATCTACTGCACGATTGGTGCGTCCTATTGCTTGTATGGTTTTTTCAATCGTGACACGTTCGTACCAAAACGGAATGCGTTCCATTTTCGCACGCACATAGTCATCGATTCCCGGATATGGAACTTTCAGCAATATATTGAAACGTCCTTCGTCATACTTCAAATCGAGACCTTCATACAATGACGGGCCGACAATGACAAGCGGTAATTGGGATTGTTTCAACTCTTTCACGCACGCATCTTTTTCCTGCGGTGTTCGGTAGAATCTGAATCTCGATGCTTGAATTCCCGGAAATTTACCGTTATCAGATTTGTACATGTAATCGAAGATTTTCTCTTTCAGCAATTCTGCATTAGAGAATGTCGAAGTGTGTATAATTCCTTTCTCGTCCGGATGCAGTACATGACAAATATACAACACTGCATCCAAACAGTTATCGATATTGTCACTGAAATTCTTGTAGGTGAGCCAACCACAATTACATTGGTAAATCGGTGACGTACTGTAATCGAAAGTCGGTTCCATGCGATATGACTTATATTGGTCCGGTCTGATACCGAGAAGTTCACCGTATTGGTCTGTGTTCCCTAAGGTTGCAGACAAGAACAAACAGAATTGTGTTTTTGAAAGAAATTTGTTACGTACCAATTCACGTTCCTGCAAATCCCGAACAATATATTTTCCGTACTTTGATGATTCATCGTATTTCATGAATACATCATTCGGTCGTGATGCAAGTTCTTCGAGTTCGACAGGTTTCGGGAACGGTGCATCTGTTTCTTCTTCACCGAATTTACCGATAAACCCACCCATTTTCAGCTTAAATTCGGGTGTGACGTTTTTGTTCCATGAAACGATTGTTTTCTTCGCATCACTACACCACCGAACATAATCGATTAGTTCCGGTAAAGTAGTGTTTCTTCGTAAAAACAACGTGTCCCACTCATCTACTTCCGTTATAAGTCTGGAAAATTGTAAGTGCATTTCCACATCCCTATCGGCATCACTGCCCCACATAAGGTCTTTGCTGTTTGTGTCTCGAATCTCCCTCAACACTTTACCGACACGTCTTGCTGTCGCAGCACTTATCTCAAATGAGAACATGTTACAAACAATGTCCGGTATGAGATGTGCCTCATCAGCTATGGTTAAATTCCGCATAGCAAAATACGGATTCGTTGACGCATTGAGTACGGTTAGAAAATACGAGTAGTTGAGATTTGCGCACATAGCGTCCGATGCAGCTTTGCGCTTCACGATGTATTGACATATCGGGAAACATGCAAGAGAGTTTTTCCTGTTCGCATCCCAACCGATACAATACCGTTTGTCATACGATGTAATCGTAGATTTATCCGGTTTGACTGTGGATTGCTGTGACGAAGCAAATGCGGAAGCTGCCGCACCCAGCAATTTCTGTTTAGAACGTTCTGCCGCTAACTGTTCGAAATACATGTACGTACACGGATAGTTCGCTGTTCCTTTCAACATTGCATAGTCTTCACCGAACGAAAACCGTTTGAAATCTTCTTGAATTTGTTTCTGCAACATTTTCGAAGATGTCAGCAAATATGATGAACCATCCATACCGTAAATGGTATGCAAACAGTAGTTGAAACAATACGCCATGCAATATCCGATAACTGATTTGCCGCTTCCCGTTGGTGCTTCGACAGCAACAAACCGGATTTTATCGACAAGCATATTTTTCAACGCCTGAAACACAACCAACACAAGCGTATCGGTTGCACGTATCATCGGATATTCTTTGAGAAAAGAACGTATCGATTCTTTGATGCACTCTATCTTTTGCGCATCGGTCATATCCGTTTCGTTTTCGTCAAAAAACGTAAACGCATCCGGATTCATTGTGGTTGTTGCACTATCTTCCATAATTCACTAATCTACCGTTGTAATACAATTCCTTGATGAACGTTTCGATGTTGTTTGTCGAAACTTCTCCCTTTACCAAATCTTCGTAGTACGTTTTCTCGTTTTTGTTGAAGAAGTTCTGAATCTCAAATTCGATGAGATACGAAGTTTTGATGGTGAGACGCAATACAACTTCCGTAAGTTTTGCAACCGATTTAAGTTCGTAAATTCTTTCATCCAACGGCAACCGGAATTTGCATGTTTTTCCGATGTTGTTTTTGTCTGTCAGAAATTTCAGTGCTTTATCTACTACGATGTACGGAACATCTGCATTGACCGAAGAATTTTTGTTCAGGAAATCACAGTATCGCATCACTAATGCTGTGACTTTGTTTATGTTGTTGAAGATTCCGCAAGCGAGTTTAACCGTATCATTACCGGTTGAAATGTCTCCGAGAAACTTGTATTTCACACATTCATTTTCTTCGTCGAGACAGCAATAAACTGTATTTCCCACAATGAATCCGGTTTCTGTGAAAAGCATTTCCACATTTTCTACGGTATCATCTGCTGAATTTTCATTGATGATGTCGGTTAATTCCGTTGTCAAATTCTGCATGAATTTTTCGAACAACGGTATCGGACAATCTGTTTGTTTTTCGTATTCGAATTTCAATCGAGATTCTAACATACTTTGTGACATACTACTAACGTTTTTGATGTGATTACTCTACCATGAAATCTTCGGCTTCGACAATCTTACGAGCGTATTTCTCAAACAACTCCCGTAACTTACCGATACCGGCATTGCTGTCTTCGAACTTCTCTACGTTAGTTTTTTCGATGTCGCCGTTTACGTCCATGTCATAATATGTTATCTCGATGCAACCACGTATTCCGGTTATCTTTGCATACGAAAGTGTACGTGTTTGCGGATTGAATGCGTATGGGATTTCGTTGTTGGAGAAGATGAAATCAGACAACGAATAAATTCGATTGACGTGAATATTTTTGAAATTCCGTTCTCCTACTGCCTTGCGAAGTTCGTTAATCAATTCATCTGTTTTGATTTCGGAACGAACAAACATTCCCCGGAACTCGACACGTATCGATTCTGTTGCAACCGACAACGGTTTCTTGAACATAATTGATACATCCGTTACTTCTTCTCCGACCACATTTATTTTGAACATCACGTTTTCAGAATACGGTACAAGTTTGTTTACGAGATTCTTGTATTCCGGTAGCTGAACGATACGTGCTTTCTTCTCTTTCATAACAGATTCGGTTATGAGTTGTACGAGAGAAGTGTTTTTTGTGTCGGGAAGTTTCACATTCCAGATAATTCTGTTGATGTCGAAATCAGCCGGAAACTTGTACCACAGACCACGACCAACCAAAGTGTATGTGGGATAACGCAGTACAGTACACGGAAGCAACAAGTTACCGTCGAGAATAATTTTCTCGCCGTTTACGGGAACCGTGTAACCGTAAGTTTGCGTTGATTTGTTGTGTTCCAATATGTGTTTGGAAATGAGACTTTCCAAAACTTGATTGAGAGTTTTCTCCGAAAAACCTACTTGTGATTTCAGTTCATCGAATGTTGTGTACCCTTCGTTTATCTTCGAGAGTACGTTTGCTTCTGACGGTTGAAAAGAATGTGAAACCATATAACTTTCAAAATTTTAGTGTGTTCTACTTTTTGGGATTGCATGAGAAAATTAACATCTCATTTCTCACATGAAAATATATTGCAAAACAACATAAAGTTATAATACACCGGTTTACATTCGAAAACGTCTATCTCAAAACATGATAATCCGGTCTTTCTGCCGACATTTTCGAGAGATTCAGACCCTCATAACTTATTGATTATCAAGGGTTTACAAGAAAGGCATTTTTCAGCTTCTTTTTGCGCTCAATCGGCGGTTTTGTCGAAATCAGCGTTTGTAACTCATTGATTATCAAGGGGTTTATTTATTATTAAAAATTTTTAATAACTCATCTCCGTAACTCATTGATAATCAACGAATTACTTTTCGCTTATCTACCCTTCGGACATATAGACACCTCACTCAGGATTTGACCTCACCAGAAGGGCTAAAAAGGGCCTTTACGGGCATGTGTAAAGTGTTGAGAATCAAGTAGTTAGCTATTTTGCATGAAAAATCCCAGAAATGCGTGCATTTTGACCAATGTTTGCATTTCTGGGATTGCAGAAGTGTATCTGAATCATGACGGCATTTTCGGCAATTGGTACATTCCCAGAATTTTACCGTAATCAGATTTTTCCTCTTTTTTGAAAACCAATTTTGTTACGTTGAATTTGGAAACATGTTCCCATGTTACCTCTGCAACATACATCTTGTCATTCATAACCAGAAACGATTCATCCTCTCTGTAACCGGTTATACCGATACAGACCATACCGTTCAAAGTAAATTTTATCCATGTACGCGGTGGGAATGCAATTCGTTTCATGTTGTTATTAGTTAGTTCGAATCTTTTGTGGTTTTCATTTTACCGGCTAACGCATCCTCATACGTTATCATCGGTATATTGTATTTACGCGCTTTGTTTGCTTTCGATGATGTAGCACTCAACGTATCTACAACGAGATAGTTTGTTGTTTTTGTCAGAGTTGTGTGGATAGCGTTCGGCATCTTTTCTTTGAGACGTTTCACAAATTCTTCCTTTGTGATACCGGAAACAGGTGCATTCGACATTTCGAACGTTATCACGCTATCATCGATTGCAATAGGTTTGAGAACTTTGATACCGTATGTAGCGAGTTGTTTGACAGCGTTGTTTATTCGCTGGAATCCCTCACCACGACAAACCATAGAAAGTACGGTTTTGTTTATGCCTTGCGTGTTCATGTCTTGTTTAGACAGAATCATTGCAAACTTTTTCGACAAAATCTTACCGCATCCGTCAAACTGTAACATTTCGATAAGTTGGTCGAGATACAGATTTTTGATTTCGTAGAAATGTTGGAACTTTTCCCAAACAGCACCGGAACCGATGATGTCACGTACTGTTGGTTTCAGCATGGGATTGAACAGTTCAACAATATCGAATTTACATGCAGTACCGATTTGTTGCGCAATCTTCGGCCCGATACCGTCAATCTGAAACATACGAAGTCCGAGAACAAATTTGTATTGCGTCGATGCTTCTTTGTCCACAGCTACCAGATGCTTACCGATTTTTTGGTATTCACATTCCGGCATCTTTATATCATCAGAACGTTTCAGAACTTCGCACGCAACAGGTATGATGTCTCCGGTTTTTGTAATTGTGATTTCCGCACCCAAACCGATGTGCTTCATTCGTAAGTTTTCGAAGTTGTAACCGTTTGCTTTACGGCAGATTGTACCGTCATATTCCACCGGTTCCACAATGAGTATGGGAGTGAGTTTACCGGTTTTCTTCTGTTCCCATTCAATGTTGATAACTCGTGTTTTAACGGATTTGTTGCGGAACTTGCAAGCTGCGATGTTCAACGGATAGTTATCCTTGATTCGCTGAACACCTGATTCCTCAACGTAACCGATAACAACTCCGTCCACTTGATACGGGAAATCCGGTTTACGAAGTTCTTCGAGATATGATGCAAGACGATACAGTTCAAGTGAGGGATTCTCCATCCGGTGCCAAACTGATGTATTTATTAACGGATTGATGCCGTCAGTGCATGGTACGAAATCCAACAACTCATTGATTTCGAACGGTTCTCGTGTTTTAAGAATACCGGGTACACAATTTCGAATAGACGTGTATTCTTCACCGTCACTGAAATAACGTTGAAAAACATCTTTTCGAATAAGCAACTCACCGTGAATGAAATGTTTGTCCGGAAAATCTTGCAGACATTTCTGTATGTGTCTGTGCATGGAAAGTTTGTTAGTAACGTCCTGTCCACCTCTGGTTTGACATCTCACGATACGTCCGTCAGACATCTCTACTTTAATCGACATGCCATCGAATTTCGGTGCACGATACAAATCTTTCCGGTAGTCTAAAAACTTGTTCAGTTTTGAAACTGCGTCATGCTTTTCCATTTTGAATTTGCATAACGAAAGCATGACGGTTTTATCTGATACGGTTTCAGTGTGTTGTGTTTCATCCGAGAAGATACCGTTAAGACGTTTTTGTACTTCCGGATTCTCATAATGAAACATTTCCAACCACTCCCGTAACTCATCGAAATCTTCGTCGCTCATTATGGCTTCACCGTCACCATAATACGAAAGAGTTGCTTCATCATAAAGACGAAGCAACTCATCGAGCGACATACTTTGATAATCCGCTCTCATATCGATTTTTAGTTTTCTGTTTCTTTCAACATCTTTTCTTTCAAAGACGCAAGAACATTACCGTTTTCACTGTCTTTGATTTTGCTCATGTGAACTCGGTACGGTTTTTGGTTTTTCTTGTTGCCCGAATACGGGAGATGTCCTTTCTCCTGCATCATCCGTTTTACGATTTGCAGTGCTTCCGGATTGAAGTGTTCGCAAAGTTCTTTGAGATAGCTTCGAAGTGCGCTGCACGTAGCATACGAAATAACTCTGTTCGAAATAGATGAGTAAACAGCTACCGTATCAATGTTGGTAGATACCCACATGTACTTGAACATTTTCGACGGCATCTTGTTTACGGGAACCGTAGCAAGATTGAGAGTTGTGTACAGATTTTCCCACACTTCGTATGCTTCTTTCATCTCCTCGGACGAAATGCAGATGAAACCCGTAACGGAACATTTCTTGTCATTGCCCGTTTGTGCTTCGTTAATTTTGTTTGTCGTGCATTTGTCGGGATTCGCAAATGCAACTAACAGATGTTTGATGAAGTTGTGGGATTTCTCATCTTTCCACATTTCTTCGATTTTATGTCGAGCGTACAAGAATTGCAGTACCATGTTCCGGTGCTGTTCCGGTGTCATCTTTACCTGTTCGTAAAGGGATGCAGTATCTTCGATTCGTTCCTGCAATTCACTTTCCGTTGTGAAGGTGAGATAATTTTTGAAAATTTCTTTTACGTCGAAAAACGTTTTGTTGTACAACGGAAAGTTGGGAATCACGATGTTGTCATCTTGATTGTGATTCTTTCGATTGTAGGACTTTCGTTCGGTGCTTGCAGTCTTTGCTGCATTTGCAACATCTTTCATTTTTGAAATGGTTTAAGGTAATTTGGAATTTTTATTTTCGAACAAAGATTCGCCCGTAACAGGTACCGAGTTTTTCGTAATCTGTTCTTTTCATGTTACACAGTGATTGGTGGGGATTTCCACTAACGTTGTCGTAAAAGTAGCATCCTAAACACGGATTGCGTTTTGCTTCTTTGTTATCCGGTTGAGATTCTTTCAACTCTCGTTCAACCACAAGGTTAATGGTTTCTTCGTTTCCCAAATGGTCTGTGGTCACAATTTCCACGTTCGTACCGTAATTTAATGTTTGTGTCATCGAATTAAAAATGGTTAAATGTTAGTTAAACAAAACAATTAAGTGTCAATCACTGTGTTTCTTGCATATACAAATATACAAATAATATTTGAGATATGCAAATTATCTGGGACTTTTATTATGTCTAAATTTTCGAGATGTGTTTTTCTGCTGTGAATTTTGGGCATAAAGTCTCGAAGACAAATCGTTTTGCATATCCACAATCATCTGCAAAACATCGGTGCCCCAAGCACCCAATTCCTCTTCGATTACAATTTCAAACCTATCCCAATCAACCATACCGTCACCAAACACCGAAACAGTTCTCGTTCGTTTGTTGATGTACGGTTTGATACCGTCGGAACGTTCCATTATTTGTTTGACGAGCAATCTCCTCTGGTTCGTGTGCTTCATACTTCTGTTGTTAAATTTTCGATGTAATACTTTTCAATGCGTGAACGGTATTTGTTGAGGTCTATTTTGTTTTCTTGCTGGAATGTTTTTACCTGTTCAAGTGTGGTTTTGAATTTTTCAACATCCACAGTACATCCGGCAGCTTCTTTGTGTCCACCGCCGGTGGGATTGAACTTTCGAGCCTCAACAGCACAGTCAAACGTGTTTGGTACAGCACTCTGCAATGACAAATTGATTTCGTTCGAGAATATGTCTTTCTTCGTTACAAACAAAAGCAACATCGGTTTATCGGTGCATTTCTGTATTGCTTCTTGTATCATGTACGAACTTGAACCGGTAATGACAATCATACCGTCACCGATAAACATGTTACGGATTTGGTTAAGACAATCGGTGTCTTTCTTGTGCAGCAAAATGTTTCCCGTTCTAAGAATGGATTCCCAATCGTAATGAAGCATCACGTTACGGAAAGTTTCATCCGGTACGAATGCGTTGAGGAACTCATTCACTGCAATTATCTCTTTGCGTTTTGTTTCGTCGTATGTGTTTTCGTTTACGAATTTCCATGTATCGTACAAATCCACATAAGTAACGAAAGAATGTATTCGATAATATGCGATGTCATTGTATATCTGACGTTCGGTTTGTTCGTCTCCGTTACACAATGTGTAATGAATCCAATCATAGAAGATTTTCGAACCACACCACCTATCCGAGAAATGATATTCAACCGGAATGTGTGTTTCGAGAATGTCATTGTATTTGAGGTGGTGATGGTCGAATATTTGTACCGATACAGTTTTGTCTGCGATACGTTCTTTCACAGATTCCAGCCACTCAATGGTTGGTGTGATGTCGATAAACACGAACTTGTATTGTACTATATCTGCGAGATTCATCCACGCAGCTTTCGTTTCGTAGTTGTAACCACAAAATTCGATTGTGGTTTGTCTGGGCAATCCCAGAAACATAAGGTTATCTTTTCGATACAGATATTTCGCAAGTGTTGCGGACATGATTCCGTCCGGGTCTGCGTTATGATGAACTACACGTAGAATCATAAGTTTTCGATTTTAAGAGAAAAATTTAGTGTTCCAAACATTGTCGATACCATACACAAATGTTGCGTTAACATCGAATACGTTGAACTTCCACCACAAGTAATGTTTGTACTCTTTCCGGATTGCTTCTGTTACAAGTGCTTTGATTGCGTCAAACAATTCTTGTTTGCGTTTCTTCGAACGTTTCAGTTTTGCTGGGTCTTCATCTTCGATGTATGTCGAAAATTCATAACATTCTCCGTCCGATTGCATTGTGTACGGATAAGTTTCGGGAATACAGATATAATACTTTACAACTATCATTAGTCATGTTTTAATCTGTTAAATATACCGCACTTTCTGGGATAGTATAAAAGACCGACAAGTTTTATGTTGTCGGTCTTTCGGTTTGCTTACTTACAAATTCCGTATCAGAACAGGGTGCAGTTCATGAACACAACCACCGCCACAACTACAACGGAAGCACTTCCTTTCAACACATCGTAAAACTTATGTTTATCCGGTTTCGTGTTTCTTATTTTCGGTGAACAGACGTATTCCTTATACCATGCAATTAACGTCACAAGAGCAATCGAACAAAGTAAGGAAAGATAAAACCATAATCCCTCATGTGTTTTGCCCAGTATTGCTTTGAAAACAAACATAAACATCACAAGGAAAAATGACATCATGAGTTCACCGACTAAATGATGCCGTAGTTTCGAATCTGATACGTCAGAAAATGCGTTTATTACAATCTTGAACAAACCGCACTTGAATTGATTGATAGACATTTTTAATTGGATTTAGTGCGGAGTTCATCTAACATTCTGTTTTGGTGTTCAATCACATTCCGGAGATTCGTGATTGTTTGTTGTTGGTCTTTGAATTTCTGTTCGTAGATTTGTTCTTTCTTTGACGAAAGTTCTCCGGTTGAACTCAAAACGGTTTCGAGTGAATCAATGTAGATTGTTTTTTCCGTTATCACGTTTACAAGAGAATCGACAGATTGCTCTGAACGCAAATTGAGTTTCTGACGTTTCGATTCGAACAAATCTTTGAAATATGCTCGGCTGTCCCAGACTACCCAACCGCTCATAGCAATTGCGGCAATCACGACAGCAACGATGCTCCAACCAATGTACTTTTTCATGTTTCGAAAATTTTAAGTTATTGAATTTATCGAAATTATCTTCCGTATAGTATTTATCGAACAAGAAAAGGATATGCTTATTGCATATCCTCTTCGATAGTCCGATACAAATCAGCGAAACAAATCTTAACGTTGTTCGGATTCATTCTATCCACATTGTGTACGGTAAGATTGTTATCATTCATAAGTTGAAGTAACGGTTTGAACCGCACTATGTCCGGCCTAATGTCTTCACCAAAACGGTCAAGTATCGTTTGTTCATTTTCGTTTTCAAAAACCGTTACGTGCCATTCGTCGATGTAGTTCTCGAACATCTTGTAAATTTGAGAACCACCGATGATACAGATTTGTCTGTCTTTCCAAGAAGACATTCCCTCGATAAAATTGATAGCGTTTGCGATGTTTGCACAAACAAACAATTCCGTATTTGTTTCGGTATCTCGTTTGTGTTCAGGGTACATCGATTTAGAGATGACGATGTTAAACCGGTTTTTCAACGGTTTGCATCCCATACTCTCGAATGTCTTACGTCCCATGACAACAATTTTACCGGTTGTGTTCTGGACGAAACGTTCCATGTCTTGCGGTATGTTGTACAACAATTTCGAACCGATGCCGATGATACCGTCATACGTCATCGCAATCTCTGCGGTTACTACACGTGGGAAACTGTTATCTGCTAACAACTTCCGAAAATTTTTAGTACTCATAATATGTTATTTGTTGTGTGTTTCGAAAATGAGATTCGGTGTTGCTAAACACCATTTGGGAAGCAACACAAATTCTTTGAGATGCTTATTGTAAACCAACCATTTCCCATTCGATACTCTCATGATTCGGATATACTTAATCCAATTCTCCGTATCGAAAAATCTGGGTTTTGCTTTCATTTGCAGATACCGCCAACCACAATTACCACCGGTATCTCGTTTCAATCTGATGATAGTTGCCAATAGTTCTTCGGTATCGTACAGATATTCATCCGGTTCTCTTTCGATTGTTTCTATCGCATGTTGTGTCAGCGAATTGGTGTTGTAAGATTTGGAAAATCTCGGTTGATACCAAAAGTCCCTTGTATCGATAGTGATGTGGTTGTACTTGCTTATGTGCTTCGACAAATAATCTAACGGACTATACCCTTCCGGATTGTATTTGGCATCTATCATTTCTGCAATGGTTTGTGTATGTTAATTAGTGCATCTTGAACGTATGTATAAGTTTTCGAAAAATAAAAAGTGTGCATGTTTTGAACATGCGCACTCCAACTAAAACACAACTCTAATCAATCGATTCGGTTATGGTTAGACTTATCCCACAAGCGTCTGTTCATGCCGTAACAACAAACGCAGATTGCAACTATCGCAACAGATGTAAGCAAAGCAATTACAACCATAACCTATTCGATTTTAAGTATGTATTCTTTGTGTCTTTCCAAATCTTCGAGATTCATACCGAACAGAAACAGGATGTAGTCTTGCCACACTCTCTTTGGATTTGTCTTTACAGATTTGTACAACTCCAAACCGTTGAGGCTTGACACAATTTGTATATATTTTCCGTCCCTCAACAGTTTTGAGTTGTCTTTACAGAAATCGACAATACTTCGTTTCTTTCGATTTTCTTGTATTGTTCGACGTTGCTGTTCCTTTTGTCTTTTGTATTTGTCGATTTGTTCTCTTGTGCAATGTTGCATACCGAACATATCGGGACATCCGGCTGCAATCATACCAATACTGGTCAAGAACAACTTACTTAAATGTTTCATTGTTGATTCAATAAAAAGAGTGACGGAATCAATCCGTCACTCTCGATAAACATTAACATTTACTGTGTCCGTTCGGACAAATGCAACATCCGTTCTCATAACGGAACGGTACTTTCTGTTTGTACAGTTCCCAACAATCCGGACAGTACTCACCCGAAAACTCTCCGTCTGGTATATAAGAAGCGATGATTTTCGATAGCTTCGTCCAGTAAGAGGTCACGAGAAATTCCGTTTTCGTGATTGTTTTGATGATGCGTTTCAACGGAATACGATGTCGCATCATATCCGAAATCAAGAATCCGGCAATCTTCTGGTCAGGGTCACAAATCTGAATGTCTTGAATCGAAAGTTCATCAGATTCGAAATTGTACTTACCGGACGAAATTTTGATAGTCGTTCCCTTAATCGGGAACTTCACATCTTCCGGCATATCATCGATACAACATACGAAACACTCATACGGTTTTTCGTTGTACAAACCGATGATAACACAGTAATCATCACCGTTATACTTGATTCGATGCAATTCTGACGGAAGTTCATCCGGTCGCTTCGGTGCTTTTACTTCTTCGAAGAAATTTGACTTACCTTCCTGTTTTGATGAAACCAATACACCTCCGCGAGAACCGTCACGATAAATCGTAACACCTTTGAGATTGTGTCTTGCGGCTTTCAGATAGATTTCGGCAATCTGTTCCTGTGTTGTTTCAGCCGGAAGATTTATGGTTGAAGAAATTGCAGATGATGTGTACGTCTGTACCAATTCCTGCATTCCGATACGGTCATCCACATTGAGTTCGGGAGCGGTGTTCCCGTAATACGGAGATTGTCGGAACATCTCTTGCAGTTCTTCTTCGGTAATGTTATGCCAATGGTCCGGTTGCACATTGAATTTTGTTTCACAGAATTTCATGAACGGAACATGCACCACGAAATACTCCGTAAACTTTTCTCCGTCCACATCGACGAAATCTACACGGTCTGTGTCGAGAACACACTTTTTGCGACGTTTGTAGAACGGCATGAACAACGGTTCAATACCGCCTGTCGTCTGTCCGAGAATCGAACCGGAACCGGTAGGGGCAACCGTACTCCACGAAACATTCTGTCGGCCATAAACCCACATACGTTTCATTTGTTCAGGAAATTCACGATGCAACATTGCGTAAAACGCATTACTTTCCTGAGATTCCAAAGCCGGATTGTAACCGGTAAATGATTCACCGCTCAACACAGCCATATCGATACTTGCATCAAGTTCAGCACGCATCTTTGTTTCCATGATACGTTTGATGAGTGCATTCGAATCAACGTTAGACACACTGTACGGCAGATTCATCATCGCCAATGTATCACCGAGACCCATGATACCGCAACCGCATCGACGGCCGCTGTCACACATCTTTTTGATTTTCTTCCAGATATTCGCTTCGAAATCTTTCAGTTCTTGTGTGCCGTCACCATTCTCGATTTTGTCGATGATACGTTGGATATATGCCGATTCAATATCGACAATGATGTTACCGATAACCATTTGTTCATAACATGCACGGTACCAATCGTCCATATCAAATTCGGGAGAATCTGTAAATGCTTCCTTGACGAAACCGGACATGTTCAGTGCAAGCAAACGACAACAATCGTAAGCGGGCAGCGGTTGCTCGCCGCAGGGGTTTGTCGATACAAAGCGATATTCCGGATAAACTCCATCCGGAGAATAGTCCAACAGTTTTGATGCGAACAACAAACCGGGTTCTGCTCCTTCCCAATTCGATTGCACGAACTCTTGAAAAATTCGTTCTGCGTCGATACGTTTGAAATACATGTCGCTCACTTCATCATAGAACAACACGTCATATTCGAGTTTGGAAGTGTTGATGTGTTCCGGTATTGGTTTGTCTGTCGGGAATCGTAAAATGAAATCCGTACCTTCTTCGACAGCTTTCATAAACTCATCCGTAATCATTACGGATATGTTTGAACCGGTTACTTTTGTCTTGTCACGTTTGATTTTGATAAAGTTTTCAAGGTCGGGATGCAAACAAGTTAATGATTGCATTAAGGCTCCCATTATTTCGACTATTTCTTACGTAACAGATAAATCCTGTGTTACGCTTGGGCACTGAACTTGTATTACGTTTGGAGCATTACCAAACATCAAGTAGTCTGTACAGCTTCCGGAAATGCTTTCCGGCCTTGCCACGAGATTATTGCAAATTTCCCAAATTTGCACCTTCCTCGTTTTCACCCAATTCAAGACGCAGAGCCTTGTATTTTTCGAATTTTCTTTTTAGTACGATGAAAGATTTGTCAGCGTATAACCAATCCAAAAATTTCAGAACTTCATGTTTGTCACAAAACTCCAAAACATACGCTCCTTGTGTAACAGACATTCTTGTAGAAATTTTCAATTTGAGAAGAATTTTTTGCAGTGAGACCATCGCACTATGTCCGCAACTTTTGAACATAACTTTTTGCCAAACACGATTGCGGTCTTTTCTTCTTCCCCATGTTATACATCCGTCTGCATCGAAAAATCCCATAACAAGATAACGCACTAAATGCGGAGAAACAATAGGTAAATTACGGTCTTCTTTCAAACGTCCACCGTAAAATTTTTTGATACCTACAATTTTTCGAATCAACCTTGCTTGCGGTTTTCTTCTTTGTTCAGGAATTTCTGTCAAGTCTATTCGTACTTTACTACCACTGAAAAGATGTTTGACAAAAAAATCAAGAATTTCTTTGTCTTTAAGTGCCAATGTTAGTTCGACGACTTCTGTTTCAGTAATACTTCCGTCACCACATACAAATCCGATAAAGTATGCCCACTCTTTTGTCTCGATTTTGTCAAGATGAAGGGGTGGCAATTTTGGGAAATTCGTTTGCAAACTATATTGTTTAATCCAGTACAACACAGTTTTATACCCAATACCTTTTTCGAATGCAATTTGTCGTGATGACATTCCTTTTGAAAGATAACTCGAAAGTTCTTCTTTTGTCATAAAACATACTCTGTTACCCATAGTAATTTTCTGTTTGAAATGATGTTTGACTTATTTCGTAATGAATTTATTAGCAAACACGAAGAACACTTTTACGTCTTCCATTTTGTGAACACTCCCTTGTCGTGTTCGAGAAACGTTCCATGAATTGTGCAACACCACTTGAAATTTTCGATTGGTTGTTCACACGAGCACCGGACGGTCTTATATCGTCAAGTGCAATACCAACACCGCATCGACGTTTCATGCACTCAACCAATTCATGGTCTTTCCAAAGAATACCGGCATAAGAATCTTCCGGTGCTCCTAACACCAAACAGTTCGAAAGCGATGAGTAATCGTTTGCGCCGATACCGGAGTTCATCGAACCACCCAACACAATACGTTTGAAACCGTCGAGATTCTTAAACACGACATCACGCAAATACTTTTCTTTGTTGTTGGTATCGAAGTATTTGAGGAATAGTTCCTTACCATATTCGGAAAGGTCTTTCTCAATCCGGGAACAGCCGCTTAACCACTTCTGGCCGTATTTGGTTATTTCATCCGTGAGACGATTAACCATTTGTATGGGATGTATCTCGTTTTCTGCTCGATACTTCTGCCACCATACGTCAGCCGCTAATTGGTCTCCGTTGAAATACTGTTTTACGTTCTCCCGATATATCGATTCATTACCGGTTGAAACATTTTCGTTTTGCATACTAATATTATTTAGGGAATTACAAGTCGTACTTGATAATTATATCTTGTGCCGAATCACATCCGGAAATAATCATTTTGATTTTCGAAATGTATTCGTCATCTTCTGCGTATGTTCGTTTGAGCAAATCAAGATATTCTGTTTCAGATAGATTTCGAGCAAATGACGATTGCCACAATGCGTAATCAAAAACGCTGTACTGCCAATTATGGTAATACGCATAAGATTCGAAATAGAAATCTGTGTCAGCCGGTATTCGTGTGGTTGGACGTTGATATGCTTTACGCATACCAAACAGGTTATGGTTTATCTGAAACAGTTTTGATTTGAAATGACCGGATTCGATGATAGCTTGTGCAACTACTATTTTGGGATGTTTGATATTCATCTGTTCGATGAGTTCTACCAAAGATGAACCGGTTATGGGTTTCGTTACTTCTGCAACAAAGTCATTGTGTTGTCGAACTTCAATTAGTTCTCTCTCTAACTTTTCGATTGTTTCTTGTTGTTCGGCTAACTGATGTTTCGCTTTATCCAGTTTGAATGCGATACCGACATTGTACATGATGAAGAACAACAAGATTACCAATATCCATTCGGCTGTTCTTCTCCAAATTGTCGCTTTGTTATTTAATTTCGATTCTCGAATAAATTCTTCGAAAGTTTCGATTTTCGAAGATTTTGCGTAACTCGGTCTTTCATTTTGTTGTGTCATCATTTTTCGATTTTGTTAGACAATGCCTCAACGGTTTCGGTAAAATACTTGTTGAGTGTCGAAACGACTAAACCGTTGGGGTGAACATTATATGCGTATTCCAGCATAAATCCGTAATGGATTCGCCAATCGCCAGATGCTTTCGAAAGTACTCTTGCAATGAAATCAGCAATCGCAGGAGAACGGGAAATACCGACATCACAAAACACAATCCAATTCAACAGATTGGTGGTGTTCTTCATCGAATCAATAATGGTTTGTGCGTGTCTGTCATCAAACAAAATACATTTCGGAGGAAGACCGAACGAAAACGTATTTGTTTTCTCGTCTAAATAACCGCTCAAACTTCTTGTTGTATCAACGTCATCGAAACAAACAGATGTAATCCGGTATTCATCACGCCACTTATCCGCGAGTTCTGCATCATGTGATGAGAAACAACCGATTATGTTACAACCACGCTTGCTTCGAGCGTTCAGTGCTTCTGCGTATTTGGTTTGTAATTCCTTACGTGAACAAACAATTATTGTCGGTGCAAAACTCATATTTCAGAAATGTTATAATGTATTTATCTGTTTCAAATTTTCAACATAGAATATAGTGCAAATAATTCTGGGAAATAAAATAGCGGGCTTGCAGTGGTTGTTCACCATGCAAGACCGCTCACATATAAAATAATCAATAGTTACAGTTCCACATATTTCGAACCGCTTTCGGTTGGTTGCACTTCAAACGTTACCGTTTCATACATGTTCTTAATCGTGTGGTCGATTATGAACATTGTAATATTGGTAAACTTCGACAGAATCGAAACGAACAACTCTTGATAGTTTTTCGCTTCATAATTGAGATTCTTTCCGTCGTTCAAAGAACCACCGATTTCATCGAGGAAGATATGGGAAATGTGATTCTTGATATTCAGACACGACATGGTGTAGATGAGCGACAATCCCAAGAATGAAACTTCCATACCGGACGCAAGCTGGACAGGAGTGTACGAACACTTACCGTTACGTAAGTCTATCATGTAGAGTTCGTTGTTGTGATTCCAGAACAGTTTGAAATTCTGTTCCTCTAACAAATTGTTCAAGTTGTTGTTGAGGAAGTTCCGGTAATACTCGAACACAATCGATTTGAAGTCTTGCTTAATCAGACGGTCGTAGATTTTGTAAATCGTGTTGTTCACGAAATATTTCGTATACGCTTCCTCTTCGTCTTTAAGCTGGGACAACTTACTGTTTTGTTCGATTACAATCCGTTGTGCTTCCCGGTCTTTGTTCGACGTTCCCTCTATTTCCGTGTTAGTTTGTTGCAACTTGTTTTTGTAAATGTTACGAGCATTTACAGCTTCGAAATACTTCGGTTGAATTTCCGTTAGATTACGGATGTTTGTTTCGATTTGTTCTTTTTGCATCTTGAATTTCTCGATGCTTCTGTTGTGTTCATCAACCGTTTCGTTCTCTTTCTGTATTCGTTCGTTCTCCGCATTGAGTTCTTGAAGTTTCCGGTTGTATTCCGTTACTTGCTTCCCGTAATCATTGATGATGTTGGTTAAGACAATTTGTGCGGAATTGCGTTTCTGTGTTTGTTCGGAAATCTCATTGTCTTTTGCCGTTATCTTACCGGTTGTTTCAATAGCGGTGTTGAGTAGTTCTTTGATTTTCGGTGATTGTTCAACAGCTATTATCTGTTCGAACTCGTATTGGTGAACAAAATTCGTTCGCTTCCGTAATTCACTGATAACCTTTTGCAGATTCGTAAGTGTACTTTCGAAAACTTCTATCTCTTTGATGATTACTTCGTTTCCTTTTTCGTACATCTCGATTTCCGCTTCCCACTCTTTACGCTGTGCCGCATGTTGTTCGTCATCAGCAAACGGACGGTGACAGGTTGGACAAATAGTGTTAGACAGATTTGTTTTGAGTTTACGAATATGTTCTTCCGAAACTGTAACGGTTACACGCTTTTCGCTTATGACATGTTGGTAATTGTTGATACCGTCTTGTGCTTTGGTAATCTTTTCATCGTAAGCTGCGATTATCACACTTACCGTATCGGCAAGTTCCTTTTGCAATCCGGTTTTACTTTCCGTAAGCAAAGCGATAGCATCAGATGCAGCATCCCGTTCTTCTTCGAGTTTAGAAGTATCTGGTTCTTCGGGAACATCGAAATCTTTTTCAAGTAACGGTTTGCGTTCCATGTATTTGAAATACTCAATCGAATCACTAACGGTTTTAAGATTCGCATTTGCTTCGGAAATCATTTCCGGTACGTTACCGTAGTTCTCAATAACAGAACTTATTTCATCGATTGTTTTCTGTTGTGATTCCGCTGTTTCGCGTAACGCTTGTAAGTCTTTTTCGTACTGAACACGATTGTTTGATTCATCAGTAATCTGTTGTTCAGTACTGCGAATGTCTTCGAGAATCACATCCCGGTTTCTTTTCGGTCGAGCAACAGCCAGCGAATCTTTCACTTCATCCAAACGACTTTCGAGCACTTCAAGATAATCTACACCGATGAAATCGAGTACTGTTTGATTGAGTTCTTTCGGTGCAGTATTGAGAATCGATGCAATCTTCGAATGATTCAAGAACATAATCGTTTCCGGTGTTTGTGCATACCAAGAATCGAGTAACTGTTGTGCTTGTTCACCATTGAAAGACCGTTCACCTTTATCGGATGAAGTTTGTAATGACAGTGTTGTAGTAACACCGGAAACGTAATCCTGCCAATTCAATGATTGTTTTTGTTCATCTGTTGTTTTGGCTTTCCATGTTCTTGACGCAGTACGGATAACTGTTACCGTTACACGTTCGTTAAGAGTGAACACGAACTTCACGTAAATCTCGTCGATGTCCGGTTGCTTGTTGTTGAACACAAGCATCGTGTTTTTCTTGACGGTGTTTTTCGGCATACCCTCATACAACTGTCCACGTATTGCCCATCTCAACATCGAAAAGAGTGTGGTTTTACCGATACCGTTAGTTCCTGTTATCCGTACTATACCGGGTATGTCGAGATTGATTTTGTTTGCACCGAGAATCTGAAACGCATTGCATTCGATTGATTGCAAATGGATAGACACTTTCTTCGTATCTCCCAAAGATTGTTCGAGTTCTGAATCGAACAACTCCACGATTGTTTTGTAAACATTCTCGATGAAATCTGTTTGACCCGGATTTTCTTTGATGAGAATCTCCATGCGTTGTTCAAGAACATACAAGAACAACTTACGTAGATTGGTCGAATCAAGTACGAGACTTTCAGCCGTAACTTCCGGTGTTTCAACGGTAGATGCTTCGCTGTTCACGATGTTATCAGATGCCGCATCAGCTTCGACTGTTTCATTACCGAGAATCTTATCGACATTCGTTTCCGTATTTGCTTGTACGAATTTGTTATACGCAATCTCGATGTTTACGGGTACTGTGGTTTGTTGCGTTACAATCGATGTAATGAGTTTGTGAAGTTCGAGTTCATGTTCGGTGAACAGATTCGAAAGTTTGAGTTTGATGAATGTCTGGTTAAGACCGTACCGGACTTGTTGCAGATTCAGTATCTCGGTGATTGCATCACGTGCTTGTTCGAATGATGCTTGCTGCATCACTTCCATTGTGATATAAGATACGTAATCCTGCATGAGCAAATCCGGTTGCTGTTCGAACAAAAGTGTTTCATCATCGAATACATATTGTTTCAATGATTTGCGTTCCGCATCGACAACGATGTATTTGTCTGCGATTTTGCAATACGTACCTTCTCCGAAATTACGTTGTATCGGAGAACCGGGATACCAGAATTGTTTACCGTTGTTGCAATTCCAGTTTACATGGATGTCACCAGCCAATATGTGTTCGGAAGGAAATTCCGCAACTGATACGAGAGATTCCATGCGTTCTTTTCGAAGCGGGAGTTTCGCTTCTAACGCATATTCTTTTAGGATGTCGTGGAAAAGTGTAATGTATCTCTTACCGTTTTCGATGTTGATTTCCTTACCACGTAAGGCCATATTGTCTTCAAGCGAGAACGGACACCACACAAGATTCGGTGCTGCAATCGACGGACGCAGTTCGGAATATTTCAGATAGGTAAGTTTGTTCGAATAACGTTTGTCGAGCGCACGGATGAGATTGTAAAACGTGTTGATGCTATTCTCCGATTCGAGTACATCAATCCGTTTCCGCTCTTTTTCGATGTCGTGATTACCGCACATGATAACGACTTCCTTGATTGATTCAAGGGATAACACTTTCGAAAGGTGTTCGTACATGATTGATTTTTCTGCATCGTTGCTCTGTGCATATTCGAACAAATCACCGACAACAACATAAATGTCAGCGTTTGTTTTGATGAGATGTTCCGTGATGTTCGACAAACAGTGTTCATACGAAGAACGTAAGTTCTTCTCCCGGACTTGAACCTGTATGTCCGCAGTGTGAATAATAGTGTGTTTCATTCTTTGAATATTTTATGTGTTTACTCATTTAACACATATTTTTGTGTTGCATAATTCGAGACAGAATTTTCCTGTTTCAGACCGGAAAAACGTAACTACTTGATAATCAATACTTTAACTTAAAAATTAAGGCTCGTAAAATGCCCGTAAAGGCCCTTTTTAGCCCATCTGACGAGGCCATTTTTAGGGGGGTACTGACATATACCCCTGTCATTTTTCATAACTACTTGAAAATCAACGAGTTAGCGATTTTTCGCCTTTCGGCCATTTTGTAACTCATTGATTATCAAGTACTTAATTTTCGGGGGTTCCGAGACATGCCCGCTGACCCTGCCCTATTTGGCATTTTCAGCCCCGTAGTTAAGTGCTGATTATCAAGGAGTTACGATATTTTGTCTCGAAAATGCGTGCAGATACAATATTTCGATGATAACAAAACATCCTTTCCAGTACAAGACCGGAAAGGATGCCAGCAAAAACAAACAAATGTGAATTTATTTCTGATTCGAGAAATTTCTAAACCGCTATGTCAGCCGCAATCACACCGTAACCCGCTGGCGTCTCGACTTTCATGTTCTTGAAATGCACATCGAAAGAATGCGTGATGAATCTGTCCAGTCTTGCTACGGGATGTTCATACGGATATTGTGTGATAAGCATTTTCATAGATTCAGCATTCAAATACAGGCGCGAACTTACGCCGCATGTGTTGTATGCGTCTTCTTTGATGTTGAACATGTATCGATTTACCGCGTCGAAATGATTGTGGTAAATGTGAAAATCGTGACAAGTCCAGAATACTGTTCCCGGTTCAAATCCGTATGCTATTGCCATAAGCTGCATGAAATAACATGCCATGATAGCATTGTACGGAACTCCCAAAAACGCATCGGCTGAACGTTGTACCAAATGCAGATTGAGAACATTTTTCCTCGTGTCTTCATCGGGCAACACCTGAAAATAGTACGAGAAATGACACGGCGGTAATGCCATTTCCGGAAGGTCTGCGGCATTCCACAAATTGATGAGCATTTGTGTACTCATCGGTTCTCGAACAAGTTTTTCCGCAATGTATGCGAGTTGGTCGGCTCCATTCATGCAACGGAATTGATGCCCATACACAGGCCCCAAATCACCATTTTTGTCAGCCCACTCCCGCCAATACGTTACATGATTTTCTTCGAGACGTTTGATGTTCGTGTCACCGGACAACATCCACAACATTTCTTTACATCCCATTAACGGAAAAACTCTTTTACCGTTCAGAACAGGTAATTCGATTTCGTTGGGATTTGACTTGTTGCATTTGATTTGGAACTGCACGTTAGGGACACGGCGGCGACCTGTTTTAGTCCGGTCGCCTGTGTCGATTCCCATGTGTAAAACACGGTCAAGTGCTTCCACATACTGTTCTTCGAAACTGTTTCGTATCATTTGTTGATTTCTTTGATGAACGCTTCGATTACATCGATAATGTTTGTGTCTTTTCCGGCTTTCGCACGGTACACATTCAACACACCGTCTTTGAGACGTTCCGACACAATGTGTTCGATATTCACTTTGTTATCTTTGTCGTGACAATGACAGTGTTTCCGTGCAGAACACAGGTGACAGTCATCATCACACCAATCATCGTCCGGTTTCTCATCCTCTTCTACTTCGATAGCACCGTACGGATTGCACTTGTTACGTTTCGTTTCGTCATCGCAGTTATCGATGTCATCTGCCAACAAGTTTTTGATGTTGAACTCAATCGATACTTGTTCGATTGAATCATCCTTAATAGAATACAGATATGCCACGTACACAGCGAAAATGTAATCCTGCGTGAACTGCCACAACGCCAACAGATTTTCTGCATCGCTGTAAATAGTTTCTTTGAGGAAACAATATTCCGGATGTTTTGCGAACGGAGTGTCTTCGATTTTCTTGCTGAACGTTACCGCCATGTCTTCGAGAGATTCTGCCTCATCCACAAGTGTCTTGAAGGTAGCAAGTACGGACTGGATGCAGTTTGCATCATACGGCAGTGCATAGGTCGAAAGCATTTCGATAACTCTGTCGTATTTCTCATCGAAGAAAAATTCTTCAATTCCACGCATTTCGTTTACACCGAAATTCGTGATTTCACCGTACTCGTCGAACAGAATATCCGGTCGCTGTAAGGTGTGAATCGTCAGATTGCTGATGAACGCATTGCAAGGATATTTCTCTTTGTCTTCGATGTCGATGGTTTTATCACCGTATTTGATGCCAAGAGAGTTGAGGTATTTCTGGCACTCGTCGAGTTCTCGTTGCATTTCGTGCTCGAAGAACTTGTTCAGATAAATGTGTTGATTGTCGTTCGAACGAGGAGCGAAAAGAAGTGCTGCGTTAATCCGGCCGTAGTGCGATGCTCGGTCATGACCGTAAACGTACATCATTTGCTGAACGAGACCGATACGTGTTGCATATCTCCGGATGACACTTACCGAACGTTTTCTGAAAGAATCTTCGAAAAATCCCACAGGAATACCGGTAAAGCATTCGAACTCATGAATGAGATTGATGATGTCCGAATTGATGTAGTACATCAAATCGTTGTTGGTGTTTCGGAACACCGTGTAGTTCTTGAACTCAACACCCCATTTACGTAAGGCCGCATCAATGTCGGTAACGTATTTCCAAATGATGTTGAGCGTTACGTTACCGGTTGTGATACAGGGAAAGTTGTTGATTTTTTCCGTAAGTTTTTGGACGTTACGGGTAATGTCAAGCATACGTTTTCTCGAAATGACTTTGACATTTTCAGTAATGTCATGTTTTTCATCGTTGATGATTCCCATGACGATAGAATATGTTTCATCCGAAACACGTATGGTATCTGTCTGGTTTGGTTCCGGTGCATGACCGATACACAAATCCAAGATAGACCGGAGTTCTTCCGACGAAGATGCAGCGTAAGCCTGCATCATTTTGGTAATCTCGATTGTTTTGTGCTTTTTGATTTGTGACATAATCGAAAAATGTTTATGATTGTGATATTTTGTTACACTGACAATTATAGTGCATATACATCTATGAAACAAGCAAACGGTAGAAATTCGATAAATGATTTTCTACCGTTTGATTGCTTGATGACTATTTGTGTAATGGTTGTAAGAAGTGCGGATATTGTTTCACCAAATCACGGAACAGATGCGCAATCACATCCACAGTCCATCCGTTTCCAGTAGCTTCTTGTACCCATTTCAACGGAACGTTTTTACAATAGTTGTCCGGTAAAGTTTGCAGACGTTCCATTTCTTTTGCGGTAAACTCACGGAACGTGTACCAACCGTCATCCAACGTAACGGGGAAATGATACTTCTCGAACTCTCTTGTACCGATTCTTGTTAGAGCATTCAAAACCGGTATCTCAACGTAACCGTTAGTTACTTGAAACGCTCTCGATGTTTTGTTGTTTACGTGATTGTTGTAATCTGGTTCTGCCAGTTCTGCAACGAGAGTGTTTACCTTGTATTTGAACGAATGAATAACCGAACTACCTGTGTAAGATTTCAGCAACGCATTCGATTTTTCTTGATATGCAAAACCGTGTTCGAGAATGTCTTGCAGTTTGATGTTCTTGTCTTCCGGTACCGTTGTGTGCCAAGATGCCCAATAATTTCTGGGACGCATTTGTGCCGATACTAATGCTGAATTGATTTTCGTCGGCTGATAACCGTCACCCATTCGTTCAGCCAATCGCAACTCATCCGTAATTGCTTGTTCCCACTGCGGTTTGGTGAATACGTTTTCGAGCAAAATATGGCAATCCGGATTGTTGTTTTTCAGCAACCAAAAGTAGATTGCTTTCATGGTGTGGAACAAAGACGAACGAGTACCGGAACCCTCAACCAGACCTCGTTGGGAACCCAACATACTCAAATCCTGACAGTTTCCAACCAATACTCCTTCGGCAAAATATGTGTGAGTGTCATCGACAGTGATGTTGTACACGATAGCATACGTTTCCGTATTTACTATGGTGCTGTTTTTCACCCAAAAATCGATAGCTTTGTATTCTTCGTTTCTGGGATAGAGTTTAAGAAAGTTTTGTTCGGGCAATGCGTATTCCTTTCTTAAACCGATAAAGTCATTTTCAGTAAGTTCACACAAAGGCTTTTTCGAAATCTTACCGGTTGAAACATCGCAGACATAGAACGGGTGAGTTTCTGTCGAATATATCTCGAATCCATTGAATGCTGGATTTTTCAACACCCAAACTTTTTTCAGTTCGTTTCCGATTGCAGACACACGATGATACTCTCCGTCATGTGACAGACATTCATCACCAACCACAATGTCTTCGATGTTTTTCACACCGGATTTACAGATTACTTTCGTGCCTGCAACGAAACATGGTGAGCCACCAATCAACAAATCGATTTTAGGTAGTCTTCGAATCCAAGCATCCCATGCCGTTACATCACCGAGTTGTATGATGTCCGGCCAATTCATCTTCGATATTTGGATAGGTTGCATCTCGATTTCAGATGCGAAATATTTTTCCACAGGTATTCCGGCACGCTCTAACGCAACACGTCCGCAAGATATACCGTCGAACAATGAAAGTATGTTCATGTTATTTTTGAGTTATATGTTAATCTTCGATTACTTTCCAATATGTCTTTTTGCCAGCCGATGATTGGTGACGCAACATTATGTTATTCATCATTTGTCGTGCTTCGATTTTGACAAGGGATGTGTATTTGATATTACGGTTGTTGAGACGATATTCCGGTATGTCTCCGGCTACCATAATATCGATAATGTCGTTCTTTGATTTCACATGCTGTGTGATAATGTCAAACATGTATTTCAGAACAGGTACGGCATAGTTGCAATAATGCTCTGTGATGTTTGAACGGTTTATGTTTTCGACAGACATGAATTTGTACACGTCATCATTCAAACCAAAGATGTAATAACCTCTATCGATTATGTAACGGGCAGCATTCGGTTTCGACAACACTTTTTGGTACGATTTGATAACGTTGTTGTTTTTCATCAATTCTTCTTTGATGATTACATTGTTGAACGTTCCCATAAATCGTATTCTCGAAACTACACCGTATTCGTTCATTCGTTTCAAACATGTAATGCTGTGATAATCATTGTTCAGCATGTTAGTAAGTAACGAAGTGAGTGTGGTTTTGTCATACTGGAATTTTACGGGCAATTCGTATTTTGCCCAAGCTATCTGTTCCCGTACTGATTCAGCTAATATCGGTTCGGCAGCAAAGCATTCATAGCTATTCGATAAGTACTCTTTCGAAAGTTTTCCCTTTTCATCTTTCCGGATTCTCAACGAAAACTTTGCCGTATGAATAAACACGTCATTTGCAAACACATACACACCGAACATCAAAGTATCATTGTTAAACAATTTCATCATACATCGTTCAAGTGCGTTGTATAATGATTGTTGAACCGCATTTGATTCGACAATATAATCCCATATCGTTTCGAGTTGTTCTTCCGAAAGTGCTACGGATGCAGACGTGAATTTCTTACAAACACGGGACAGTGTATTGTTCGGTGTGATGTCGGCAAGTAGTGTTGTACGAAATCCGTAAGTGCCGCATCGCAACGCAGACAGTTCTGTGAATCGAGCGAAGACCGGATTACGATATAATCTGTGCCATGACACTTCAAGCACTGATTTTGTCGAAGATTTGATAGGTTTGATGGCTACACAATTATTAGGATTGCCCCATGCGTATTGCAATTCCCACACCGTAGATGACGGACTTGATAAGGCACAGCACCATATTTTTGTCGGTGTCATATCGACTTCATACGGTAACTTTTCCATACCCTCTGTGATTACTTCATCGTCATCTAACCGGATGTAGTGTGCAAATATCATCGTACAAAAGTTGATGATACGATTGAAGTATTTGAGATTGCAAACTAACATGTTATCGAACGTAGCGTAACACTCCCTGAGGTCGCCTCGCTTGTATGCTTCGATTTCTTCTTGCGTGATTGTTTCATTTACGTATGCTTTGACACGTAAGTAATCAATCGATTCAAACAGAATCGGATTACTTGTGATAAGTGAAGACCAACGAACATCGAAACCGTCTATTCTCGATATTGTATCTTCGATGTATTTCTGAGGGTCAGCAACGTATTTTGTCGGTAACGCAGAGGTACCGAAAGTGGTACGGATAACGTTTTCCTGTTCTTGTGTGGATAACGTGTTTTTGTTATCTGGTATGATTACTTCATCTATGTTGTTTCCCATACTTTCCCATTCAATGCAAATTCCCAAAGATTATTAAAACTCTTGCTTTTCCAAAACAATATGACGTGTGCGTACCTTTTTGCTTTCGGAATCAATAAGTGTTGAATTGAGTTTGAACATGTTTTCCACAAGTGTATCGATACTTCTACGATTCAACACAGCAGATGAGTTTTGTTCCGGTAGCTTGTTATATGAAAAACGCACACCTTTTTGAGATGTTGATTTTGTAGCGATGTCTTGCAACATTTCTGTAATCGAATCACGTACTTTCTGAAAACCATACTCTGTGTGGAGAGTGATACCAAGCATTTCCAGATATTGATTGGTGAAGCCATCAACCATTGTACGGTAATTCTCATACGACATGTAGTAGTTTGGTGATGATTCGAATGTATCGACAAATTCATACATTTTGTTCATCATCACCATAAGTGTTTCCGAAAGTTCTCCGGCATCAGAACTGTCGATAAGTTTCAACAAGTTAATTGCACGTTGAAACTTTTTAATGGATAACACACCGTCTTCGTTCACGTATTCACTGATTATGTCGATACAACGTTTAACGGAATATCTTCGTATCAAATGACGTGCTGGTTTCAGCATCTTATCGAGTGCTTCTTTCGAACGTACAAAAACCATTTGTGGTGTGGCGAACACATCCCAATCAACATACACGAATTTGTCGCAATCACGGTCTTCCTGAATCTTGTCCGGATGTTTCGCAATCCATTCTATTAAACCGACAAACTCCAAACCGTTTGTGTTGATGTATGTGTTTTGTTGAATCAAATCGAGATACGTTCCGACCAACAATGTGTGTTTTCGAATCTTCTCGTTTCGTGCAGATGCGATACCGACTTTACGGAGTTCTTCTTGTTCTGTCTTCGAAAGACCTTCGAACTCTGTACTTACGGATATTTCGTAACCGTATTTCGCAAGTTCACGAGCAACCTTAATTGGATGCGTCATGACTTCCGTAAATTTGTCTTCGAATGTTACCAACTCATATTCTTCCAGTCTGAAATCGATTTTGCCATTGACCACACCAAATCCGGGAGTTGTTATCCGTTTTGTGATTGGGTCATACTGTGCAAGAACATCTTGCTTTTTCATAGCAATCGATTTGTCATCGATAAATTTCAGCTGGTCTTCATCCGTAAGTTTCAGCACCAAATTCGGTTCTTCCATTAACAGAATGTTCGTATGACCGCTACTGTCATTTGTCGGCAAACAATAAACCGAACGAATACCGGTACGACGTATTCGTGCATTGAATTGTTCGATTTCATAACCGGAAAACGCACCGAGATATATCGATGCAAATTCGCATTTATCGACAATATCGACACCAACAGACAAATAGTTTGAACAGAACACAATGTCGTAATCACTTACCGTATTATGTTCGTTAATCATTCGGCAGATTTCCTCTTCTGAATTGGAACGTTTGTAGTAACCGTATTTGACATTACGTCCCAGAAGATATTCGACCATACCGATTACTTTCTCGGAATAGATTTCTCCTTTGTTCGTCGGTATCAACAGTTTGTAACCGGTATTGATAAGGTCAGCAGCTTTCGCACTTAATCTGGTAAGTGCATCCAATGTATCATCACAAATTAGAAACTCCATACGTTTCGTGTGTGATTTCTTGCGGAACGTTATGAAGTTACCGATTTTCGAGAAGTGCACATACTCGCCCGTACTCGTTCCGGTAAACAAAAGTATTTTTGCTGCGAACGGGTCATTTGATGAATAGTAGTACAACTCTTTCAAACGCTTGACTGCGTTCGAAGTAGTTTCGATACGATATGATGATGTGAACAAAAGATGCGATTCGTCGATACAGATGTAATCGAACATGTGCGCAAGTTTCTCTGCATTAGCACGCGAGAACTTATCGAAGGTTGTTACTATATTACGTCCGTATTCTATATCCCGGAAGTCTTTCGAACCGTAGAAACAATCAAATAAATCCGTTACGTCTTTGTCGGTTTCGACTTTGTTTTTGATAACGGAAATATATGGGAGAACGAGCAAGATTCGTTTGCCCTCTTTGGCCCACTGCAAAATTTTGACAGTTTTGCCACTGTTTGGGGGCGACAATATGATGTTGATTTTCGAACCTGTTATTCTCTGACGAAGTTCGTTATTGTAATGCGAAAGGTATTCGTCCGGTTTCATATCGTAATCAACCGGTACCATTTCATTTGTGACAGCTTTTTCGATTTGACGTTTCAAATCGAATTTGAAGCCTTCCTCAACAACTTCGGTAACACGTTCATCGACAGTTTTGATTATACCGTGTTCTTTGAGAATCTCCAACCCTAACTTTGACGGTTGTTTCTTGTTCGATAATGCACACGAATAAAACGAATTGATTTCGTTCACGTTACCGCATCTTTTCGAATCAAGTAAAACATGAGCAATGTCGAGACCGTCTTTGCCGAACAACGCCGCAAGAGTATTGCAAACATTATAACGGGAAACGTAATTGATTTTCCGTCTTTCCATTGGCGTTATCTCCGTCGCATCACCACCGATAGTAATGTACTTTGACATATCGACACTTGATTCCGTTTCTTGTTTGGAACGGAATGTTTTCAAATCACCAACCGCAAGTTCTTTGTTAATTGTATGAATCCAACGTGTGTTGATGTAATTCGGTTGTCTTTTTCGAATGTTGTTGTCTGTAAAGTTTTCCCAATCATCCTGACGGAAAAACAGTTCGTTCATCTCTTTACGGGAAAGACCAGCCAATGTTTGTCCGAGAAGAACAGCCGGATGTAAATCGATAAAGTTGTGATTCACTAACGGTTCAGCATCGTATGATATACGAATACCGGAAGTGATACGGCCCACAGTGTTATCGACGTATGGATTCTCAAACACATCATCAAATTCGATTCCGTTGTTCGGTTCTTTCGATAACGCATTGAGAACACTGTAAACGATATTCAGTTTAGTTACGTATGAAACAGTGTACCAATATCGAGAAATGTATTCGTTTTCTTCCGGTGTATTGTAGATGTGATGTGCCGGACTTACTTTGGTATAGATGTGCAAACCTCGTCCGGATGATGATTTGCATATCCAAAGAAACCAATGAAAATCCGTTAGCTTTTCGAACATCGCTTTCTTCAATTTATCGACGTCACCGTTTTTCTCTGAAACCCATTCTTTCAAGTCAATATCGAATACTTGTAAACCGGACCAAGTATAGTATTCAGATGACGACGGACGAGTACCGTTGTAAGATGTGTACAACTGTTTACGATAATCTTTTGAAATCGAAGACAGTTTGGGATTCGTTATCATCAATAACAATTCACCCAACGTTCGAGTTACGTAAACTTTGTTGTTTGTTTTGGTATTGGCGTACATATTGTCATACACCGTTATTCTATTGGTTGAAACAAATTCGTCACCAAGTAACGTGTATAACAGTTTGTTCGAGATGATGTTGTGTTTGGTAAGTGACTGAATGAGACCTGTCGAATAGTTTCGATGTTCATTTACCGGATTAGTAAAGTTGTCTCCGTTCGCAACCATTTTGCCACAGATGTATGAAAGACGATGCGACCATTCTATGTTCGTTTCCATGTTGAAACGCTCATACAATTCGATGTCATCAATGTCTTTCGTAACATCATACATTTCGTCCATAGTCTGTAAAACCTTATTAACATCGAAACTACGTATTCCGTTGTTTGATGTCATCGGTATTTCAGATTCTATCGATGAATTGTTTTCCTTTAATGCTTTGATTGCTTGTTGTACGGATTGCTTTCGTTTGTCTATCATTTCAAAAAACATGTTGTTGTATTTGAATGACAGTTTAACGATTGCTTCGTATGTCAGAAACTTATCGACTTTTTGTAAACCGAGTTTTTCGATTGATGCAGAAAATTCGTTGAGGTCATTGAGACCTTCTATTGTTTTTCGCATCTCTCCGAAGTTGGTTTTCTGTGACAGAACATTTTCAACAGTCTGTTGCCGGAACACTTTCGTTTCGTCATCATCCGTTACCTGTTGAGTAATGGTTTTAAACTCTTCGTCAGAAACAAGATTCTCCGTCGATTCAGTATTGTTTTGAATCTTCCGGTCTTCTTTCAACCGTTTTACAATAAATCGTACACGTTTCTTTATATGTTGATTTACACGTTCTTCGACAATATCATTCGTTGCGTTGTTCGAAATATCAATGTCGAGAGCGGTGATGTAACCTTTGTTTGCTGATGAAAATATATCGACCGTTTTTTCTTTCTCAACCAATCTGTTACGAAATTCTTCGAGTTCTGATTCCGTTACTTTTGTGGATGTTTCTATATTGGATGAAAGAAGTTTAGCCGTTAGTTCATCGAAATTATTCTCTGCCATAAAATTATTGTGCTTTCCCAGCGTTTTCAGATATACCGCAAATTCCAGATATTTATGTGTGATGCCGGTTTGAGTGTGGAAAATGATGAAAACGAACTCAAAACGGCTTGATGAAGTGTGGAACTGCGTAACTTACTGAAAATCAATGATTTAAGACATGCCCGTAAAGGGCATTTTTAGCCCGTTTGATGAGGTCACTTTCAAAGTGAGTTATTGATATTCGGACGAGGTACTTATTCGATTGTAGAGCAAATGTAATTTGCTGATAATCAATGAGTTACGGGATTTTTGGCGAAAATCGGCTGAAAACGGACTTTCTAAAATTTTTTAATAAGTTAAGTGATTGATAATCAAGCACTTAACTTTTCAGTTTTGCTGATTCAGTCCGCAGGTCGCCCGAATTTTCAAGGCCCTTGTAACTACTTGATATTCAAGCAAATACAAAACATCCCAGAAAATTCTGGGATGTCTCGAAAATTATTTAATATGACAAAAACGGATGTCAAATGGAAAGATATGCAGCTAAATCCGGATATTGTTCGGTTACTTCTGTTACTCCGTTACGTTCTGCACGTGTCATGTCGTGCATACCAGAAAGAGCAACACCCGCGCTGTCTTCGATTTCGTACCAATCTGAATTTTTCGTGTCGAGAATCAAGAAGTACTTCGTTTTCTTTTCATCATACAACGTATTCATTTCGGTAACGTAGTCTTCGATGAACTCATACATGTTGTCATACAGACGTTCATCGAAGTTTGAAACCTCAACGGAAATCGATGACATGTCACTACGTTTTGTAATGAATATCAACGGTCTCTTATTGGTTGTTAGTTGTTTGAGATAATTTCTCGATATTGAAACGTTCATGTTAGAAAATTTTTGTCTGTAAATGTTTCTCCGTTATAATCCGGAATTGCAAACCGTTTGCTTTGCAGTAAGCAATCGCAGCTTTCCACTTGCAAGCGTTTTTGTAATTTTCAGGATTGCGGAAAATTTGAGATTCGTTTAACGGTACAAAGCTGGACGGTTTAACCTCACAAAGTATGGTTTCTCCTGTCCGCAAGTGAACCGTAAAGTCCATGTAGTAATTGTGACGTTCTTGTACCCATTTACCGTTTTTCCGTACTTTCATCAAATACGGTATTACGACGGTTTCAGATGACCACCATTCAACAGCATTGTTGATTTCCATTTTTCGCATGAATGCAAGTTCATACGAGGACCGGTAAACTATCGGTCGTTTTCCTCGATATTTTGCAGGGTTATATCTGTCGAAATAACCCTGCTTGTATCGAGAATTTTCGTTTAGTTGCTGTTTCTTGATGTCGAACATTACAAGTACAGATTCATCCACTTACCGATTGCTTCTTCGACTGTGATATTTTCTTCGGTTATGTAGATTTTGTTGATTGCACGGATTGCGTCGTCTGCTTCATCACCTTGCATGTAAACAACACTTTCCTTATCACCTTCGACATTCACAACATCCAAACTGAATATGGAATGAGCGGTGTCGATTTGTGCCTCATATTCTCCGAACGAATATTCTCCGTTGAGGAAACTTTCAGACGGTTTTGATTTCAGTACCGTATAAAACCGTAGCGTACAATCGAGAGAACTCCGGATATGATTCTTCGGTAAGGTCGATGAGTTCTTCCAAGAAACCTGTGGAACGTCTTTTTCTCTGAATTGATTTACGTATTTCGTTCAGATTCTTACCGATTTCAACATGTTCGATGTTGTTGTCGTCATACCAGATTTCACGGGTATTCTCGTTGATACACAACGTAGCCAATACCGTTGCGAACGGTCTTTGTTCGTTTGCGTTTATTACGAGTTCGTTGATTGCAAGGGTGGGGTCTGTCGAAGGAGCGTAAACCTCAATGACTTCGTGACCGTCATCCTCTGAAACCAAACAGATACCGGTATAGTCATCGAACAGATTAGCTTCGTCTTCATCTGTTTCTCCGGTTGCTGCTTTCATTTTGTCTTCGAGTTCTGCAATCTCATCGATTGTAATCCACTGAGGTTTTTCCGGTACAATATCGTAAAGTGCGTACATCAGATTGATTTGGTCATCGATGTCATGCGCCCACAATGTATCTGCGGAATGAGAGGAATCTATTAAGTAGTTGCAGTCTCGTTGAAGACGTCCCAACAACATGTAGTAGAATTTGGGTTCTCTGTCCAACAAATCGAAACGTTTCAGAATTGTGTATGTTTCCTCTGACGGTTTCGACGGGTCGTCTTCGACAGCTACTTCCGTATTTGCACTGAAAAGTTCTTTTGCTTTATCCGTAAGAGGTTCGAACGATTCAATGTCGTACACACCGAGTTTTTCCCAAAATTCGTTGAAGTCTTCGATGCGGTTGAAAGCACCAAACCATTTGGCACCGCCCAGCGAATAGAACTGTATTCCTTTGTCATAGAAATACGACGATACCATACGCCATGTGGGGTTGTTGTCTGCGATTTCGAAAACGTCGGTGAAGTAAATCCCACGTTTGATGTCGAATGAACCGATGTAAAAATCGGTGTTGTCAATGAACAACCGGTATTCGTTCGATAACATGATACCGCAGTTACCGAGCAAAGCGCGGACTTTCGTACCGATTTCTCCACCCAAGAACATCGAATAACCTCGTGTACTTTTGTTTGCTGCAAATGCGTCAGCAAACATTTTCACTGTTTCATTCGAAACTTTCGTGATTGCTTGCATGGACATAACCGGTTCATTGAGGATTCCGTCCCAATGCGAGTATGCCATGTGTTGTTCCGGGAAATTCGCTTCGGTGTTTATCGCCCAAATTTTGTAGTTGATGCTGTCATCGGCGAAACCGTTTGCTGCGAAATCTTCTTGCAGTTTGTTGATGAGACCAACGAAACCTCCATATTTTTTGGAATCAACAATCTTTACCGTTTTGTCAGAAATGACAATGTTTTTCGAGAGTTTCATGTTGTTTTTTTTTTTTTTTTTTTTTTTTTTTTTTTATTGAATACTCAATGTAATTTGTCTATGGTATTTATTGATGTTCCGGAAAACAAAAGATGCAGTGATGATGTTTCATCACTGCATCTAATTTATTGCACAAATCGTTTTTCGATAAACAATCACATGTAGTATTGTATCAAAAGTTGTTTGAGCCGTTCTATTTCTGGTTCGACATAGTATTTGTGTGAGGCCTGTGTAATGTCGAGAAGAACTTTTCGAAGAACCGGTATCCTCCGAATGACCCATTCTTCTTCGCTTCCAAATTCATTTTCGAGTATCTGTGATAATTCAGCTTCGACATCTGTGTTTCCGTCGAGGTAATCATCCATCATCATACGTATATCTTCATACCCTTCCGTACCCATTATGTCGTCTTCTCCAAATTCTTCCGTATTCAGAGAAACCACAGTGTTATCGGTTATGTTCATGAACACGTCATGATGAGCGGCCATCCAATTTGCAGTGTACTCAACTTTTATTGCACCTATTTCGATTAGTTTCTGTTTATCAAAAGTGAGTTGCAGTTTGTGTAACAGACATCATAACTTCTCCGATTTCTTGATTCTCTGACAACGAAACGTAACCGTAATTCAGTGGTGTAAGTTTACCGGTTTTGATGTATTGTTCGATTTCTTCAAACGAACAACACCTGTACAAATATTCTGTCATTTCTTGATGCGTTCGTATTCTTCGTTCAGAAGTACACTTGCTCGAACACAAACTTTGTTGTTTATGCCGATGTTGCCCATTATTCCATTTCTGTATTTGGAGATTGCCTCCCGCACAAGTTCCGGTTTGTTCTGAACTGACAACAGAATTTCGATAGCTTGAATTTCTGTATCAATGTCAAACACGTAGAAATTGTTGTACATGTTCACCATGTAACTCTGTGCGCTTGAATCGATATTTACAACAGAGTTAGTTCTACCGGCATTCGGATTGACAAGTGTTGTATCGACTTGTTCAACCAAATCCATATAGTGTTCGAACTTGCTCCGGTTGTCAGTGAGATACTTCTGCCAACACTTGTCAGCGAGTTTCTTGTAACGGTCAAAGTTCGAAGCTGCCATAGAAATACGCAGTTCGTAATTCCATGTGTTCACGTATTCTTTGAACTTGATACCGTTTTTAGTAAGGAATGCCTTTATCTTTTCTTCGACAGTTTCGTTTACATGCGGTATGGTAATCCCGTATGTTGTTGCTGCATCACTGTTTTCTGTAACGAACAACGACAGGATTTTCAATGAAGCGTATTTCAGTTCATGACGCGGTTCGAGAACACGTTGTTCATACGGTGCGAAACCGCCATTCATCAGCATTTCACGGTATGTCTTGTTCTTTCGGATTGTATCACGTACAACCGGATTGAAACCGTTAGAACGTAAATTATCTTTCACGACAACATCGTTACCGTCGTTGTAAGCATATTTACCGTATTCTTTCAGTTCCACACATATAACGGTTGTATCTTGTGCGTCACCAAGTTTCGACAATATGTCAGTGATACATGCAACAGCGGAATCGAATTTGTCCGTTACTTTTTGGAGTTCACCGATTATGACAAGTACTTTCATTACATGGTTGATTTTACTGTGCAGAAAATAGTATTTGTTTCTTTGTCGAACACATTGTTTTCGGGATTCTGTTCCATTACTCGTTTGCCGGAATTTTGGATAGATTCCAAATCAATGTTGATACCTGTAAATGCCGGAAGATATACGGAATCAAGTTCCAAGAAATTCGAATCAACACCGAAGATGTTCTCGAAGTTAATCACAAGATACCATTCGCATTTCGGCTCTGCTTTTGCGTTGATTTGTTCCTCTCTGATACCGGCCATTGTACACGCACACTTCATGCAAGAGGTAACGATTGTGTTTTGGGGAAGTGCGCTTTCGCTCAACATTCGAGACAGCCAGTTTTTCAAATTCTGTTTGTTCGAGAATCCGAAAATCGCTATGCCGTCTTTCATGTTCTTAAACGGCATTCGTTCGATAAGTTTGTTTACTTGCTCGATGTAATCGCAATCACCAGCGGTAAGAGTTTCACACAAAATCTTTTCGTTGATGATGTTGAAGTTGTACAGGAAAAATTCGGTAAGGAATCTCCGTTCTGAATCCGTTATGTTGATGCAGTCATGCAACGAATCGAAGATTTTCGCATAACGTGTGTGTTCTTCTACGGTGTTGTCCCGGTTAAGACCGAACGTGTAATTCTTGATTGATGCCGGAGACAACGTATTGTCTTCGCAGTCAGTAAGTACGTGACGGTCGAACTGCGAACGGAAAGTAGCTTCCCATGTACGAAAATCCCAAACCCATTTGTTGATGAAATCCGATGAGAACTGCGAACACGTAATATCGATAATCAGGTTAATACCGGATTCGTTCAACAAAATTGCCGTATGCCATTTGTTTTGTGTTCCGTTGTAACAATGTCCGTACCAACGTTCCTGTATGTCAATCGACACGAGTTTCGCTTTTGCTTTTCGAAACGTGAGTGTTTCTTGAAATATGGGGTCATTGAGCAATGCAGATGAAGCACTCACACACCATCCGGTTGTTGATAATCCGTCGCCAACTCCTTTCGGGGTATCTTCGAAAGTTGCTGTTGTTGCATTCCAACGTTTGTATGCAATAGCTTTACCGTTTTGGACATCCGCACGTTTCAGAAATTGACGGATTACATTCGTGTAAACTTCGGCAATCTGTGCAGGTCTAACCGGTATTGAACCGTTATTTTGTGCCGGATTGTAACCGGAAAGTACATTGATTGTTGCCATTTTATGTTTGATTTTACTTATATTCCGTATGGTATTTATGTTGTTCAGATAAGTTGTATTTTTTGTGTTATCGACGGAAGTCTGTCTCTTTGAGAAACAGGACGTTCGAAATAGTATGAGTAACCGATTACTATTTTGTTACCGGAATGTTCCTCATCGAGTTTCATCGGTTCTCCGTTGTTCTGTGGCAGATAACATTCGAAACCGACTACATCGAACGGTGAAATTTCAAACAGCAAGTTTTTCAATGTCAGTTCGATTAGTACTCCACCAATAAGTTTGTTTACTCGTTCCTCGTACAACGGATTAACTTTCGCAACAAACCCTGTATTGTCATCCGTACCGTTACCGGGATATGTGTTAAAGAATTGCGTTCCAAGTCCGCGTGTTGCATCCGTAACTATTTCGTGTTCTTCGTCATTGATGTACATTTGCGAATGGTTACGCAACAACATATCCGTAAAGTTCGAATTTATCGTGTAGAAATCTACTTGTATCTTTTCGTTCTCTTTTTCTTCATCTTCTCGGTATATCTTCGATGTGAAGATTATCGGTGTTTCGGGTACTTGTTCACCGGAATTAGTAAGGGTGTACTTATCCAAATCACCGGATTCACACCGTTTGCGTAACTCCTCAACATCTCCGATATGAAAGTGATACAACGGGTCAATACACCATAGATTTTCTGTGAAATGTTCTATGCAGTATTCGAAGAAATCGATTTGGTGCATACCGGTATTGATAACCTGTTCCTGTTCGGTGTTAATCCATTTGTTGTCCGTAGTGTACAATCCCATCTTTGTAATGGAACAAACATCCGTAAGAATATCGGTAATGTTCTGTTGTTTGTACGATTTTTGTTCGGTTGCAGAATACAACAAATCATTGTGTAACTCACCGGATAGAGTAAGGATTTCGTCTCCGGCTTCCGAATACGTATTTCGAATGATACCGTTGAATTTGATGTACCAATCTTTGAAACCGATAAACACCACACATTTGTCGATGTCGTCTTTGAGATTCTTTCGAATCATTAACGATTGGTCATATACGGACATAGTGAATTTGGGTACGGTTCCGATACCCACATTCAATTCGAAGTATGTAAGTTCACCAGCAGATAAAACATGTTCTCCAATTTTGATAACGGGCATGAGATTACCCCACGAACGCATGATGTCTTTCGCACCTTGTTCGTTTTGTTCGTCCATTTCAAGAACGATTTCATCTACTTCGATTTGTGGCTTACAAACTAACGCCATTGCCCAATAACTTTTGTAATTCTTTTTCGGTATTTTCGTTCGGACAGAAACCGGATTTCACTTTCACAAGAGAACCGTTCTTTGCTTTGTAAACGAGAAAGTTGTAAACTTTGATATTAAATTCCCTACGTTGTATGTCTTGTGGAATCCCATAAAGTTCTTCGTAAGCATCTACGTAATCAGATGCAAGCATTTCTGTATCTGAATAATCAAGAACGAGTTTCAGTATTCGTGCGGAAAATTCTCTGTTGTCTCTTTTGACCCTACGTTTCCTTACAGGTTTCGGTACACATAAACATTCTCCATCCGGTGCTTCTGAAACATTTTCCGTAATCGGTTTGTTCTGTTTCAGTTCGTCAATCGTTGCTTTGAGTGTATCGATTTCTTTCCGTAACTTTTTGTTTTCTGTTTTGAGAACATCAATCAATTGGGGATTCCACGTATCGATTTTGTCATCCTCCAAGTATTTGATGTTCGAATCTTTACAAGCGACAGTCACAAGGAAGTTGTAATCGACGAAATCCGGAATTTGTGATTTACATCTCCATTTACCAACCGGTTCATCGCTTATGTAACCGCCTTCTCTCATTTGTCTCAACACATCGAGAATTTCGGTATCTCCGAACATGATTTTGCGGTCCAGCATACGTTGTGCGTAAACCGCATTGCAAACGGAATACCATGACAATCCTCGATTGATATTGTCGTTGAAGAACTTTTTGAGAATCTCGTAAAGTATTTCTTGTGGGGTGTTCATTATGGGTAAGATTATGTTAGGTTGTAATTAGAACGTGATAGTTCCTTTCGACAAATCCGCATGTACTTTGTTTACTGTAACTTTGAGTTTCGGATTTGCTGTGGTTTTTGTTGATGTAGCAGTTTTGGACTGTTGTGTTTGAACTGTTGCGGCGTGTTCCTCTTTCGAGAGATTATCGTAATCATGTTTGTTGATTCCGGGAACTTCGTAATCTCCGTCATTGATGTCTTGTATGATTTTGATTTCCCGGTTGAAGTACGACAAGTGCGGAAGCGACAGAACCGCACCCGCTTTGACTTCTGAAATATCGGAATAACCGTTGAAATCAAGAACAATCGGTAACGGTACGAGTGTGGAATACTGACGCAAGATATACGTATCAAGACGACCGACCATATCTTCCGTGATTTTCACAGTAGCTACAATCGGTATGTTATCGACATCATATCTCGCACGCTGTATGTCAGATGTAGGTACTTCGATTTCTGACAATACTAAATTATCTTGCTCCAACATGTTACCTGAGGTTTATCGTCATTACCGGCATTTTGAAACCGGGAATAATAAATTCGACATCTAAACGGTTGAACGTGAACTGTAAGTCGATTGTTCTTGCTTCACGGAAATTGTTATTCGTAGCAAGTTCGAGACCGTTCATCCCAACAAGAAAGGCGTTACCGAATTTGTAACGCATCATCGGTATTTCTGCACTATCGTAAATGTCGAGAACTATCGTTATGAATCTGTATTCGTTTCCCGGATTGTAATTGGAGTAGAACATCTCATAAAAGAACATGTAGTTCAGAGTGTTGTTCCTGCAATTTAACGTAAAAGTCGTACTTTCATAAGTTTCCAACATCGGTGCATTCTGTGGCACGATGATATTTGTGTTGGACGGTGTTTGCGGTCTTGAACCGGATGCAGCGTTCGAAACACCCGTGATAGTACTTGTCGGTAAATTGAAACCGGGAGTTGTACAACCAACGATTGTTTCGTACACACTTTCTTCGATGTCTTTCAGCGGTGCATTTTTTGAGAACAAATAGTTATTGTATTTCTCGCAAATGTCATCCGTGAAAGCACCGATAAGCTGCACGCGAAATTTATCTGTAACCGGATTGAGTAATGACATAGTTCCGTTTTATTCGATATAAAAAATAGTGCGAACGTATGTCCGCACTATATTTATACGTTTGATGATGACAGAAATACTATCGCTTTACGGAACTCAACAACGCATCGAGTGATATATGACGTTCCTTGTTTTTTGTCAAGTGGTTGTAATACTGTCGCATCCAGTTCGCTATGCAAGTCGTGAAAAACGCGAATATATTTTCTGTTCGTTCGGGGTCGAACTTTTTCCAATTTATCCACGCTTCCGCCAGAGCATGATTGATAGTAGCTAAACGGTCGATTTCGTTTGTGTACCAGAATACTTTCGAAAAATTTTCGGCTATCAACTGAAAATAATGCAAAAGTTCGGGAGAGCATTCGCCTTTTTCCATGCACTCATCCCAAACTTTACGCATTTTGTGTGGATTGATGTAAAGTATTTTTGTTTCGGAACCTTCCGCAATACGTTTTCTTATTATATCGACATCTGTACTCATAACACTTTTGGTTTACCGGTAAATTACCGGCATGAGTACGGTTTATTTACCGTACTCATGCTGATAATAGTTTACTTGTTCGAGTTTTTCTCGAAGTGATTCATTCAATCTGTGCAGTTTGTGGTCCATTTCACGACGTGCCGGACTTCCCTCTTCTGCGATTGCTCGAACATCTTCCGCATCACGAATTACCTTATTGAGCTGGGCAATGTCTTCGTTGAGTTTCGTAAGGTGTTCGTTACGCTCTGATTCGATTTTTGCTTCGCTTTCGATTTGTTTTGCGAACAAATCACCCATTGATTCGTTGAGTACAGATGTGCAGAAATCGTTAAGTGCAGAATATGATTCGAACAACTTGTTCGTTTCGGGGGTGTTGCCCATTTTGTGTGCGGAAACGATAGCCGGAGTGTGACCGACAACAGTGTTTCGACGGTCTATGATGATGTATGAAGATTCATTCAGATTCTTCACAGTTTCGAGATTGTCATACTTCAACAATTTGTTGAAGTTCTCGACAAGCATGACCATATTGTCTGCGTCACGCATGTAAGCGAGTTTGTTGAATCCCTCAACTTTGCCCGGGAATGTTTCGTAGCACTGTACAGATTCGAGAAGCAGTTGTTTAATGTCGTTACCAGAAATTTCTTTACCGTTCACAGTGCAAACACCGTCACGCAATACCAAATTGAAATCCCAGTTTTCGCGCAACGTAAATGATTCGTTCAGCGGATTGTATTTCAGTTGGGTAAGTGCGGTCATGAGCCTACGGTACGAAACCGGAATATCCAAGTCTTTAATCTCGGATTCGTTAAGGCAGTGAACAGTACCGTTTTCCTCATTGAAACGGATAACGTTGTTCTCCATGAGATGCACAACGTTGTTGTAAGCATCTTCGAATTTCACACCGATAGGTGCGTACTTGATGAGACTACCTTTTGATTCGACTGATTCGTTGAGGTTTTGTTCCGAAACAGTCTGTGACGGTATTTGTCCGGTACGTTCTTCCTTGTCTTGTTCGTTAAGTTCTTGTTTGAGAACACCGAGCAAGTTCGATTTCATCGAATCGAAGATACCGTTTTTGATGCCTTGTTCGATAACGGTAGGTGATTCAGTGAACATCACTTTGAAACTTTCTACCGTCGATTCGGGTGAGGGATGATACATCCGGTTCATCTCCTTGAAATGTTCTTCCTTACAGAGATTGATAAGGAAGTTCAAATCTCCCGTCTTTACTTTGGATTTGCAGAAGTTTACGATGTCTGCCAAAGTAGCATCATCTTCCGCTACCTTTTCAGCATTCGTGGTGAACTCTTTCAAATCGAGAATAGGCGTTGTTGATTCGTTGAGACTGCGATACGCTTTTCCGAGCAATTCATTTCCCGTTATAGTTTCGCAAGTCTTAACGCTTTCCATTTTTTCCCGAATAGCCGAAAGAACACCGGAATAAGATGTTTCGAAATTTTGCGTTGTTGCAGCCATATCCGTTAAGATTTTGTTATGCTTTTGTAAGTAATACTTGCGTGTTATACTCACGCATATTATGTCCTGTGATATTTATCGTATTAGGTGCGGCCGTAAAAATAATGGTTATTGTGTTCCAAACTGTCACTGCATCCCATACAATTTATGATTTGCCGAGTGTTGTTAGTGACAACCGTTTCACACCGAGCAAGAAATTCGTAATATCTACATCTTCGAAATTGTTGTCTTCGTAAATGTATCGCATGATTGATTTAACAAGTGTTTGTTTAATCATCTTGTCCCAATCCGGTTCGGGCAATCCCGGAACTTCTGCAATGTCCACATCATCCGGTATTCCCATAACATCACCCTTTTTAGTATAGTAATACAACATTTTTTGACGGGCGAACGGTTGTTTGAAACGGGATTCCAGATTGTTTTCGTGTATGAAGTTACACCATGACAAAGCAATTTTCGATTGTATGTGCGATTTCGATGTTACGTATTTATCTTGTTTCTCATCGAATGTGATTCCGTCCATTGTAACGGCAGTAATGCGGAATATCAATTCCATGTCACGCCGCATCTTTATATACTTGTACAATTTGAGAATTTCACCACGTATCTGTTCGACGTTAAAGCCTTCAAGCACAAACTTTTTCACGAGTTTTTCGATTATGACTTTGACACGTTTCGACATTTCACCGCGTTTCAACTCTACTCCTTGCAGCTTCATCTTCGGTTGCTTCAACATTTTTCCGTCTTTCCAAACAAGCGGCAAAATGTATTTCTTTCGAGTGATGAATACTGCTTGACCGTTCGACGTAACCTCATGAGCCATACGTAAGAAACCGGAATTTGCCCCACGTAATTCGATGTCACGTTTCAGAGATTTTGCGATGATTTCGTTGATGTAATTCTCTGCGAGAAACTCACCGAAACGAGCCACCAACGCATTACCTTCTTCTGATGTGTCCGGCCATTGCGCCTGTCGAACTCCGTCCGGTGTATTCAGATACAACAAATCATGTATCATCGAAATATCTACATACCGAGAATCAGTATCACCGTAAACGCACAAATCATTTACCGTATCTCGTTTGTAGTTCTTGAAGTTTTCGATGTCAGCGATGTTAGGATAGAATTTCCTAACACGTTCGATGTTTGCTTGTTTGTACGGTTCATCTGCCCAATGTGAGAAAAATTTGTTTATCGCTATGTCAATGAGAATAGCGAAATGTCGAGCAGAACCGGTGATGTCTTCTGCAATATCGTAATCGACAAGCGAATAATATTGGGATGCTGACACACCGTACAATGAGTTTCCGTCGAGTTTTACGGTGAGCTGCATGTTGTCATATTCGGAGAGACTTTCCTTTGCCTCTTCGAACATACGTTTCAGTTCTGTATCGGTTAATGTCGATAGACCTACGGCATTAGCGTTATCGAACGAATCCCGTAAATCATCATATCGTTTTGTGAAATTGTTCGCCATGTAACAAGTATTTATCTGTTGTTGCCTGTACATGAATATCTACATCAAAATTCCAGAAAACATAAAAGGGGCGCGTCATACCGGAAAATTCCGGCAGACGCGCCCCTCCTTTCTCAGCGGAAAACACTGTTTTATCCCAGATACTCATCGAGGTCGTCGAAATCAACAACACCGTCGATTTCATTGTCAGCCGACCCCAAATCTGCATTTTCAGATACTTTCGTCGAAAGACCGGAAATCATGGCTTCTCCGAATTTGGTGACGAAGATAACTTTCTGTGAATCGCCTGCTGTGTAAATCGTGAACGTGTGATTACCCAGCATGAGGAAAACGGTTTTGAGAATGTTGAACGTCGTCGGTTCCTCAACCTTTGCGACAAGAGTTTCATTCAACGGAATGTCGATGTTGAAGACCTTATCGCAGATGTTGAGTTTGTCTTTCGAAACCGTAAGCGTGATGTGCGCTGTGTTTTCGGTCGAAGACTTGTGCAACTGTTTGATGAGACGTTTGATTTCCTGCAACTGCACCGAAGACAGAACGACTTCGAGCATGTCTTCTGACGGAGTTACCTCACGAATAACGGGTTCGTAAGATTCGATGCGGTCCACAATCATTTCCTCTGTGGTGAGGGTGAAAGTGGTAACGAGCGGAGAACCCAACTCTGACTTACCGTAAATGGTAAGGGTCGCAGCTTGCAAACCGTTGTTTGAAGCATCGGTCAGAGTAAATTCAAGATTGACGAGTTCCGAATTGTGTACGGAAATATACTTTCGGAACAGGTCGCCCTTCATGATGTAGAAGTTGAAAACGGGCATGTTTTTAAACTCCTCCGGAAGTTCTGCGGTATCGAGAGTTTCGATGTCGATGACGCCCTCGCCGTCTTCCGAAGAAGAACCGATGAGATTCGCCATAGGGATTGTCCACAGTTTCATGAACGAACGAGATGCGGACATTGCGCATGATTTCACCAATTCCGGTGAAAACTCAACCATGATGTTCTTGTTTACGGTGAGGTTCTGGTCGAGCAGGTTGCGGAAAATACCGAGATTGAAATTCGGAATTTTCACGATGTTAGTGTTTTCCATTGGACGTAAATTATCAAGTGATTATGTAAATGTTTGTTTGTGTTGCGTTGTGATGTCGAACTTACTCACGTTCACAGTATTGCCGGAGCAAATCGAGAAGTTCCAAATCTTTGCTTGTCGAAGTTTCTCCCCAATCCTTGAACTCCATGTAGAAGTTGTGGATTGCTTTCGGATTGATACCGTCGGTCAGGTACTTGCCGCATTCGATATGTGCGTATCGCCCGTTTTCTTCGAGAAGTGATACGATTTTGTTGTACAGCGGGTCTTTGTTTTTGTCTGACTTCGGTTCGGTTTCCGGTTGGGGTTCAGCCGTTTCCGTTTCGGTCTCGCTCGGTTCGGTTTCCGGTTGGGGTTCAGCCGTTTCCGTTTCGGTCTCGCTCGGTTCGGTTTCCGGTTGGGGTTCAGCCGTTTCCGTTTCGGTCTCGCTCGGTTCGGTTTCCGGTTGGGGTTCAGCCGTTTCTTCTACACTTGCTTCATCCATTACCTTATCGGAAATGTTTTCGGCTTTTTCGAACACTTCATCTACTTGATTTTCGATTTGTGTGTTTGCTTTTTTCTGTGCCATAGTAAGAAATTTAATGTTTTCGAAAAGTGATTATAAGCTGGGATTGCTTATGTTATTTGATGTTGGTAGAACCCCAGCCCCCTGTGCGAATGGTGCGCTTTTCTTTCACCGAATCTTTTTCGATGAAATCTGCGTATGATATTTCGTGTGAGTTACCCCACGTCAAAACTTTTTTGTGAAAAACGATTTGTGCAAACTTTTCGTCGGGTGTGAGAATGACTTTCCGGCCGTCGTCCGGTTTGAGTTCTACACCGATTGAGTACGTGTAATCTTCATCGATTGTGCCGAGCATCACACGACGATTGTTACGGTTTGAAGACGATTTGCGGCGTACTTCATACCAATAGTCTTCCGGACAATCGATGAGAATACCTGTCGGAACAATGCACAATTTGTTGATGATGAGTTTTGTGCGTTCGTCATCGATGACGCAAACAGTGTTATCACGCAGAATAAGATTCTGCACATTTGCGTAACGTCCCTCGATGTCTTTCAAAGAACGTTCGAGATTGTCTTCATCACCACCTAATTCTTTTTTGAGCGATTCGATAACTCTTTCCTTTTCGGCGTTGAGTTTTTCGATGTTGTCTTCAAAAGTTTTCGCCATAAAAGCTATGCCGCCTTTGATGGTTCGAACTTTGAACTCATTGACTTTTGCCAATTCTTCGACAAATTCATCTGTGAATTTCGGTACGAACAAATCAGCACCAATCGAACGTTCTGTGGAAATGTACGGTTCTTTGGTGTCGAATTTCTTGCACCAATCAAAAACCGGAAAATTAGGGTTTGTTTCCATTACCAAAAATTATGTTGTTATTTTAATCCTCTCCGTTTCATTTCTTCTTCGAGAGCAGGCATGATTCGCAAATATATATCTTCTTTGCACTTTTTGTACACGCCACGTTCTTGTTGAAGTTTCTTTTCGATTCTGACATACAGACCGTCAGAGGAAACATCATAGATTCGTCCCATAGGAGAGAGACAATATTTTCCTTTCGATTTGTATGCTTCCCACTTCTGTTTGTCCAATATTGATTTGGGCCATCCGTTTTCATCTACTTCGATTGCATCTACTTTCATTTCCGGACTTAAACCAACCGTAATGATAGTGTTAGGGTACAGTGCATTGTAGTCGAAACCGGACACAGACCGGGCAAACTTTTTCGTGGGCGGTTTAACATACCCACCTTGATACTTGCGTTTGGGATAGTGGTTAAATTCTGATTCGCACAACACAATGTTATTCGGTCGAAGTTCGTTAAACACGAGTGCTTCGGAAATAGCATTCTGCGAAATTTTCTGGTACGGTACTTTTGTGTAGTATGACTGGAAAAAATCACCGTTGTACAGATTCGTTACTTTGTGAATCAACATTACCAGAATCGTATCGACAAGTGAGTAACCGACAAATCTTGGAAAGTTGTCTTTGTACAAACTTCGAAGGTTGCCGGTATATGACACTTTCTTCAATCCTAACAACAATTCGGCAATGTAATTCAACGAATAAGATTCGAGATTTCGGTAAATCTGTGATGATTTCACGAGAGCCATGTAATCATTCACGATTCGGTGTCGAGGTATCTCGTAATCCATGATATATTGGTTCTGAATTTCAAGACGTTTTTTCGTAAGTTGTCCGACAGGCGACATCTTACGAGGGTCGATATTCAGACGTTTTGCACGATTGAACAAATACTGATTGTCATACTGAATGTAGTTCCAACCGAAAATCGAATGGAAATAATTCCGGATGCAATCAAAGAACGTAGAAATCATTTCCCGTTCATCTTTGAAAATACGTATTTCGTAACCGTATTCGTATTCGTTGTAATGATGTGCAAGTGCTTCACGTAATACCGAATCGATTTCGTTTCTGTCTGTCGGAAGAATAACAGGATGGTCGGGATTCTCCAACATGAACAGAATCGAATTGAGTGAAGTATCTGTGATAGAAATCGAAAGCACACGGTTTTCCGCTTTTTCTTCGGATGAGTAACCGTATTCGTCAGTGATTTCCGTTTCTATATCGACAGAATACGGTGTCGGAATGTTAAGTGGAGAAACCAACTTGTGCACGTCCGGATATTCTTTTTCCAAATCGACACCGATAAATTCATTCAGTGCGTGATACTGGAAATATTTTGCAGGTTGTTTCTTTACGTGATTGCCCTTGAATGAACGAAGTCCCGAAATACATTGAGGGTCTGACGAATCGCAAACGACATATTCATAGTAACCGTTTTTGAGCGGTACCGTTGTCAGTTTGATAATTCCATTTTCATCAACGTATGATAATTCCGGTCCTTCTTGTTTCTGGGAAATATCAATTAGCATAACGTTCGAAAATATCTGTGTTCAGAATAATATAAAGCAAAAGGGAGTTATACATAAACTCCCTTACTGATACCGGCATGAATCCGGTTTAGTCTTCCGGACATTTGAAGTAGATTTCATACTGTCCGTTTACGAACAACATGTGTACGTGTGTAAACTTGTTCTCGCTGATGAACTGATACAGATTGAACACTATTTTCTTATCGTGTTCGAGAATGTAAACCACACAATAACCGGAAATTTCGTTTTTCAGAAACATCTCTTGACCGTAAAATTCCGGAAGTATGTCCAGTATTCTATCGACCCAAAATTGCATTACCTCTGACATTGCGATTCCTGTTCACGTTTGATGCGTTCGTATTCAGCTTGCGAATGGTCATGCTGTTTTCCGTCCTCGGAGAGATTGACGATTTGAGAATCTTCTACCGGATTCTGTTCGATTTTCGTTTCCATATATTGCATTATTTTGAATGTTCTGATGTTTCAACGTCCCATATAGTGCAAATCGTGCCCGATTATAACATTTCTGGAACGCTATAACTCATTGATTATCAATGGTTTACAAGAAAGGCATTTTTCAGCCTCTTTTTGCGCTCAATCGGCGGTTTTGCCCATTTTCCCGATTGTAACTCATTGATTATCAAGGGGTTTGAAAACGTGTTAAATTCTTAACATCGTCGTCTCCGTAACTTGCTGATTATCAATGAATTACTTTTCGATTATCTCACCCTCGGACATATAGATACCTCACTTGGGATTTGACCTCACCAGAAGGGCTAAAAAGGGCCTTTATGGGCATGTGTAAAATGTTGATTATCAAGCAGTTAGCTAAAAACACGAAATACCGGTCTTAAACCGGTATTTCATGTGTTAATCTATCATACCGCCACCGGAATGATTCGGCGCAGATACTTCGAGACCGTAACCATGCTGGACGAGTTTTGTCATGGGAACATTGGGTACGATAATCAATGTCGTTGCGGAAGCGATTGATTTATTCGGGTAACGCAGATAATATTCGTAATCTCCCGTATTCGTTCTTTTCGCATAACATTCGATTTCAGTACACAGCGAAAGGTCTTCGGTATCTTCCATTAAGGAAGGGTCTGTCGAATACAGTATGTCTGACACTTCTGATGATGTCGTTGCATCTTCGCTTTCGCCCCATAGAAGATATGCAAGCGGTGAAAGTGTACGAAGATTCGATGATTCTACAACAGTGGGCAATGAATCTTGTTCACCCTGTTTTCGATACACATATATTTCATCTCCGATTGCATACAGTTTGCCTTCGAAGTTGTAATACAGTGTTTGGTCTATTAAGAACAACCTGTTCTTTTCCGGATTGTTATTCCAGAAATCATCATCGAGAGATACATTACTATCTCCTCCGGGATGATAAACCACACCACTAACGGTATCTCCCGTTATGATAGGGTCGGAGAGTTCAAGATTTTCTCGAATGTACTTTAACGTAGTTGCTCCGGTTGTGTCAGTTATGATAACTGTCCAACCTTGATTTTTGAAGTTGCTTTCAATCGAAGTGTATTCGGCTTCCGTACTTACGTGTATCGTTCCGCAAATGGTTTTCCATGCTTTACCGTCCCACTGAACGACAATATCGAGCGGTGACAGATACACAGTTGTACCGAGAACGGGATAACAATTTTCGTTGAGAATCTTGTTTATCTGTTTGTATTCTGACGGTTCAAGTTCGATACCGAGTTTGACACGTCGGTTGAGATAATCGAACAAAAGTACCGGTACGAGTTGTCCCTTTGTTTGTTCGTCTTTGGAAATCTCGAATGTGTAGAAACGCGATTCATTCCCTTGATAATCCGTTGCATCATCAGCAGCGATGAAAATCAACCCCTCATACCGGATTCCTTGCGGTATTTCTTCATCGACATTTGATATGTGCGTAACTTTGAAACGCTTATCAATCGGTATGTTTTTGGTAAGCTGAAAGTTGAACGGAAGTATTTTCGATAAAAATTGCATAGTCTCGAATTTTAGATGTGATACTTACTTTCGAAAACAAGACGCATACGGAAGTTGTTCGGATATTGCGGTCCGTACAACATACCAATCGGAGCATTCAGATGAACATATCGAACACCACCAATAGTTACAATCTTAGGTGTGTTATATGTAACTCCGGCTTCTGCCGTATCGAAAAGTAAGTCTTGTTGTTTGATGAACACACGACCAAATGCACCGTATGGAGATTTCTCTGCCGTATAGAAATCGAAACTTACGAAGTAGTCTTTCCACATGTCTTCCGGCACGAGCACATCCCAACTATTCATAACATCATTGCCGGATTGAACCACAACAGATTCAGACATCAGAATATTCGATATTTCGGTGTATGATTTATACGAATCATTCATTACATGTTGTGTTCCGTTGTTCTGCAACCACAAAACCGGAGCATAACCGATGAACTGATTACGTAGTTGTTCCGTAACATCTTCCGTGAATTTGTAATTAGTATCGAAAAATTCTTCCGGTACGTAATCGACAAAATGCGTGTCTTGTTCGATGTTGTCATCCGTTTTCTCAATGGGAGCAAACGTCAATTCAACCACAGCAGATTCGATACTTGCAATCGGAGCATTTTTGAGAGAGCATTTGTAATGCAACGAATCATTTGTGTATGTTTGTTCCAATACAAATTCCTGTTCTGTGAGGGTGTTACCAATCTTGGATTGGTATGTCAGTTTCAGCACATGTTTGTAACTGTCTTGCAATTTACGTTTGGTTTGAGTGAAATCGATATAGATGTCACAATCATAACCGATGTTTTGCGGAAGTACCGGTTTGTCAGTGTGTTGAGGTTTGTATGATTGTGTTGTAGAAACCAAAGTCGAAACATCCAAACGTAATGCGGACAGTTCCGGATTAAGATAAACCGGTTTAATATTGGGATGTACTAATTGGTCGATGATTGCTTTCCATGATTTGTTGTACGTAATCATGTCGCGCATCCACCAAAACGGAGAACGGTTCGGTGTTCGGTCAGGATATTTCACAGTATCACAACCAAATTCGATAGCTGTTTGCGTATCGTATGTGGTCATCTGTTCGACATATCCCTTATTCGTTACGGTTTCACTATTTTGGTATGCCTCATCACCCATATCCGTACGGACATTGATGATGCGGTTCCAGCGCATGTCTAAACCGTGAAATATTTTCTTAAACAACTGTTTCATGTCTCGATTACTTTACGCAGATTACACCTTCCAAAAATTGTGCTTCTCCCATTTCTTCATCCGGTGCAAAATCAGCACCTTTCTCCTGAAAGTAGATGTGGTATAACGGAGAGTTTTCATCCGGAAATTCTGCAAACGTCGATGGTTCAACGATTTGCGCAGACATACAATCTACTGTCTCGACTTCATCCGGATTCTCCCACAACGGAAAACCTGTTTCCGGGTCTGTAACGATATTCCGCTCTGCATCACGTTGGAGAGTACCGAGCATGACAGTAAAAATGGGATTGTGAATTTCTGTTCGAATCGGTACAAACGGTTGTTCTCTGGTTACCGGTGGATTGTTATTGAATGCTTGCGAATTGTTTTTGCAGAACCAATAACGGTATGTTTCGATTTCTCCTACGATAGCTTCCCAATACGTTTCATCCCAGATAGGTGTACCGGAACCAGCACGGATGTACTTAATGCAGCGATAGATTTTTCCTTTGTAGTACACACAGTCACCTACCTTGTATGATGCGGTACTGTCATGCGGTCGAAGCTGCGCACGGGAATTTTGTTCTTTCCAATGAAACGATTTTGAACCATCGAATTGTTTACCCTGTTCATCCACACGGTCTTCGATGTACCAAAACGATTCAGTTTCCATTACCCAGATATGTTTGTGCGGGTATGAAAACTTAGGATTGATGATTGTTATGTTTACTAAATCCGATACTCGTTCGACGATACTGTTCTTTTCAAGCGGTGCTTTGAAACGCACTTCGACTTGTGAAAGTTGAGGTGTCGCAACTAAATCGGTTGGATTGAAATTTTTCGTGGGCATAATATGATGTCTTAAAACGAAAACACTCTCTTTGATTTATTTATCCAAAGAGAGTGTTTTCGAAAATGTGTGTAGTGAAATTATTTCAAAGTTTCTGCATACTTCTGTTCCAATATCTGTTTGGTTATTCCGCCTACGTGTGTTGCACGCTTTTCACAGTCATTGTAAAAGAAAATTGCCGGAACAGACCGAATTTGATATTCTGAAACAAGTTCTTCGTTTTCATCTACATCCACAGTGCAGACATCTACGTCGGGATGTTCTTTCGAAAATTCTTCGAGCACTTGTTTCGATGCTCTGCATGGCCCACACCATGAAGCACCGAACTCAACGATAACGATTTTACCAGCTTCCGGTGCAAATTCGGAATTTGTAATCTCTCTCATTTTTGGTGATATGTTAATTGATGACGAAATTCGAGTAATCATCTACCAGCATGTTCTCGATTGTTTCTCTCTGTAAGTCCGTAAGTGTTTCGATTTCAGAAAGATAATCTCCTGCTTCAATAATGGCACCGCAGAATACAGAACTTGCATCATAACCGTTTTTCACGTATGCTGATTCTTGCATTCGGTTCTTGAATGCTTCGAACATTTCCGCATAGTCTTTCCACGAAACACCGCATGAATAATCCCATGCAGATATGCTTGCATCAAACGGAATGTTCTTCACTAATTCGATTTCCATACGTCGGAGTTTTACTAACGTTTGTTCAACCGGAACTTAACCGCTTTACGTTTGATAGGTACAACAATGTCTTTCCCGTTGAGAAGAATTTCGGCATCGTCGATGTAGAAGACAAACTCACCACCACGTCCTTTTCCGGTTTTGGGCTGAACAACAAATGTAAGTTTGTTTTCTGCACTCTGGTAAACTTTGTTTACGATGAAGTCACGAACCGGTTTAGATTCGGATTTGACTTTCAGAGTACGTCCGGGAACTTTCGTCAGTGCGAAATTGACAACAGCGGTTGAATTTTGCTGTTGTGCTTTTTGTGCCTGCTGACGTGCGGGGTTTTCTTCCGGTTTTGCCGTGGGAAGTACTTGATACGTGAGTTTCGCTTTGGGAATCATTTCTGCTTCCGGCAGAATGTTTTCGATTCCTTTCTGCAATGCTTTGTTGTTCATGATGTGATACGAAATTGCATCACCCATGATTTCTGCTTCGTATGCACTAACCCCGAGGAAGTTTTCGATGAACGACCGATTCTCCATGTACATAAATTGGTCGGGTCGTTTGTGATTCGAAGGTATTCCTTTCGGTGCAATCTTACGCAGATAATCAAGAACTACTTCCTCAACAGGTACGATAAGATTTGCAGGGAAAACCGGACGACCAACGAGAATCTTAATGTTGTACTCTTTGATGAGTTTTTTGAGTTCGTTCGGTTTGAACCACTTCTGCGATTTCGACACACGTTCGAAATCAGCACCAGCCAATTTCTGTACGTAAATGCCGAGTTGTGCTTTATTTTTGGGATAACCCTTGATGATTTTCTCGGATGCTTTCGAAGAGATACCGAGAATGTTTTTCTTGAAAACCAGCTTTTGATTGTCAAGCAATGCTTGATAAGCACCGAGAATATCTTTCAGTGCGATTGCATCTGTGAACTTTTCCCAAATATCTTTCTTCCGGCAGTTTGCATCGAGAAACAAACGAATCTGCAATTCTTCTGCATTCTCGAAAATGTTCTCGAAATTGCACGGAGTTGGGTCTCCTTTTACAATCGAAAGTAATGTTCTTTTATCCATTTTGAATGTTAGTTTTTCCGTTTTAAGTATGTATCGGAAACTCCACAAACAAAAAACAGCATCATGTTTTGCATGATGCTGTTTCGAATGACTTATGGACGATTAACGTAAGTAGTTCACACCGTGTTCGTTCAGACCGTCCAGCGGATTTTTAGCGAATATGTTGCCTCTCACATGTTTTTTGTCTGGTGCTTTGTAACCGGCAGGTTTGTAGATGTTACCGTTTTCCAAATCGATGAAACAGTACGCAGAACCTTTACCCGCTTGTTGATATGAACCGGTAGTGATTCGACAATATCGTTTGCCGATTTCGTAACTGAACCAGCGCGTCCAGTATGTTCCGCGTTCTTCTGCCTGTTTTTCCGTAACACCCCATTATGCATTGAGCAACCCAACAAAGTAGTCGATGTCCATATTCTCGACAGTTCTCGGATTTGTCTGGATGCTTTCTACCGTTTCTTCTGCGGGAAGAACCGACAAACCAGCTTCGTAATTTCGTTTGACTGTTTCCCGTACTTCTTTCGAAGCGGCTATCAGCATGTACATAAATTTGATATTCGTGTTTTTCTGTTGTGTGTTCACGAAAGCCATGTCACACAACTTTTCGATAAATGCAGCGAATGCAACATTATCCGGGTCTTTTTCGAAAACACGCTTCGATTCTTTCCATTTCAGAATCAGGTAATTCACGAACGTCCACTGAATCTTGACCGGAAAGTTATCGTTGAAGAATGTTTTGTAGCCGTGTTCATCGACAAGTGCGGCTGTGTAAGGTTCCTTATTCAGTACGGCGATTTCTGAATTGTCCATTATCTGGGACATAGCTTTCAGTTCAACACCGTAAACAAAGATGTCGAAATCGTAGAAACGTTGTGTTGAGTTGGTCGCCCATAAAACACGATATTTCGCTACGAAATCAGCCCACAACTTGTTGCGCTGTTCATCCGTAAGTTGTTTGATTTGTTCTACGGAAATTTCTACACTTACATCGAACAAAGCCGGATTGCTACCGTACTCAACAAGGAAATTCCAAAGATTCTTAACGAACAATTCTTGTGTGTCAGAACTTTCGAAAATCGTTTTGAGTTGAATATATGCAGAATCACCCAACGCAAAGTATGTTCGAATGAACAATTCCGATAGTGCCTCGGTTTCCGTGAACAGAGAAGACAGTTTGATTGTGGATGGTCTTCTTTCGACCACATCAATAGTATTCATATTTTGGGATGTTAAATGTTTTCACAGTATATTTATTGCAAACACACAAAAACAAAAAGGAGACGAACAAAGTTCGTCTCCGGTTTTTGTCGGTGTTTCGACGCATTACAGAGAAGCAAGAATATCGGCAATGCGTTGATTTGCGGCCATTCGAACACGCTGGTTGGTATCACCAGCCAAATCACCCAGCGTCAAATCCTGAAAATCATCGCGCCAATCAGACGTTTGCTGTGCGGGAAGATTCTGGATAGCTTGCTGCACTGCGTATTGCATAGGAATTTGCTGTGCAACATTCGAGATAACTTGCTGTTTGATTTGCTGACGCTCGCCCGGAGTTGTAACCGGTTCGAGTTCGGCGATAGCTTTTTCGAGTGCTTCCGATACGCTGTCGCCGTCAGCCAAAGCAGCTTCGATAGCGGCGTGAGTTTGTGCCAACAGTTTACGTTTGTCACGAATCGAAGAAAGAGACATATCAGAAAGTGCGTTGATTCGTGCCTTGATTTGTTCGGCTTTCGCTTTGTTACGCTTAATCATGCGGCGGAACTCATAAACGCGAACCATATCACCTGCGGCAGTGTAAGCCTCGATTTTTTGGAGCAAACCGGTATTTTTGGCGTTGAGGTCTTTGAGAGCAGCACGATACTTTTTAAGTTGTGCGAGACGTGCAACCTCTGTCGATTCGGGTGTTTGTCCCAAAACAAGTTCGCGGATAGCCGGATTGTCGATTTCCTTAAGGATAGCTTTTGCACCTTTGACATTGCCTTTCTTCATCAGGGCCACTGCATCAGCGTACATTTCTTTTTCGTCAGCGGTCAGAGAACGAAGATTAGCTTTGTTTGCTTTGTCGAACTCTTTCATCGCAAGCAGAGCAGCGCGGGGGTCATCGACATCGAGACCGAGAGACTTGCCGAAGCGAGTAATCTGGTTGAGTTCGGTTTCCGTACGGGCTGCGGTTGCCTGCAACTTCTGACGGTATGCGTTGATGCGGTCGAGACGTGCTTTTGCTTTGCGCTGCAACTCTGCCTTGATTCGAGCAGGTTTGCGTTTTTCGGTCTTCTTTTTGTTTACCGTTGCTTTCATCTCGGCTTTCTTGCTTTCAACCGGACGAATAGCGGAATCACCGAACATGATTACGATGTAGAAACCACCGGGAATCTTGTATTCGGAACGGACGGCACGCATGAACGGAAGCGCAACAGATTTACCCGTTGCAACTGCATCCGCAGTGCTCATGTTTTCCGAAGGCTGTTCGGGCAAAGCCAGAATGGTTACGATGTTGTCTTCATTGCTGAACTTTTCAGCATCTTCCGGTGTCAGACCGCTTACGAAAGCATCGACATCAGCGCGAGCCGATTTGTTCAGTTCGTTGAAGTTCCGGTAACCTTTGATTGTCATGTTGGCCGCACGTTTCAGGCCCTTTGCACCTTTCTGGAAATACACAGTACTCCACAGGAAAGTTGCGAGTTTGTTCATGATGTCGGGACGGGTCGAAATCGCTTTCAGCACCGGTGCGGAAATCCCGTTCCCAGCCAGAGCACTACGGGGAGAAGCCATAAGTTGCTCCGTAACTTTGGACGTAAATTCTTTACGTGTCATTGTTAGAAAATTTTGGTGTTAATAAATGAAAAACCGGACATCGAATTTCTCCATACGTTTTTCGACGTAAGTTATTCGGCGGATTCTCGACCAAGACTTGCAAGTTTTTACATGACCGAAAATATTGTCCGAAAGGTACATTCGCTTTATAGTCCGTGACATATTTATAGAGTGATGTTTTTACGATTTTTGCATTATAAATTTCAGTATCAAACATAAATAGAATATGGTTTTCGTAAAGCGCAAAATAGAAACGGATTCGACAGAAGAATCTGCACCGGACAAAAAAGAACACATCGAAGAACAACCTAAATTCCCGCAGAAGTCACAAGAACAAATCAGAAACTTTCGGGAGCAGGCTTGTTTGGTGTTGAATATTCTCGAAGAACAAGGAATCGACATATATGATACTTCGAGACGACCGGATATGTACATTCGAAAACGTCAAGGAAAAGCAAGTGATGTGCATGTACAACATTTAACGCAAGCATCGAAACCAACAGAAAAGAAACAAGAAATATCCGGTTCGCTTTTGGCTGCAATGTTAAAGAAATAATTTCCATAAAACTATGAATACTTCGAAAAGCAAACAAGAAAAACTTGCTGAACTTGCCGCTCTCGAACAGCAGGAACGCAAGAACGAAACAGATTCGGCTATTGCTGATGTCGTAAACTCCGAGGAACACAAAGAACGTTTGACCAAACGCGCAACAACCAAAAAACCGGATGTTGTCGAAGATGCAGAAGAAACAACAGATGAAGCAACACCGTCAATCATCGACGGTTACAAGATTCTGCCGCTTTCAGAACTTCCGCACAACGGACGGTTGTACCCGCACACGTGGTCATTCGCTTATCGTTGTCCTACCGCAGACGAAATCGCAAACTTCTCGTCGGTAAACGAAAACGACCAACCGTCGATTATCAATGCAATTCAGGAACTTATCCGGAAATGCGTTGTCATCATCGATACGGAAACACAACGTCAAGTATCGTCTCTCGAAATCAATGACGGCGACCGTGTATTTTTCCTGTTGAAACTCCGTGAGTTTTATCTGGGAAATCAACCGATTTCATACAACACAATGTGCATGAGTTGTAAGGAAGAAATCATCGTCAATCTTACGGCTGCATCATTGCAGTATTGGCCGATTTCAGATAAAATTTTCGAATCGTTCGACGGACGTACTTTCTCACTCGACATGGGGTTGTCTTCCGGTAACGTTGTGTTCCGCATACCAACATTCGATATTTCACAGAGAATTTTCCGGTATATCATGAACACATACAAGAATCGAGACAACAGCAACAAGGAATCAGAAGTGTTCAAGAAAGAGTTTTTGTTGGTTGCTCCGTTCCTGTACGAAACCGGAAAAGAAAGTATCGACGCACTCAAAAACAAATTCCGTCAGATTTCTCGTGACGGTGAGCGTTTGAAGGCTTACGTCGATTTGGCGAACAATCTCAAATTCGATAACAAAGAAACTTTCATCTACACACACGATTGCGGTTCGGAGGAGGTAGCCGAAATCCGGTTTCCCGGCGGGTGGAAGAAACTGTTTATCGGTAAGAACAGCTATAACGGATTGTTTGAGTAATTTCGATAAACCGGATGATATTCATTTCCCAACCATAACAGATTTGTATCAACGTTCCAAAATAAATCTTGAAGAATTTTATGAATCATGTGTGTTAATAAGTTACAAAACATCTAACACACAGACCGAAATCGAAAAGATGCCGTTTTGGAAAGTGAACAACATTACCATCGGTTTGGAAAAAATCATCAAATCTGAAAACGGTGATTCGAAAGAAAACAACAACAACAACCAAAACGAGGAGAATCCGTACATGAAGCAAGCGCAACAAATGTTCAATCAAGCGAAATCTTCGCTTCCCAAATCCGGAACTCCGAAAGTACCGAAACTTCCTTCATTCAAACTACACTAACTTTTCGTGCGAGTGTGTCGAATTTGATTCGACACACTCTTTTTGTTTTGTGTCTGTTTCGAATCAGATAAATAATTTACAGGATAAACATTTTAATATAACAAACAAAATATGGAAAACCAGCAAGTTCTGAACCAAACGCATGACGATATTATTGTGCCGGAATCTCTTTCAGATATGGAGTATCGTTTGCGTATGCAGCATATAGCTGACGAAGCCGCAAAGGAAACTGCAATCGAGAAACGAAATGAAGAACTTTCTGCGAGCCGCGACCGAATCAAAAATTTCGTGTCTCAACAGCAGTATTTTGTTCAACAAGAACAATCCGGTCAGATGACACCGGAAATGCAAGCGGCAAAACAGAAATTCGAACAAGATTACTACGCAGAAAATGACCGCATCCGTCAAACGATTTACGACAAACGCGGTATTCTCGTAGATTACAATTACGACCTCGTGCAGGCACAACACGTAATCGATGAATTGTGTCAAAGTGTCGGTGTAACCGGTACTTACACGAATATTGCCGATTACGATTTGGTCGGTAAAACAATTCTCAAAGAACTGCCGGACGGTTCATCAGTGAACGTTATCGAAAATCCGCAGTTCAAAATCTCTGCCGCACACATACCACAAGACATCAAGACCATAGCTAAAATGGTTAAGAAACTTTCGAACAACAAAATATCTTCTCGTCGAGTTGATAAGCATATTTGGGAGAAAGTAAACGAAGTGTATGCACATTACAGTTCGAAAAACACCACTGCACTCAACAACAGTATTTCGGTTGTAAACCGGAAAATCGATGAGTACACTGCAAAACTGTCTTCTCTCGAATCTCTTGCTGTTGATAACAGCGGTTCGGAAGTGATGCGGAATATGGAAATCGAACGTTATAAGGCAAAACTTGCCGAACTGACCGGACGTCTTCAAACATTGGAATACAGGGCAAATGCCAAAAATTACGATGCCGGAGATGTAGCACTTTCGATGTATTCTGTATCATTCAAAGCGGAGAACTCTCCCAAAAACACACGCATTATTCTGTCCATACTCAATCCGACAGACTATGCAAATACGGGTGATTTGATTGTTTACGCGCAAGAATCGAGAGACCGTTTCATGGTACGTGTGAATCGTTCGAACTTCTCGACACAGAATGACTTCAATATTTTCATGGCGAACATTATCGTCGATTTCTTCTCGGTCGGTGTTAAACTTACCGAAAACAAATTGATGATGGAAAAAACCGGTAACACAGGTCTCGCATTGATTGCGGAAATCATATCGAAGACAGGCCGGTACAACGTAGCCATGCAACGTTACCAAACACGTGTATCTGCGTTGAAGATTACTTCAAAAGGTCGTGACAATCAGTGGTTGTACGTAACGATTTCGGAAACAACACTTACCGGAACATACAAAATCGATTTGTACAACAATGTCGATTACACATGGAATCAAACATTCCAACTGAATAATCGTCCCATAACCATAGACTGGCTGGAAACGAATATCGTTAAGATGCTGGATAAATGGTATGCCACAGATTATTCGAAATCACTTGACGAAAAAGAACTTCTCGATGCGTACATTATGCGTAAGTTCAATTACGTAAAAATGTCGAGTGCTGTTTATGAGATTATCATCACCTGCGATGACAATCCGCAATACGGTATCGAACTTAAAGAGGCACTGTCTCGAAAAGATACGGAAGTTAAAGTACCGGAAGCATACAAGGCAGAAATTCTCATCGGTAAGACGAACAAAGTCGAGTTCTTCATTTTGTCATACATGGGTGTTTACTTCAAACACCTCAACAACCGCTTGATGATGTTCGACATCGAATACAAAATCAAAGGTAATGACGAAGTGCAGAAAGCCGTATTCCGTTCGTTTGAAGAACTTCGAGCAGAAACCGGTATCTTCGATGACCAACCCAAAACAATTAACCACTTGACGGAAGAACGAATCGCATTGGAAAATGTCGGTTCTCGTTCGAGAAATAAATAATGTGTAGCGTATGAAAATCGTTAATGTTGGTCAAGATAACTCCGAAAAGCTACGATACAAGATTGAATCGAATCTGCGTTCCATACAAAAGAAAGGTGTAACTTACACGATATTCTGTCATTCAGATAAAATCGCTTCCGTTGCACTGATAGTTTCCGGTAAACGCGGTGTAGGTCAAATCGATATGGTCATAGCTTATGATGAAATGAGACTGTGTTGGACGGTTCACTGTCGAGGACAGATTTTCGAATTAAATTCGTTTTCAGAAATCGGAGTAGTTGCGAAACGACAACTTGTACAAATGCAAGTTACGCTACGGAAATTTTAATTCCGGGTTATGGCAGAAATCATATCACCGCAAGTCGATTCGAGCGTACTTGCACAAGCAAACCAAAGTTCAACCGAGAAGGAATTTTCGGTTGAACTTGGTATTACTTCCATACAGACATTGTTACGCAAAATGTCTGAATCCGTCGAAACTATTGTCTCGACGCAAACTGCCATATCGCAAGCGATAGAAAATAAAGATAAACAGTGGACAAACCGGTATCTTCGTGCTGAACGCGAGAAACGAAGCATCCTTTCGTTGATGAGTTCTACATTAGAACGAATCGAAGAATTTATGGTTACGTCTTACACAAGCATAACAGAATGGATGTCTCGATACTTTACGCAACAAAACGGTGCGATGATGCCCACATATCTTTCGGATGCAAAATACATGGCAGACTTCTATGATGAAATGGAAGAACGTCGTTTGAAGCGGGAATCCGAACTTAAACCGGATGACAAAAATGTCAAATCCTTTCAAGGTTCGGTTCTCAAATATCTGAAAGACATTGCCGAAAAGAAAACATCATTCAACATTTTTTCCAACAATCTTTCGGGAAACAAGTACGAGAAAAACGCTGTAAAACAGAAAGAAGAAAACGAAAAACCCAAACCGGAATCGAAAAAGATTTCATTCAATTTCCGTGACGTTATAGATTTTTCGAAAAGTTTGAACGAATTGTCAAAGGCCATGACATCGAAATTCCTTGACAATCTCGAACGTTACTATGACATATTCGTTAAGTTCACCAAAATCAATCCGAAGAAATTGGAGAACTTATCGAAATCAATGACTATGTTTGCAAAAAACTTATCGGTTACGGAAAACGCGATTTCCGGAATAGGTAAGGGATTGCTGTTTCTTTCTGCCGGTATTCTCTCGTTAAGTGTTGTCGCTCTTTTGCCGACGACACCGATTGCGATAGCGTATGTGGGATTGCTGTTATGGACACTAAAAAAGACAGTACCGGAAAATGAAGAAACGGGCAAGATACTTTTCGATATGTCGAAAGGTATTGCTGTTATCGCTGGTTCACTTCTTTTGTTGAACTTCGTTAAGTTTTCTTCCGTATTCATGTTGGCTGCAAGTGTTCTGGCACTTACATACGCAATGAACAAGATTAAACCGAAAGAAGTAACCGGAATAACATCGCTTGCAAAAGCAATCGGTATCTTATCACTTTCGATGGTTGTACTCAACTACGTAAATTGGTATGCGCCGATTATGATGTTGGGATTCATCTACGGACTTACGAAAGTGTTGAGCAATGACCGCAAACTGTTACGGAAAGGTTCCGCAGAAGAACTTCCCAAATTCGCTATGGGAATAGGGGTTCTTACTCTGTCCGTTATCGCTATGAGTGCGGTAAACTGGACGGCTCCGTTGTTGATGCTGGGATTCATCGGTGGTTTGCTGTTGCTGATTACGATGTCGAATCGTCTGAACGGTAAACGCGGTTCAGGTGCAGCACTTTCGGGATTACCGGGATTTGCATTCGGTATGGGATTGCTGACACTCGCAGTTGTTGCGATGTCTGAAATCGATTGGAACGGACCTATCAAAATGCTCGTGTTCATCGGTGGTTTGCTGTTGCTGATTACGATGTCGAACAAACTCAATAAGGGCGGTGCTCCCGGATTCCCTTCAGGATTACCCGGTTTTGCTTTCGGTGTCGGTTTGCTTACACTTGCCATGTTTGCAATGAAAGAATTGCCGTGGGATGCGATGTGGAAAACACTTGTATTCATCGGTGGTCTCGCATTGTCGCTGAAACTCATGGGACAAACTTCGATATGGATGATGCCGCTTGTTGCCGTTGGTGTTACGGCCATAGCACTTTCGATGAGAGCAGTTGCACAATCCGGTATTGAATGGTCACATGTCGGTATGTTGTTAGCAACAATCGGTGGTCTCGCAGTTGTTACGGGAATCATGGGTGCACTCGGTCCGGTAGCTTTAATCGGTGCAGCAACGATGGTTCTGATTGGTGGTTCCTCACTTTTGTTGGCTGTTTCACTTTCGAAAATATCTGCACTCGATATTTCATTTGAAGACATCGGCAAATTCGGTGCATCAATCATCGGACTTTCATTGGCGTATTTGGTGGCTACTCCGTTTGCGTTGTTGGGAATTGTCGGTGCAACACTGTTTATACCGATTGCTGTTTCCGCATTGCTTGCGGCCGGTTCTCTTGCAGCAATATCTGCATTGAGTGTCGATAGCGAAAAGATTATTACATTCGGTACAAGCATCGGAGAACTCGCATGGGCATACACGAAAAACATCGGTAGCATAATAGTGGGTCTTGTCGCATCTGCACTGTTCGTTCCTCTTGCAATTACATCGTTACTTGCTGCCGGAACGTTAAAGGTAATAGGTGCTCTCAATGTCAAACCGGATAAGATTTCCGGTTTCGGTTCGGCCTTGAACATATTGGTAGAAGCGTATGATGACATCGGTTTCATAAAGGCTGGTAAAGTCGGTGCAAAAGCGTTGTTATTACTTCCTATGGCGATAACATCTCGACAAATTGCCGATACGTTGAAATTGCTGTCAGAAGTAAAAGTCGGTCCTGACCAAATGGATGTGTTCGGACGGACATTGGCAACGTACATTCAGAAAATGGCTGATGTTATCAACAGTTCTGTTTCAACAATCAAGGATGCACAGCCCGGAATCGATGCGATTGCGAAACTTACAAACATAGGTTTCCAAATGCTTGATTCCATACACAAAATGGCCAATCTCGAAATAGTTGAACACGAAGCGAAAGACGGTCAGTTAGTAGTAAAGAGTGTGCGGAAATTCGATTTGGAAAAGGATGCGGCAACCATCCAAACCCAAATGCCGAAGATACTCGAAACGATGACGATGCCTATCGATGCAATGATTCGAGACATGCCGAGAGTGAAGAAGAAACACCAGAAAGCTGCCGAATACATCGGTCTCATCGGTAATTCGTACACTCCGTTTGTCGATGCAATCGTGAAATTGGCTGAATCGAAAATAGCTACTGCTGATACAAAAACTCTCGATTTGTTCCGTACCAATATTATAACGGCAACGAATGCAGTTAAAGACGGTATGAATACTTTGAACGGTTTCCAACTGACAGATGTAAGTTATGAAAAATCCGTAAACATTCTCAAATCGTTTATAGAATCTCTGACAGGTACGGAAACGCTCGATGAGTTTAACGAGAAATTCAGTTCGACAATCGAAGTACTCACGAACGAAGACAAATGGTCGAAAGCACACAAAAATCTCACGCAGACAGCGAAAGAGATAACCGATATAAGTAAGGCAATCAAAACCATAGATGTCGGGAAAGCCACCATGTTCAACAACACAATCAAGCAACTTGTCGAAGCTAATTCGGCCGCAGACTTGAAAGCATGTGTGGAAGCACTCGCCAAACTTCTGGGAATGATTACCGAAACACAACAACAGATGCGAACGGTTATTGCAAATCAATCTACCGCACAAAGAACACCGGTTGTTACCAACAATAACAATAGCACTACAACCAACACAGAAACGGGCAATGCAAATTCGAATGCCGTTAATGATATGTTGAACAGTATGATAACGGAGATTTCCGAAGGTCTCGCTTCGATAAGTGAAAAACTCGGTCGTCCGTTGAAGGTGGTACCGATTAAAACCGCAAACGCTCTGTAATATCGAGCAAAAATCGAGAAAAAGTCAAGTGTCTGATTATCAGATACTTGACTTTTTGATTTCAGCCCTTTTAAGCAAGGGCAGATTTGAGGGGGTTGAGGAATTTTGCAAAGTCAAAATTTTCAAGTGCTTGATTATCAAATAGTTACAAATCCGCCATTTTGTCAGTCAGACGTAACTCATTGAAAATCAGCGAGTTAGCAATTTTCAGTGGGTGATACTTGGATATACCCCGAAAAATGACCTCGTTAAACGGGCTAAAAAGGGCCTTTACGGGCATTCTACGCGCCGTTTTAACTTATTGATATACAGAGAGTTACGTATTTTCCGGTCTTTGTATGGGAAAATCGTGTTCAGAACATTTTCGATTACATTTTGCGTTATATGAGATAGAAAGAATATTCGATACATATTGTAAAGTTACAAGCAATGCCGAAAAAGAGAGTAAACGGTATCATTCCGACAATCACCCTCGACGAACTCAAAAAGGAAATGACCGCCCAAAAATACAAACGGTCATTGGATGCGGCGCGTGCATCGGATGCAGATACCGAACTTATACAATCACTTAACATTCGAACGGGGTATTGGAGTTTGAGAACTCGAATACTGAAAGGTGCGTTTGTCAAATCCGGACAACCGTTTCGACGTGGGTTGGAATGGTTGTGGAAAACTGTACTCAAAAATCCCCAAACATACGCATATCGAAAACGTGCATTGTTTCAGGGTGGTTTGTTCATTTTCGCTTATCTCAATCCGAAATACAAAGATACATCGGTTCTTCCGTGGTTCGACCAATTCCCGTTAGTATTGTCGCTCGGCCCAATCGTTACAAAACAAGGTATTCGAAATCTCGGTTTCAATTTGCACTTGTTACCACCGAAGATTCGAATAATTGTTATCTGTCATGTATTCGAGATTTACAAGAAACTGTATCGTTATTCGATATTCATCAAACGTGACAAACCTGTTCAAATCCGGTATCAAGCAATCATAGCATCGCTTTCAAAATACGGTGTCGAATTTTGTGTGAGAATGTACATCCCAGCACGTCAGAAGCAAATCGCTGTGATTCCATACAGAGAATGGGATAAAGGCATATTCATTCCCTCACGAGGTATGTACGGAATACGTGCACAAAAACTGATACAGGAATGGACGAAATATGTGCAACACCGGAAAGGTATTGCAAATCCCAATATCGAATGGCAGAAAATAATTTAATGTATGGAAATGAAACACAAAGTAACGGATGTAAGACGTTACAATGATTACGCGATAGACGTTAAACAATTTTATGACGGAGCTGCCGCAGCTTTCATCGCTACGGTACCAAACCTAAAACAATCTGATTTCGAATCCGGTAACAGTAACGGACAAACCGAGTTCGAGAAAATGAAACAGAAAATAAACGAATCAGCCGAGAAATTTGCGTTTGCCTTTGCGGATGCTTTTCGAGATTCTGTGCAAAAACGTGTCGAAGAAATACTGAAACTCAAAGGTCTCTATACGTACACAGAAACATTACAACAGATAAAATCGGAGTTGAACGATTTGAAACAAAGTATGGCAACCGGTTCAAGTTCGGCCGGAATGTCACAGGACAATACGGCTGTTTAATACATACATGTCATGAGCAACAATTACAGAGAAGACCGTTTGCATTACGAGAATTTCATTTCCAGACTTTTTCCGGAAATCATCTTCCGTAACAGAATCGTTTCCACAATCATATATAACGTAATGCGTGGTGTTTCTGCACTCAAAATCAAAGTAGATAAACGGACAAATCGAGACGTATGACGACCGAGAATAATTTAACCATAAGAGATAAGGAACAGATGATAGTCGGTACAATCTTGTACTGCAACAGAATGATACGTTCCTTAAATGAATCGATGTCAAGGGATGCACATATCACGAAACTGTTCGAAAGCGATAATGTCCATTACGCATTCGTAGAACTTGCATCGAAGATAACCGGAGAAAGTATGCGTTCGATGAATGAACACACGGACAAATTCATTGAAGATACCAACTTCGTTGCTATGAACGAACACCACAACTACTACGCATATTTGCGCAAAGTACGGGAGTTCCTTAACGGATTCGAACCGGACATACAAAACAGTCTCAACGAAAGTATGACGTTTTATGTTCCCGAACCCAAACCGTTAGGGAAAGGAAAGGAAATCGATATTCGTCAGACTTTGGGTTTGAGTGAAACCGGAAACGTTAATGTTTCTGATACGGGTGCTCTTGTTCAAAACCGGAAAACCGACATCGAATCATTCAAGGAAAAACTCAATGCGTACATCTATGAACTCGAAAAAATAGACGACACAAACAAGTATTCGGATGACATTCTTCGAATCAAGATTTTCGCAAATCAACCGTTATACATCAAAGGATTTAACATTGTCAATTCGATAGTGTTCCAACGTGAATTATCCGAGAAGTTCAACAAAAACATTTCGGAACTGTTAGCGGTTTGGTTCGATAAATCACTGAAACGACTGATGTTCATATTCCCGTCTGATGTGATAACATACCGGATTGAGAACGATGAACTCATTCGACCTCAACAGAATTTACGATTTACGGCAGAGAACTACATACCGATTTTGCAAGAAAACGTGACACACAATTATTTGGTGTTGTATCAAAACATTTCGGATGTGAAGTTTACAGACAATTTGTATCGTGATTTGACAGCTTCCAAATTCAGACAAGAAGCGCAAAGCCAGACACAATTCGTTAAGAACGTATAACATTCATGACACACACACATATTAACTCTCGCAAACGGTAGTGTTTTCGAACACTACCGTTGTTTTATTTTTGTTGTGATTCTGCATATTATTTGTCAAGTACAAATGCACATTCGATAATACTTTATATTATGACACTCGATGATTTTTTGAAACAACTCACCCCCAAAGAACAAGCGTTGTTCAACAAACTCTGGGAACTCACCAAACGTGGTATCGGTGGAGAAAGGGAAAATGCAGAATGGTTTATCAAACAATTCTGTTCCAAACGTGGTGTGGAGTTTGGTAATTTGGAATTAGAAGAAAGAACAAAACGGACTTTTACCGGTATAAGACTTTCCGGAATTTTTGCGAACATTGTTGCAAAAGTTTTGAATAGTTGGGATATAAGTGTTTGGCACTATAAAAAATCTCCCACAACAAAAACAGTTCTGTGTAATCCGATGGAATATGCAGAAATAAAATTGATGTACGAAATCTATGCGAAAGCATGGCAAAAAGAACTCAAAAAGTTACACATTGCTTTCGTTCACAAACACAATCTGTTTCCGGCTATCGATGTTCCTAAGGAAACAGAAGATGACGATTTACAAGTGTTGAGCGATAAAGAAGTTCGGGATTTGAAAAAGAAACAAGCGGAACAGCAAAAGAAAAGACAACTTGCGTTCGAAGCGTTTCAGATGATGAACGGTTTGTCAGATGTAGAAGTACAAAAACGTATCGGTCAAGATGAAACTGAATAATGATAGAACTTTCGAAAGAACAAACGTTTCAGTTGTTATGGGAAAGGGCATGTCGTCAGAAAAGACCAATCAAAACTACTTCGAAAATCAAATGGTATTGTCTCAACTGCATGAAGGAAATCTATGTAGGATTTAACGAATGCAGTCTGAAATCAATATATTGCGAAAGTTGTCAAAAACAAGGTTACGGTTCAAGAAACAAATCATCTAACAACATTTTCGAAGCACAGTACTTGCGAAAACTCAAAGAATTACAGGTAAAAATGTATGAGAAGTATTTGGATTCGCACGACATTTGACAATCGAATAGATACCGTATCTTTAATCCCATAACTGTCATACTCAAATTATTGTAAGATATGCCCGATTTACAAGTGGGGAACAAACATACCATTTCTGATGTGGAACGCAACCCACAGATTTTCAAAAACTACGTAAAGAAAATCGAACAAAAGATAGATGACTTGATGCCGAATCAAGTGATGAAATGTCACGATTTTAATTCGATGATTATCTGGTTCAACTGGTGTTTTTTCACACGTAATGATTTCTTTGTTACGAATCTGCACACAACATGTTTGCGTAGTGTGTTGAGATTGTACAACCAAATCAAAACAAACATGCTCGACCAATGGGAACCGGATTTGTTCAATCACTTAACGATTCGAGATTTCAAGTTATTGAAGTTCCTGTTACATCAATACATCAATCAATTCGATTCACTTACGGACGATTTCAATGCAGTACTCAAAAAATCGGTTTCGAAAGAATCTATCCAAAACTGCATAACACAGATAAACATATACATCGATAATAATGCGGACGCACTTTCCGTACATAATCATTCGAACGTTAATGCGAACACTCATACCGATAAACGTTCGAATCAATAATTACATAACCAAAATGGCACAACAATTAGCTTTCGTCATTCCGGGAATCTATATTTCGAAACAATCTTTGCAATCGGTGAACGATGATACACCGAAACAGTTCATCCGTGTTTACGGAGAAAGCGAAACACGAGAAAATTATTTCGTGATAGATGATGGAAAGGAATTACCGGAATATGCAATACTCGAAGATTACGAACTTTATTCGGTTGTGCAATCGGATAACGTCGAGAAGTCTTTGTCGAGTAAGCAAAAACAACTGATGCGCGGTTTTGAACCGATAGAAAAACCAGAGGAAACCGTTGCAAAACCGGTTGTAGAACAACCGTTGCGTAACAGTCCCGAAATCACAACCCTTTCGGGCGAAGATGTTCTTCAAGGAAAAATCATTGCACCCGAAAACTTACGGGAAACATCGATACACATACCGTACAAACTGACGGAGTTCGAAGAAATAACACTCAAACAATTCAGTGGAAAGGTCGAACAAGAAATAACCATACCGGAAATGGTAATGAGTTGTAATCTCAACTTCGATTCATTAGCATCCGCAATCAAAATGTTCAGTTTGAACCGGAAGAACATCGCACAAAGAATCGCATACGAATTTATAAACAATCCTATGTTTTTCGAAACACTATCGGATATAATCAATAAAATGTTGGACGAAGATGCTAAATCCGAAAACCAACAAACCGCGACAGACACAACAGTAACCGAATCAGTACAAACTGATAAAGCATCCGAAGTCAAAGCAACCGAAAATGAAACAACCGAACTTGATACAACTGAAACAGTATCAGAAGTTCATGAAGTTGCCGAAACGGTGGCAACAGATACATTGCAAGAAAAGAAAAATTCTGTCGATGAATATCTGAAATCTCATGGATTGATTTGATAACAAAACCTTTCTCGGTTTATGACCGGGAAAGATATACGTTATATGTTTCATGATGAGTTAGTTTTCTGAAACGAACATTCAAACATGGTTCATTTCAAGATTCAAACAAAATTCATTTCACGTTTCAAACATTTTTCATTAACAATTTAACCAAAAGCATTATGGAAAACAACCCGTTAATGTCAGCCCTCGTACAGGGAACTAACCTCAACGATGTAGTTGCGAAAGCAGAAGACATTCAGTCAGGTAGCGGTGTCGATTGGGCATCGAAGTTTTTTGAACCACAGCCGAATTGTGATTACCTTATCAAGTTCTTGCCGAACTTGTCGGGCGACCCTATCACGCACCGTTCGCAGTACCGCAACTTGCCTGACCCTGACCGGAAAGGAAAAACTTTCCGTTGGACTTCATCCGGTTCAGCACAGACAGACCCCGTACTGCAACTGTTCTTCGATTTGCACGCAGAAATGAAGAACGGCGATAAGATTGCCGAGATGAAAATTCAGAAATATCTGAAAAACACCAATCAAGCTGCGTGCGTCGTGCAGATTCTCCAATCACCGAACAAAGAGGAAGTCGGTAAATTCCGTATCTTCGCGTTCTCGTCTTACGGAGAAAACGCTACGGTTGCAAACCTCATCAAAAACAAAGTGTCTCCGAGCGAAAAGAAACTTGCTCTCGGTGAAAAACCGGAAGACATCTTCAACGTTTTTGGTTCGTCGGCTCTTTACGTTGTCTGCAAGAAAGTAATGATTCCTCAACCGAACGGCCCGGCAGTAGAAGGTCGCGGTTATTCAGAATCGTCATGGATGGAAAAACGCCAGTACGGTGCAATCGTAACTCTCGAAGACGGTACGCAGCACGAGTTCAGTGCAGCCGACATTGACCCGGCAACAAAATCGGTTAAACCCGAAGTTATGCCGTTCTTCAACAAACTCGTTGAGGAGTTGCAGAATCCGGACATCAGCGTACACAACTACTTTGCGTATTGTGAACCCGGTGACAAACGTAACACACCCGAAACGGAGGAGTACCTCAAAAAAGTACGGAAGAAAGTTGAAGAAATTGTTCCGGTTATCCGTGAAAAATCTCTGAAAGAAATCGAGGAGTACGGGCGTAAAGACCACAGCGAAACCGGAGCCGGTTCGAAAGACGGAGCAACGACAATCAATGGTGCAAGCGCAAAAGACATCCTTGCCGAAGCCGTTCCGACGGAGATTCAAGGCAGTGTAATGAATCAGGATGCCGAAAAACCTCAACCTGCACCGGCCGCATCGAAAGCGGCAGATACCGATGATATTGTCGGTGACATCTTGAACTCATAAGTAGTTCGACCAATCAAGCAACGGAACTAAAAACTCCGAAAGGGGAGTGGGAAGTAAAATTCTCACTCCCTTTACTTGTTTGCGTGTTTATCATTTTCTGGGATTTGCACTATATAGCAAGAACTGGAATACATATACATTTTCGAAAACACAAATACATTATAATAATGGTACAACAGACCAATCAAAGCACGGACAAAGCTGGACAGGAAACAGATTATCGAATAATGTCAGATTTGGAACACATTCTCGAACGTCCAAATCTTTACATCGGTGGAACCAACACGTTACCGGTTGATTTGCAATTATACAAACCATCCGAAAACCGGATGATGAATTACGATGATGTCGGAATCAATGATGCGTTGTTGAAATTTATCGATGAAATCATATCGAACTCTGTCGATGAACATCGTAGAAGTACCTCACTGTTCGGTGTGCGGAAAATCAAAGTACGTGTAGAACAAAACGGAGAAGTGTGTGTCGAAGATGACGGCGGTATTCGTGTCAAGAAACATCCGACATACAAGTTTTACATTCCGTATATGATATTCGGCATCCTGCGTTCGTCCGGTAACTACGCTTCGAAGAATCCCGAAATCAAAGAGATGCGAGAAGGTGTTGGACAAAACGGTCTCGGTGCAAAACTGGCAAACGTATTCTCGGAATGGTTCCGTGTTGAAACTGCCGACGGTGTTAAATCATTCGATTGCACATGGCGTAACAACATGAAAGAATACAATGAACCGGTAATTCACAAAACAACTGACCATTACACTCGTGTATCGTTCAAAGTTGATTTTCGATATTTCGACTGTAACGCATTTTCGACAGGACTAATCCGTCTTGTACAGAAGCGTTGCATGGACGCTGCCGCAGGTAATCCGGGACTTGAAATCGAATTTACTTCGGAAGTCGGTAACGGACAACTTAATTCTGTTTGGAAATTCAATGACTTCATGGATTATGCGGCATTGTACATGACAGATTACCAACGGAAAAATGTAATCGATTCTTATTCGATTGCTAATCTCCGTGACCGAATCATTCTTGTACCGACGGATGATAAAAACAGTGTCAATATGAATGTGTTGTTCGTGAACGGTGCGATGTGTAACGAAGGTACTCACCTCGACAAAATCAAATCGCAAGTAAACAGTTACATTCAGGCCATACTCAAATCGAAAGATATTGATATGATGACCAACAAAGATTTGGAGAAGAACTACAACATCTTTGCGTACACTACCATTATCAATCCGGTTTATGATTCACAGATTAAAGACAAACTGTCTTCCAAACTCGATACGTACACACTTGCATTGTCGAAAGAGTTCTTGAAGAAAATCGATACATCCGAAGTTCTGACGAGCGTACTCGATTATTACAAGTTGAGGTACGAAGCACAAAAGAAGAAAGAGTTACGAAAACTCAACCAAACAATCAAACAGACGCAATCGAAAAAACTTATAAATTGTACCGGTAAGAACTCGATGCTGAATGAAATGTGGTTGTTCGAGGGTAACTCTGCTGCCGCCGGATTCAGAATGTATCGTAATCCCCAAACACAAGCTGGTTATTTGCTTCGTGGTAAGATTATGAACATCATCGGTTTGTCGAAAGCAGAGATTGTAGAAAGTGTGGAATTACGTGAAATCATTGCCGCACTTGGTCTGGTTTTCAACAATCCGGAAGCTAATCTCAAAAACTGTCGGTTCGGTAAAATCATCATTTGTTCGGATGCGGATGAAGACGGAAACCATATAGCCGGTCTGTTCTTGGTATTCTTCTGTACGCTGTTTCCGGAATTGGTTCGGGCTGGACGTGTTTACCGTGCAATGTCACCAATCATTGTTGCAACGAATCACCGCAATCACAAACAGGATTTGCTGTATTACACAATCGATGATTACGAGAAAGCCGAGAAAAAAGGTTTACATAAAAATCTCGACATCATATATTGCAAGGGTCTCGGTGGTCTCTCCGATGAAAATTACTCGGCAATGTTGCAACAGCAAAAACTAATCAAATTCAACTATGACCCGTCTGTCGATAACGAAATGTTGAAGATATGGTTCGACAAATCGACACAAGAACGGAAAAACTTGTTGCTTGCTGACGGTTTAGCTACGGAAGAATAATTCAAAAGAACAATGGCATTAAACATAAACGGTATCACACAACAGCAAATCGTTAAGTTGTGTTTTATCGACACTAAAACAACCGGTACGAAACCGGATATACATGGCATACATCAGTTGTCGATGATAATAGTTGCGCTTGATTTGAAGACAGGCAACCGGAGTTTGCTCGAAAAAGTAAACTTACGAATGCGGCCGTGGAATGGTTGTGAGTATGACGAAGAAGCACTAAAAGTCTCCAATGTAAGTGAGGAACAGATTTCCACATACCAACCGGAAACAGAAGCATTCAAACAATTCCGCAACGTACTCGACAAACACTGCAACAAATTCGATAAGCGTGACAAATATTATTTTGTCGGTTATAACTCACAATTCGACAAAGATATGTGTTACGCATGGTTCAATCGATGTGGTGAGAAATATTTCTTCTCATACTTCTTTTCGAATCATATCGACGTGATGACACTTGTAACACCGATGCTTTTCGGTATCAGACCGGACATGCCCAACTTCAAACTCGGTACGGTTTCAAAGTTCCTCAACATCGTAACAGAGGACACGTCCTTACATGATGCGATGTATGACATCGAAATCACACAGGTAATTTTCTGGCAGTATTACGATAATGTTGTTCGGAAATCAGAACATACCGTTAGTGCTCCAACCGATTCCGATGTAGCAAAACTGTTACAAGACAACACACCGAAAATGGACTTCCCGTTTGGAGCGCGAGAAAAACGAGAGAAAGTTATCGAACGTGATACAGTAATCACATTCGGTGAATACAAGGGAAAGACAGCAGAAGAAATTATCGAAATAAACGCTTCGTATCTGTTATGGGTCGAAGACAACATAGCGGATTATGTTCTATCAAATGAACTCAAAGAAATTGTCACAGCTACATCGGAACAACAACGTGAACAATTTCGAGAGAGAATGTCACAAAACAAGTATCGTCCATATATCGACACCAACAAACGTTGATAGATATAGTGTGAAGTAAATCGATTCACTCTTAATTTATCACAATATGGAAAAAATCAAGAAATTGCTGACCCGTGAAGATGTACCGAGTCGTGCATGGTGGCCGTTCATGGAAAAGGTGAACAAACTGATTTCCGGTACCGCTACGAAAGATGACATCATCACTCTCGATGATTGTCCGCTCCGTATTTGGTCGCCTTTGTTCGAGAAAGTCAATGCGGCAATTCTCGGAGAAACCGAAGGTGTACAGATTACACGTGCGGACATTCCCAATCTTCCTACGGGAGCGCAAGACATTTGGTTCAGCGGTCTTTCGATTGTGAACAAAGAAGTTTTCGACGTGTCATCTCCGGCATCAGTGCGGAAATTCACTGTCAGTGCTTTGTATGACCAATCGACATACGAGGCTCTGTGTCCCAAAGAATATCGAGAAAAATATCCCGACCATTGGTACGGTCTCTACGGAAGTCCGTGGATTGCTATCGAATTTGATGTGGACACACTCGATTCGTATATCGGTATCTCATTCAAAGTCGATGGCGTTGAAACCGCATTCGGTGAAACCGAGACCACACCGGATTCAGAATTTTCGGAAGACCGTAAAATCAAATACCTCATCGCAAAAGGTATCAAGAATTACGTAACTTTCGATGTTCGTATGGAACTCGCTACGTTAGAGTGGAAAGGAAAAACTTTCGAAATGTCTTTGGTAGATGCTGACGGTAACGTTTTGGCTTCTGCATCCGCAACACTTCCGAAAGAGACATTCCCTCCCGTAACCGGAAAACTCAACTCGCTCACTGCCGGCGTAATCACCGACGAGGAATCGTGGAACAAGTACATTCCCGCATCTTATGCGGAAGATTACACATACGAAGAATCGAAAGCATCGCTTCCGTGGCTCGTCATCAACTACGATAAAGTACCGGAAGATGCAAAAACCGGTGTTGCTCTGCAAATCGGTATCGGTGGAACAACAGTAGCTTTCGGTGGTAATGCAGCCGAAGTAGGTACGGTGTCAGAAGACAAACACACGTTCACTACCAAAAAAGATGCAGGTTATGTGATGTTCGAAATCAACAAAGATTTGGGAGTTGCTGAATCTGCCGGTAAAGACGTAACCGTACTTGCTACGAATTGTCTTGCTCCGAATACCGCATACGTGAAAGCATAACGGTAAGTACATAACCAATAAATCTTCGAAATGGGCACTGTATAGATATTGTAACAGATATTTTTACAGTGCACATTTCGTTTTTGTATGAGAATAACAGCATATCACGGAACAGATGCGAATTTCAATCGATTTGATTTCGACAAGATTGGGTCAGTAAACGGTACTGATTCGGGTTTCGGTTTCTACTTTACCACATCCAAAGGAGAAGCCGTAATGTACGGAAACAATGTAATGACGGTCGAACTCAATTTGAAAAAGAAAATCTCGAATAAACGTGTAACACTTTCAGTTCCGGTAATTACAAAGTTACTGACAAATCTGAAAAATCTCGATTATGATTACATCGAGAATTATGACGGTAACATTCGAGATGCTGTTTCAGCCCTCAGAGATTACAACAATTCTGATACGGAAATCATCGGAGATTTGATAAATAGTTTAACCGGTGGTAAAGCGGAAATAATTCTCAAACAACTTTCGAAACTGGGGTACAACTATACAACGGAAGATAAACGTTTGATTGATGATGAAGACGCAGAACATTACGTGATGTTCGATGACAGCGATATTCGCATCAAGTCAAGACAATCAATCGGTTAGAAACCGGTTGGTCTTCGTTCGACAAATATAAATCGTAAAACCATACACAAACAAAGACATGGCAAAGAAGTCTTATACTTTCGCTGAACTTTCAGACGAAGCAAGAAAGAAAGTCATCGAACGGGAACGCAATACTTATCTCGAAGGTATGACAGAGGAGTGGAGCGAATCTGTAATCGAAAATTTCAAGTCATACATGGAAGGGAAATACGGAATTGAAGTAACCGATGTAGGTTATGATGTTTCGTATTCACAGGGTTCCGGTGCATCATTCACTTTCGACCGTCAGGGTATTTCCATGATGAACGAAGAAATCGACAAGGCCGACAACCCCTTCCTTTTGGGTTACAAAACGGATGACCCCATACACGAAAAGGTAATCAAATTCGTTAAAGAAGAATCGATTGCTAACGGTTCGGTTATGATAGCGGAGTGCAAAAGAACTACACACCAATATCAACACGAGAACACCGTAAGTGCATACGTCGAAGCGGACATTTATTCAATCCAAACACCGTACGGTCAAGATGAACTCATCGACCAATACTTCACCGTAGCTGATGGTTGGAACAAATACGATGTGCTCGCTCCGTCACTTCTGCAAGCATACTTCAAAACACCGGAAGACGGATTTATCGAATACGACGACCAAAAGAAATATGATGCGTGGTGTTTGGGAGCGGACAACAAATGGTATTACGTACCGTTTACGTATGCGGACCTCGTGCGGATTGCAAACGATTACAACATCGATTCAAACTTGCTCAACACCGCCGGTTTCACACGTCCTACTGAACGAACACTGGAAACTGACATCGAAAACTATCTGGAAGAAAACGATATTTTCGATATTGCGAAATTCATTATCCAGACGGTTACTGTTCCGACGTTTGCAAAAGAAGTTAGCGGAGAAGAACCGAAAACTACGGAAGAACTTCTCGGTTCAAATCCGGATGTTCTGTTCGTTCCCGATATGGAAAAGGAACTGGAAATTCTCGCTTCTGAAATGGAAGAAAATCTCGGACAGATTGTCATCGATGAATCTCGACAACTGTACAGAGATTTGGAGAAAGAATACGAAGCTGCAACATCAGATGAATCGATTGCAGAATGGTTGGAAGTGAACGACATGGACGAGTACACCGAAGACGGAGAAATCTATTACGGTGACATGCCGAAACTCACTTATTCGGAATTGTCGGGTGTAGCGAAAAACAAACTCAATTCGCAGTACTATTCGATGTACGATTTCCACGACATGAATGATGCAATGATTTCCGACAAACTCGGAAAGATTGCAGAACTCGGTTTCAAGAATCCCAGATTCGAATACACATATCCGAACGGTGACTACTCATCAATGCAAGTCAAGTTGCGTTATGACAGTTACGATTTCGCTGTGGCAAAGACTTGGATTCTTGCCGGACTTCCTCAGGATGTTATTGATTCAACAACATCCGAAAAAGATATTCCGGAACAGTACAAAGAGTTCTGCAACAACAACAAGAAAGCATTGTTCGCCGGTATCGACAGAACAACAACCGATTTGTTCCGTTCAACGTATATCGAAGACACATCGGAAGAAGCTATCGAATCATACTACGAAGGTGATTTGTTCTATCCTGACGGAACGCCTGTTGATGAAGTCGATGACGATGAATAAACCGAATGAGATTCGAAAAGTTATTTAGAAATTAACGAATTAGAATCGGTATAAATAATAGTAGAAGACGGAACCTCCTCGGCGTTTTCTATATATTCCCCGAACCGCGAACGACGTAAGTTTTTCGCGGTTCTTTTGTATGCTTATATTTTTCGATAACATACGTTATATAACACGTATTGAAGTATGCGTGCAGATTCGATAATTCACACGCATTTCTGGGATTCAGACCGAAAAATGCTAAAACTCTGATAATCAACTACTTGCATTTTGCATTTCAGCCCTTTTGAGCAAGGGCAAAACGAGGGGGGTTGAGGATTTTTGCAAAACCGAAATTTTCAAGTGCTTGATAATCAAGTAGTTAGAAAATGAGGGAAAACCGAAAAATCCGTAACTCATTGAAAATCAGCGAGTTAGCAATTTTCGGCGGGTGATACTTGGATATACCCCGAAAAATGACCTCGTTAAACCGGCTAAAAAGGGCCACTGTGGGCATTCTACGAGCCTAAATTTTTGAGTTAAAGTATTGATTATCAAGTAGTTACGATTTTTCGCACTTAATTCGATAACAAACAAATAATTCTCGAACTGATAATGGCAAAGAAAATCAACACTGAAAATCCGATTTTGTCATCGACGCAGATACAACAAAAATCTGTATCGGATTTTCTGAACACGGAAGTCAAGACATACGCGAAGTACGTAATCGAATCTCGTGCACTTCCCAATATCATGGACGGACTTCGAACAGGTGCACGTAAATTGGTGTACGCGGCTCTGACAACTCCGGAGTTCAAACAAGGAAAAAAGGTCAAGATGCTCACCTATCTCGGTCGAGCAATGGCACTCCAATACAAACACGGCAACACAAGTATCGAAAACACAGCGAAACAATTATCGTTGTTGCATACGCTGAATACTTGTCCGCTTGAAGTTATGGGACAAATCGGTACGTTGCGTGTTCCGAAGTGCGATACTGCACCGCGTTACTTGCATGTTAAAGCCGGTAAGTATCTGGAAATGTTCCGCACGGACATCGAACTAACAAAGGAACAATGGGACGAGGGAGAGAAGATTGAACCGGCTTTCTTTCTTCCGATAATTCCTGTTTGTATGATGCAGCGAATGTCGAATCCCGGTTTCGGTTTCTCGTTCAAAGGTTTCTCATTCGATACACAGAATGTCATTGCCGCAGTGATGCAGGTATTGCTTAACGGCACATGTAACGGTATTGAACGAATCGAACTCAAACCGTACATCTACGGTATCAAACCGGAAAACATTATCTGGAACGAAAAACAACAAGCGTGGTACAACGTAGGAGAATACGAACTCGATTTCACAAATGACATGTTACGTGTTACGGATTTACCGTACAACATGTCATTCGAGAAATTCGAGGAGTTGCTGTTTCAACTTAAAGAACAGTATTACATCCGTGATTTTGACAACCATTCGATAGAGAACCGGATTGATTACAGGATTTACTTTCACCAAAAACGGTTGAAGAACATCTACAACAGTGCGAAGTGGAAGTTCTTTTCGAAACTCAAACTGTTTACGAAGATACCGAAACTTAACCTCAACTGCATCGATGAAGACGGTGTGAAGATTCTGTACTTCGAAACACCAAACGAATTGATAGATGCGTTTGTCGAACGAAGACTGAAATACTACACGTTACGCAAATCATACACTATCGATTTGTTGGAGAAACGAAACAAACTTCTCGATGAAAGAATACTGTTCATTCAGTTAGTTGTCGATGGCAAGCTGGTTGTAGCAAAACGAGCAGTCAAAGACATCAAAGTCGATTTGGACAAATACGGTATAAGTACGGATGTACTCAAACTTCCTATCGCGCGTCTTACGAAAGATGAAATCGACAAAGCAAAGAAAGAACGTGACGAAAACCAAAAGGAACTCAACTACATCAAACGTACTTCCGAAAAACACATGTACATCAACGACCTTATCGAGTTCGAAAATACATATCTCGGAATAACAGACATGCGTAACTAAAACTAAACTGATGAAATTCACATACATAACCACATTTTCTTCTGCGGGTATCGGTTGTTACGGTCTCAAACGTGAGGGATTCGAATGTATCGCTACGAATGAATATCTCGAAAAGAGAATGAATGTTCAGCGTGCGAATCACAAATGTAAATACGAAACCGGTTACATAACGGGAGACATAACAACGGATGAAGTCAAACAACGTATCTTTACGGAAATAGACCGGTGGAAGCGTGACGAAAATATCACAGATGTCGATTTGTTTTTCGCAACTCCTCCGTGTCAAGGTATGTCCAATGCCAATACACGTAAGGGAGATGAAACACAACGTAACAGTTTGATAACGGAAGCTGTACGGTTGATAAACCGTACCAAACCGAAATGTTTTGTGTTCGAAAACGTACAAACCTTTCTTGATACGGAATGCAGTGACGATGACGGTTCGTTGATTCTCATACGAGATTACATCAACAAACAGTTATCGTCATCATATCGAATTGCAAGTAAAGTAATCAACTTTCGACACAGAGGCGTACCGCAGAATCGAGTTCGTACAATCGTTATCGGTACGAGAAATGATTTGGCCGAACTGTCTCCGTTCTTACTCTTTCCGGTTAAACAACGGGAGATTACGTTACGTGATTGCATAGGAAATCTTGAATCGCTGAATCAAGGAGAACGGTCCGCAACCGATATGTTGCATTTCGCAAAACAAGTGCAACCGCATCACGAAGAATGGATGAAACGGTTGAAAGAAGGAATGAGTATTTCAGACCTTGAAGACTTCGAATATTTTGTTATCGGTAAAGACGGAATACGTCAGTACGCGGAATCGAAATTGATTGACCAACGTTTTCGACGTTTGCGGTGGGATGAACCCGGACACGCAATAACCAGATTCAGTGGAGTGCCCAACACAACAAATACCATACATCCTGTGGACAACCGTGTGTTGAGCATACGAGAACTTATGCGTATCGATTCAATACCGGATGAATTTCGTTGGTGCGATGAACAAGACTATTACGAACAGAATCCGGATAAGTGGTCTGAATTTCTCGCAGCAAATGAACCCAACATACGTGATTGCATCGGTGAAGCTGTTCCCACACATGTAATGGAACAGGTTGGTGCGAACTTGAAACGGTTGTTAGAGTATCAACACTTCATGACTACCGGTGAGAAACCGTTAGATGCCAACGGTAAGTATTCGAATCCGTATGTGTTACTTGAAATGTTGAATCGACGCATCAACGCAACAAATCATGTAACACAACAATCCGTATTCGACAGTTACATCGATGTTTACCGTACAAAAGATTTCAGTAAACGAAGATTGTATGTCATTGCACGACCGGAACAGATATGGTATTGCTTGCACCAACTGTTGTTCGTTCTTGAAGATGCGGACATGGTATGGATTGATGTTGTCGCGATACCGACGATAACAAAAATGATGTTCCTAAAACACTTGATAAATAAGTTACCGGTTGGATGCAACGTGAAGATACGGTTTTTCTCCGGTAACGTGCAAACACACCGAAACAGGAATGTGTTTGCCATACAAGATTTAGAACGATTATTCCTCACTGACAATGGACAACTTATACCGGATTGACGATTATTGTTTGTTGAGGGAAACGAAAACTTACGAGGCACATCGTTTCCACAAATACAACGAACAGTACGTTTTGCAAGATGAAGAACAATGGACAACCAATCTTGATTCGGCTGTTTGGTTTTCCGGTGATTACGCACACAGACTGAATCGAGTTTATGACGAAATACTATATGACCCGAAATTTGTCGAGTACACCGAACCGTATTCGACACACTTCCAACTGTATCTTCGTCAGGGATTCACGTTCCGTAATCTGTTCGGTATCTTGTTTGTCGCACAAGATATGACAACAGAGGAAGTGCTTGTTTCGAGATTACTCACACAAAATGATTTCACCATTTCTGATACGAAAGAATTGGTAAACGGAACATTCTGGATTCAGATGTGTGATATGTTGATTCCTCGAACAGACAACAACGTACAAGTTCAGGTAGCGTATGTAACCTATGATGATGTGGACATGAGCGGTTCGACAATCGGTTTGATACACAATTATCCAATCGAGTTCATACCGCTTATCTCTGAAAAACCTTATCCGGATTTCATACGTACATCTGTCGAATTTGATACGGCACACTTCATCGTTATACGTCCGTACACAACCGAGAACAAAACCTTAGAGCAATCGATACTCGATTACTTCGGTGTTACAATGGCTAACATCTCGATTGAACATCAGATTCGTTACGGTAACATATCGAAAGGGTATAAAACATTGGTTGTGTCAAACGGTGATAATCCGTATGGAGAAGTCAATGTTGGTTTGAATCTTGTAGGTATAGCAACCGAAGAAGAACCGGAAGTGAATATCTTTATCACCACACAGATAACGGTTGATTCAAAAATGATGCGCCGTGACACAAGTATCACGACAAACATTTATGAAACAATCAATCCCATAATTGCGGATTTGATTAGGGCACCGGAAACAATTTACGAGCTGCGTCTCAACAAGCAAACAAATGTTGTACACAAAGTAATCGAACAGAAAACGGTTGAGAAAATCATACCGATTCTGCAACCAACCTACATACAAATTGCGTCACAGAATGTTGTGTTTGAAAACAAAAATATAACATTCTCGAATGTAACTGAAACGTGTTATCTCATTACGGAGAAGACGAAGAAAGACGAATCAGTTACGATAATGACACACCGGACAAAAGAAGGTAAGTACTATTTCGATTTGTCAGAGATTTCTATTCTCAACGAAGATGCACCTTTCCGTGTTGTAACGGCGAAAGATTCCAGACTTGTTCAAACCGGAACACTAACAGTTTCACAACAATAGTTCTGTTTTGTTTTCATAATTTTGAGTTTTTAAGTGGAGAGATACCGGTTTCAAACCGGTATCTCTTTTTGTTTTGTTGTACAAAGTACGGAATCTCAAACCGGACTTTATACAACAACTACATTTATTCGTGCCGGACTTTATACAATACTCCGTATGTTTTGCAGAACAAACAACGAAGCCTCCATGG